GACGCCAAGCGGAAGCCGCCATCCGTAGCCGATGGTCTTCGCCGGTATTTCCAATGGTCGCTTCATCAGCACCTCGACGATGCGTTCTTGAGCCGGTGTAAGCTTGTATTCGCTCATCTCATCCTCCATGGCGCGTTCGGTTAGAACAGGTGTTAGGCGGCGGCAGCAAAATGTTCGTCACGATATTTGACCAGCCATGCATGCGCCCGCACCTGCTCCTGCCGCCATCGTGGCAAATTACCAGCCCACATTTCAGGATTCCTGTGTTTCCAGCTTGCTGGATCTGCATCGGCCGATGCATCTGGATCGTGCGTTGCGAGCCAGATGACGGCTTCATGGATATTCCTGTCGTCAGCAAATGCGCCGCTTACCTTCGAAGCTTCATGCTTGCGAAGCCCTTCTATGGTATTGACGCCGACGAGATCTTCAGCAAGACATTTGGTGCAGGTGCACGGAACGCACGTGCAGTCACCAACATGTTCCTCTGACAGAGCCTCCAAGTACCAGTCGAAATGCTTATCGGTGGTGCGATCCAGTTCCGTTTTTTTATTGTCGCCGGTCTTCTTGAAAAGGTAGTCCTCGTTGACCGCGAGCCGCGCCTTTTCTAGATCGAAGTTCTTACCCTCTTCCAAATGGTAGAAAGCTTCGAAAAGATGCTCGTCCTCCATGATCTTGATTTTGATCTTCAGCCAAAGCTCCCGCTTGTCGGCGTCGTTCAGATCAATCGTGGTTCGGAGCGGATTTTCGTTCCAATTGATTTTCATATCTCCAGCCCTCCATCAACTTTCAGTTAGAACAGGTGTAAAACAGGCTGTGCCGAAAATGCGCCACAACTCGGTTTATCGGCCTGCGTGCGTCAGAACCGGAAGACAGCTTCCTGTCCCCCGGTTTGTCCCCTTGGTCTGAAAGTTTTATCGTGAGTGTCGCTTGGAACCGATGGCCAAAATCGTTGATTTATAAGGCCAGTAGGTGGAGGCGACGACCGGAATCGAACCGGTGTGCACGGCTTTGCAGACCATTTTTATAAACTACGAAACTCGTTGCTCAGCAACAAGTTTATTCGAAAAACCCCTTCGCTTTGTCCCCTGCATTGTCCCCTCTGGCAAAGTGACCACATTACCACTCGTCCGCTCGACCGCGCGGTGCAGGTGCTCGACATCAAGAAATGCATACACGCGCTCCGTCACTTTGATCGACGAGTGCCCCAGCCACTTGGAAACCTCCTCCATCGACATGCGGCGGTCCTGAAGCAATCGGCAGCCGCATGTCCGCCGCAGATCGTGGATCGTGAAATCCTTCACGCCAGCATGTCGGCATATCTTCTGAAAACTCTCCCAGACATACGGACTGCTCCTCGAGTAGCGATTGCCGTCCGAACGGTAGAAGACCCACGGCTTGCCGAGAAATGGCGGATGCTGCTCGAGCAGCCTGCGTGACCGGTCCAGGATCGGGATGCGTCGATCCCTGCCAGCCTTGGCGCGTTCGCTCGGAATGAATATCTCGTTGGCGTCCAACCGCAACTGACTGTCGCGCTCGAGGCCGAACAATTCATCGCGACGCAGGCCGGATTCGATCGCCAGCGGGATGATGATTGGCCAAGGAACTGGATGGCCTCCTTCGCTGCGAGACTGCCGGACCCACTCCGCCGCAGATGCGAGCAAGTCGGCCTCTTCCTTGTGCGACAGGACGCGGTTACGCGGCGGGTTCTCCGCCAAGCTGGACGCCCTGCCCCGCAGGTACGCCTTGACCGGATTGCTCGAGACCCATTCCCATGTCTCGGCGCATGAGAACAGCGTCCGCAGACACGCAAGGTCGCGACGGATCGTCGGCGTCTGGACTTTCTTGCGGCGCTCCATTTCGAACTTGTAAAGGCGCTCCGATCCGATCTCGTCCATGTGCATTCCCTCGAACGCCGGCACCAGGCTCTTGATCGACGACGAATATCGCTTGTATGTGCCTGGCCGCTTCAGCGGCATATGCTCGGCAATGAATCGCTTGATCGCCTCGTCGAAGCTCCGGCGCGGCTTCTCACCCCACTTTGCCGCTTTCAGTTCTTCGACATAGCGGCCAAGCCGCTCTCGAGCAACTGATCGACTTTCTGTGCCAAGGGACTTTTCGTGGTCTTTCCCTTGGAACCTGACCCGCGCCCAGTAGATCTTCCCCCGTTTCCGGAGCGTGCCTCCCGACATGGCTCTACCTTTCGTAAATTGGATTTCCACCACTGTTCGAATTCGGCAGAATCGAATAGGAACATGGCTCGAGAACCATAGCCCAATCTTTGACATGGAATCTTCCCTGCCCTTGCGAGCTTCTGAAAATAGTCCATGCTGAAGCCGGTCATTTCGGACAGGTCTTTGGTGGTGAGGGGCTTAACGATTGCTGGCGGCATTTTTCTTGCTCAGGGTCTGAGGATCGACGTGCAGTCTTGCTTTCATGACGACGTGCCAATAGATCGCGTCGGTGAATTTGAACCATTCGCCCTCGCGCCGCGCCTGCCGGAAATGGCGGTGGATTTTCCGCTCGAGGTCCCGTTCGCCGCGTTGCGTGGCGACAAGTCGGAGCGGCAGCGGATTTGCTTTCTGCAGCGCCCTTAAGCGGAACAGAGGATCTCCCGAGAAACCAATCTTGATGAACCCGCCGCACTGAATGAAATAGACCCAGCCAGTGTGTTTCTTCACCCAGTTGTAAATCCGCTCGTCCGGCGCGAGTTCGCCATATTTGATCATGTAGAGAGCCCGGTCGCAGCCATCGACGAGCTTGTCGTAACGAGGCTCGACAACTTCTTCGATCGTCAACGGCGCGTAGAATGTCGTCACTGGCTGCCCCTCTCCACCGGATCGATCTGAACGGCGTCGTCCCATAAACCGTTTATGCAATCGCGCCAGTACATCCCGCAGCTCATGCAATAGGGTTCGAACTCATCTTCTGCGGGCGAGTTACACGTCCGGCACATGATCGCGTCATCGTCTTCGCGCTCAAGTTCAGCTTCACGAATGTTCACCTTACCCATCGCTCTCTCCGGTATTGAGGTTAGAAGCGGGGGCGTCCGGCTTCCTGACCTTGAAGACCTCGACAAACACATTGACCGGCTCATCCGGCTGCTGTTTAGTCGGGTACCATTTGATCATCGTCTCTGCGTTCATCCCGTAGTTGAAGACGAGGCAGCGGATCATCCCGATTGAGAGCGGGCGCTTGCGGTTCATGATCTCAGAGATCTTGCCCGTCGTTCCCAAGGCGGCCATCAAGTGACGGCTCGTCCAGTTGCGTTCCGCAAGCATGGTTTCGATGGCGTCGATCGGGTCGCTCACTGGTCGCCTCCGGTGTTCTGAAAGGGGCTGATGCCGCTCATGACGATAGGTTTTTCGCGGCAGAGCGAGACGACATCCTCCAAGTGCTCGTTGCATACGAAGACGACTGAGCCGGATTCGGCCACCATATGCTCGGTTCTGTTTGAACACTCTCGATGCATGCAAATCTTGAATGCGGGGTCACTCATCCGGGATGTAGGAATCACAGTGGAAATCATGCGCGGTCAGACCTTGAATGATGGTCATGACGGCATGCTCGTTTACCGGACGCTCAACGACACAATGGCCAACCGATTGTGGCTCATCATCTGCGAGCATGACGACGCGCCAGTGTTCCCAGAACTTGCAGGTGGAGCAGGTGTCAGGCATCGGGTTCCTCCTTGGGAGCCGGGATGTAGGAATCACAGCACGGCCGGCCGCGACGTTGGAAATCTGCAAAGCTCTGCCATACCAGTGACGCCGGAGCCGTGAACCTGTAACAGTGATCCTTGCTGGGACAGAAGGAGTCGGCGCATTTGGATAGGTCACTCATCTAAAGCCTCCAGTTCGCGAAGGAAATTCTGGATTTCCAAATCGATCAGCGGCGCTCTGTTCGGAAGATCGGCAAGGCCCGTGCCTATGCCGTCAACAGGCCAAACGACGAGTTTGCAAGTTTCGATCGCATCCTTCAGATAAGTCAGATTTTCATCTTCTTCCTTGCGCCAGAAATCAAGATCGCTATCCTTCAAATATGCGTCTGGTGTCATCGCTGGCTTGTGTTTCGTGGCGATGCCGATTGCGTTCCATTCGCCGCGCGCTTCTTTGGCCTGTCCACGCAAACCGCGTCGTTCGAAATTGTCGCCGAACACAAAGATCCATTCTCGGTTGGATTGAATCATCTGGCGGGAATATCGTTTAATGTAGACGAGTGGCATCACGCTGCCTCCCTCTCTTTAACTGAAAGCTTACGGCGAAGGCGGATGCAGAGATCCAGGCCCTTCGCCGTCAGTGAGACGAGTTTCTGCCGACGGTCGCCCTTGACGTTCGAGCGCCTGAGGTATCCCGTTTCTTCCAACGCATTCAGATTGTAAGACGCGTTCGTTCCGGTGTAATATCCAAGGCGTCTGAGATTGCCGGCCTTGACCGCATCGTTGCCGAGATTCATGATCAGGAGCGCTTGCGACGGGCTGACGCTGGCGTCGCCGATCTCCCACTGGATCTGCTCCATAAGTTTGGAGTGTCTCGACACGATCGAAAGGATGTGATCCGGCATCGGGGGGAATGTGTTATCGAGCATGTTCAATCCTCCCAATCAGTCAGGTCTTTGAAGACGACTTTCTCAGGTTCGATGCCGTCGGTGTCCTGATTATTTGGTGTCAGGGATCGCTCAACATTTGCAGCGCTCTCAGTGTCGGCGCGTTGCGCCTCTTCACTCAGGCAACTGAGCATGTCGCCTTGCGCAAGATAATCCCGCTGTCCTTCTGGCGTGCCATAGAACGCTTCGGTAAGGATCGGATCTACACGGACGAAATCGTAATATTCGTCGCTTCGGTCCCACCGCCAGATGGTGGTGATTACGTGACCCGCTTCGTGGCCGAGCGCTTCGGCCTCCGCAAATATTGCTTCGGCAAGATCTCCGCGTGGGTCGAATTGGTCGGCAATCGTCTCTTCATCAGAGATGCGACAGCCCGGCAGCGGAAGCAGATGCGTCCCGTGCTCGTTTCTTCCATCCATGAAAAATGACATAAACGGAAGCCGCAGCGACTCTCTCAGGTCTTTGTACTTTCTGGCATCCGCATTGCCCGTCTCTTCGCGCGATACGGTCTCGCCTTTTATTCCGGGGGACGCCTGACACAAATCATCTGTACCCGTCTTATCCTTCGGCATGAGGACGAAGCCAGCGGATTCAATCGCGGTGAGGGCGGCTCGCGTGCATTCATCCTCGACAATGCGCTGCGGTTCTGACGCGCCGTCCCGATCAATGAGGCCAGCTTTCCACAGCACTCGGCGGATCGCCTTGCGGACTACTCGTTCTGGTGTCGGATCGACGTGTCTTTCAGTTTCAGCCATTGGCGTTCTCCTTCCAGCGCTTCATGCGGTTGATCTTGGCCGCGCCAGCGCTCGTCATCTGCTCACGATCCAGCGGAAGCTCGGCAACGATCGCCATGACCTCGCCAAGTTCAGCGGCTAGCTTGTGATGATTGACGCCGTATCCGGGCCAGTCGCGATCCCAGCCGAAACGAAGGCATTTCGTCGCCGCCTGGATCACCTCGCCGCATTCCTCGATCAGGGTGATCAGAAGTTCATCGCGTGATAGGTCAGCCATCGGCGTTCCCCTCCGTTGCAGCGCCGGTGGCTTCAACCGGAAGCCCCTCAAAGAAGTACGAAACCGGAATTCCAAGAGCCTTCGATATCTTCCAAAGCGTGATGGCATAGGCCCGGCTTTCCCCGCTCTCATAGCGGCAGATGATCGAGCTGTTTATTCCGGCGCGGTCAGCCAGGTCTTTCTGTTCAAGCCCGCGATGCTCACGCCATCGGGTAATCTGTGCGCCGACATATTCGTCTATGGGGTTCAGTCTCATCTCACCCTCTCGTATTTCTCTTTCACTGCCCGGCGCTCTTCAGGAGACGGGAAGCCTCGGGACTGGATCTTCGCCTTGCGCTTGGGCTTGTTCTCGCCGCGTAGGCGACGGCCTTTCGCGGCCATGTGCCTGTCACTGCCCGCTGTCGTGGCCTTCGTGCCGTCTGTCTTGCGACGATGGCAATCGTGGTTCGGATCTCTCAATCCGTGGACGTAGCGCTGATTGTCGATGGCTTCCCACTGGTCGAGTTCCTCGTCTAAATAGGTGTACTTGGCGCGATGGTGATCGCGTTCGACGTAGCGGAGATCCTCCGCCTTCAGAGCGAGCCTGCAGATCCCGCACGGGATGATCGCGCCGTGATTGACGATCAGGACTTCGAGGACTTGGCGCTCTGTAAGGCGGCGGCGCGCGGTCATGACGCCTCCCTAAGATGTGACCAGTTCTTACCGGTCCTAATCAGACGGATGGCGGTTTTAGAGACCCCGAATTTTTGACCCAACTGCGTATTGCTGAGCGGTGAAGTCAGAACTTCGCGGGCTTGGGCTTCAGTCAATTTTGAGGTGTTAACAGCACTTCCCCTCACGACAGGAATAGGCGAGTGCCGACCCTTTGCCACGCAGTCATCGTGATTTGTCTTGTCGTCGCCAAGCCAGAGGTGCTTTGGGTTGACGCACGGTGGATTGTCGCACTCATGGCAAACTAGCTGTTCACTAGGTGGCATATAGCCGTGCGCCAGCATGTATGATACGCGATGAGCGAGAGCGGGTTCGCCGTGTCTAAGCTGAAACTTTCCGTATCCATTTTTGTCGATTTGTGCACGCCATACCCAGCATTTATCTGGATCAGCGTCTCTATAGACCTTGCTCCAGAAACGTTCGGCCAATCTTATTTCCGCATTGATTTTGCGGGCGTGCGCAAGGCATGCCTTGGAGCAGTACTGAGGTTTAAGCTTTCGCTTCGCGTTCATCCGGTATGGGCGAACGAAATTCTTCCCACAAGATGCGCATGAGCATTCTACCTCGCCGGGGCAGCGGGCATAGCGCGCCATTGCTTTGAGCTTCGTCAGTGTTGTGAATTCGGCGCGCTTGGTCATAGCTTCTTCTCAATGCGCTTCAGCGTGGCGCTTATGGTCCAGATTTTCCACTCAATCGAAAGTAGGACTGCTAGAATAAGAACATCGGCAAAGCCCATCATCGCACCGCCCTCCACACCTTCCTGCAAACCCAAATCCCCACAATCACCGGAGACCCCAGAACAAACCCAGATATTGCCCCGGCCTTTGCACAGACAGCAGCGCCAACGTAGAAGATCGCTCTCAGCCAGAACCATTTGTCCCGAGGCTGTGCACGTGGCTGCATACGCGCCTCTATCTGGTCTTCAAGCGCCTCACAGATGTAGATGCCTTTGTCGTTTGGGCGGAGCCAGGGGCGAGTCATGGCTTACAGCACGATCTTTATGTCGAACTTGGTGTGGAGACCTTTGTTGATCTCATCCATCATCCCCTGCGCCCATATCTTGGCACCGCCTTTGGTGTAATACGCTGCAGCGCGCGAAGCGCCTTCAAGGAGGCGTCCGGGTCCGACCGAAATGATCCGATTTCTCAGATTTTTTTCATTCAGTCCGCCTTGCTTATGGGCAAAATGAAGGTAGTAGAGACCTGACACGAGCTTTTCGTGAAGCGGCGCAACGTCCTTGCACACTTCAGCGGCAAGGGTCATAACTGTTTCGAACGAAGCTCTGTTGCCGCCCGCCTTCGATAGTGCCCAGCCGATGCTGGCGAAATCCAGTGGCTTCATCGCGCCGCCCGGCGTCATGTTGACGTTCAGCCGACTGAACAGATTTTCAACGGCGATAGCGGCTTCGTCGCCAGATGTGACCAACGCCTTGAATCGGTCAAACGCAGAAACTGCGCCGCGTCCCGTGTTGACAGCGAGAAAGCCCTTTGCTTCTTCGACCACACCCGTTGTCATGAATACGAGACACGGGAGTTTCTTTATGTCGGAACGCTTCTTTGCAGCTAAAACGCGGTGCTGCCCATCAATCACCCAATATTCCCCGGATCTCTCTCCGATAATGATGGCACCGCAAGAAACCCAAGACCATTCGGACGCGATCTGTAAAACCTTTTTGCTATTGGCGCTTCTTTGATATTCAGGGTGAACTTGCAGATCACCTTTATTCAATTGCACAAACGTACCCGGTTCGTCTTTGGTTGTCCATTTATACCTTTCAACCTTTGTTGTTTTCCCAGGTTTTCCATGGACTATATTTATGTCTTCTGCTAATGCCATCGTTCCTACTCCTGAAATCTTCGTCCTCTTCTCTAATGTATGCGTCACTACGAGACTTCCTCCGTCACCTTCTCGCCTACAGGCGGGCCAAATCTCTTATCTGGCGGGATCATCATCCAACCCTCGATGTTTGCCTGAGATTGCTCTGCTCAGTCCGCCAAGCGTCTATGACGGCCATCGCCCGCGCCTTCTGATGCATGTGCCAGCAATCCGCGCGAACGGCCTCAGCCTCTTCCTGGCAGGATTTCCAGTACTCTGGATCGGCTTCAGCAGCGGCGCGGCGGCGATCGGCGGAGCCTTCATTCTGCTGCATCAGCAGCTCCGCCAGCACCTTCTTGCGCTTATGCTCGGATAGGATGCGGTCAGCACGCGCTTTCGCTGCGGCATCTGCCGCATCATTGAGATAATCGAACGCCGCCTGCACGGCCTTGTCGGAAATCAGAGCCATTTTGTTCTCGCAATCACGAGCGCCAGCACAATTATGCTGGCGCAAATAACGGTCAGGACCAGCCATGGATTAGGATCGTTTGATTGCCATGTGACGGTGCACTTCTCTCCGACGCCGAGCGTGCAGTGAAAGGTGCCGTCTTTATCGATCTGGGCTTGTTTCATGCTGCCGCTTCCTCCCCTATAGCGTCATGACCGCCGTAAGAGCGGATGCGGGAGACAAGAGCGTCCAACTCTTCATTGAAGATCGACACGGCGCGCGAAAGCTCGCTGATGTATTTTTCGTCGCGTGCCGCACGCTTGATCAGCGGCGGCATTCCCGGCCAGTAACAACAGATGTCTACCCATTCACGCTCGGCAACCATCAACTGCCCCTGCGTCTGAGCCTTATGCTCTGGCGGGAACTGGTCCTTGATCAGCAACTCAATCAGCACGGATGGAATAGCCGTCTTGATCTCCAACAAACCATCCGTACCAAGAAGGCTATCGGGACTTGCGCCCTTGCGACCGTTGCGGATGAAGCCGACGCGCTCCGGTTCGATGTCCTTCATAAAGGCGTAGAAGTTTCGGGCCTCGCCTTCCATCTCGTGGCCGCGCTCCATGTTCCTGTTTGAGAAGCTTTCAGAAGGCTCGCCAGTGATGATTTCGCCCGCGAGGGTGTAAAGGTACTTGCGGCGTGTAATGCTCTCCCCGCCGCCCTTGCCACTCGCAAGGACGGTTTTGAATTGCGATGCGGTGACGAGGCCTTTTCTGCTATCAAACCAAGTGGGGCTATTTTGATCGCAATCTATAATTTCAAGCGGCATATTTCCTCCAGCGGCGGCAACCTTCTTTTGGAGGCGTGCGGCCTCCGTTGGCGTTATGCAGTCTTCTTTTGTCGGTGAACCCGTCGCGCCACGTTATGACGCCACGTTCCGCGTCCACGTTGAAACTCTCTCGCATCCACGCGAGTATGTCGTTCGGATCAATTAAGCGAGTGTCGCTCATGATGTGCCTCAAAACTCAAAGCGGCAGTTCGGAATCTTGCCATCAATAATGGCGGCGACGATCTGCGTTGCGATTGCCGCGTCGATGCCGAGATCACGGATTGCGCTCTCCGCCGCGTTCATCAGTTTGGCGCGGTGCTTCTTGTTGGCTTCGCGTTTCGCCTGCTCGGCAGCTTCGCGGTCAAGTTCGGCCTGCCGTGCGGCTTCCTTGCGCTCCTGCTCGCGGATCAGCGCCAGCTTCTCGGCTTCGGCTTTTGCGATAGCGGCTTGCTTTTCGCGTTCGGCCTTGGCGATGGCTTCCTCAGCCAGGCGCTTTTCCTCGGCACGTGCCCGTTCGGCAGCCTCTTCCTCGCGGCGCTTGGCTTCGGCCTCGGCACGCTCTGCCGATTCCTTGGCGAGGCGTTCCTGTTCGGCTCTCTCGGCAGCTTCGCGCTCGGCTTTCACGCGGGCGGCTTCCTGTTCGCGAAGTCGCTCCAATTCGCGGGCATCAGCTTCGGCTTTCACCATAGCTGCGTACACCTGCTGTAGATGGGCGAGCGCGCTGGACAAGGCGTCTTCTGCCTCATCCGACCGTTCACGCATCAGGTCTTTATCGACATTCATTTCGCTGAGCGTGTCGATATGATCCTGAACTGTGCCGCTTCCCGCGCCATGCGGAAGACTCCGGAAGAGTGCAATGATCTCAAAGAATTTAGCGACTTTCTCAATGCGCTCATCTTCGGCCCGCTCCCACTCCGTAACGGGCTGACGCGCTTCGGCGGCAAGCTCTTCCAGTTCCTCGCGAACTCTTTTGCGTTGCGCATTCACCTGATTGGTCAGCTTCCGCCATTCTTCGGTGCGGTTCTTGCCTGCCTCGTCGATGGCTGTCTTGGACCGCGTGATCTGATAGGCCAGAGACTTGATCTTCTTCCGGCCAGAATCCGTTGAGACATCCGGCTCCGACGCTGCAATCTTGGCCTTGATGGAAGCGTAGAATTGCTCGTATGTTTTTACGTCCGTCAGAACCATGACGGGATTGGTTTCGACGAGTGCCGAAATGTCAGTGGTCTGCTCTTTCAGGGCTGCTTCAGCCATTTTTCAGTTTCCTCTTGGCTGCGAAAATGTTCATTGCTTCTTGGAAACGGCGTGCCGGAAGTTCCTTCACGTCGCTGATGCCGAAATGCTTTTTGAACTGTTCGATGTCCGATGCGGTGTCATCGAGAAGGTCGGTTATCGTCTTCACCTGCACGTCGTTGATCGGCACGACGCCGACCGAATTGCCGTCGTCGTCCTTGTTGCCTTCCTTCGACGCAACGCCGGTCACGGCTTCGAAGGTCGCCAGCTTCAGGTAAGTCGTGGTCGATTTGATCTGCTGGATGGGGTTCTTGCTCCCCGATACGTCGGGCGGCGCGAAAAGCGATACGCGCTCAGAATGCCCGCGAGAGTGCGTCAAGATGCATGTGACCTTGATGCATTCCTCGGTCTGGTCGTAATCCCAGCTCGCATCCAGTTCGTATTTGCTGAGCGCCGCGTTGATGGTGTTGACGACATTGCCGATTGACGAGTACATGGACTTGTACTGCTTGTTCTCCATGTCCTTGAAAATCGTCGGCGCGGTCGCCTTGAATGCCGACTTGGCTTCGATGTAAGCCTTCTTCGCCTGCGCGGCTTCCCAGCGGTCGTTGAGATCCATAAGCTGGGTTAGCTTTTCAATGGCGTCACCGCGCGTCACGGCGGCGTTGAGCATCTCCATCGGTGTAATGGCCTGCGGACGCATTGCAACGTCCTGCCCGTGATCTATCGGTTTAAGCTGCTGCGTGGTCGTCATGACTGCCTCGCCTTCTCTCTTAAAATATCCAGTTCTGTCATCAGGAAATCATTCCGTGCTTCAGCGTCTTCCGCGCGCTTCTCTGCTATGCGGAGACGGGCTTGGAGATCGGTGATCTTGGCGAACATGGCGTCGACTTCAGCTTTGCGGTCGTTGTCGCTCATGCTCCGCTCCCTTCAAGCTTGGCGAGCGCCTTGGAAAGAGCTTCGACCTTCCAAGTCTCGACCGGAACCCAGTCGTCTGATAGATGGCGGTCGAGCACTCCGACGATCTCGGTCGCAGGCTTCAGCGCTTCCCGCAGTTCTGCTATCTCTGAGGCTTGCGCTTCGAGAGCGTCTGCGGCTTCGGATGTAATGTGAGTTTTAGAAGGCTCAGACCATTTGCGTAGCCGCTCTATGAGCTGGGTGATGTTAGTCATTCCACGATCCCCCGCTTAGTGTTGATGCCCGTGACGAGGCTGTTCAGGCCCCATGAAATCCCTTTGCCTACGGGTCTGGGGAAGGCATAGGCTTGGATGCGGAGATCCTCGAAATCCTGCTCATAGCGCATTCCGCACTCTCGACATTTGGCGATGACTTCGCGAACCGCGTCCTGTACGCTCTCGCATAGGTCTTCTATGCGGTCTCCGATCGCGAGTTGCCTGTCCCGTTCTTCCCGGCTTATCAAGCCTTCACGGTGGAGAGTGTAAGGATTCATGCTGCGTCCTCCAGCTTTGGAGTTCTCACTGCTGGGTTTGACAATGCTGCGCTGCGGACTTCCTCCATCGCATCTTTCCCGTATCCCCATAAATCGCCGAAGCACACCCAATCAGGCCATGGGCCGAAATGACCTGCATTGATTGGGTCGCCTGTTCTGATATAGTGGGCGAGCGATTCAACAATTGCTCGGCATGTTCCGCCATGAGAGAACCCGCGCCACTTGCCGCCCTGAACGACTTTGATGGCTTTTCCCGAATAATCGTCCCGGTATCTCAGGCAACCGATGTCATCGATTGAAAAACTTCCGTATCGGTCGTATTTCGAGCTATAAAAGAAACGCCTTCCGTGCGATCCTATGGCTCGGATAACTGCGTTGGCGTTGGCGATCCGGTCCTTGCGCTTGTCGTTCATGCCACCTCTCCCGCGCGCCGGGCACTGGCGATTTCCCGGTTGCTCCGGTTCATGCGTTGAGATCGCTTCCAATTGTCGATCTGATCACGGACGATATCGTCGATCTGGTCATCGGTGAGCCAGTCTTCGCCATGCAGCGAGATCATCTCGGCAACGCCTTTGCGAAGGTCTAAACCGCAATCCTTCAGGAACTTGAGCTTGCGTTCGCGTGTCGCGTTCATGCCGCCCGCTCCAGAAACCTGATCTTGTCTTCAATGCTCTCGATAAGCTCGCGGGCTTCAGCAACGGTCAGAGAAGCGACAACTTCGAAGCGCCACGAGTGAAAGCAAGCGTCTGCCTTGTCTCGCACGCAGATATCAATGGTGCCGTCTGCGTTTGCCTCTTCTGCCCAGATCTCGTTATCGATAGGATCGTCGTTCATGCCGCGTCCTCCTTGATCAGGTCAGCGCATGCGAGGGCGTAGCCGCGCATAGTGGTTTTGCAGGCGTAGCGGTTCATGCCCCGTCCTCCGGGTCATAGAAGACGTTCCAAGGGTTGGTGCGGATGTAGGCGGCTATTTGCTTGAAAGACTTTCCCTTATCGTTCATATCAGTCAGGCAAGATGCGCCGTCGTCAGGTACTCTGAAATCGCCGTTGGTGCCGCGAAGGCGCAGCCGTTTGATCGTTGGTTCAGTCAAAATTTGAGGGTCGCCGTCATATTCGACATATGGACCTTCATCATCCGTTTCTTGGACACCCAAGACGATGCAGGCGCGGCCAAGGCAGCAAAAACCATAGGCCATGTCCGTTCCGGTGGAGTGCAAGTGTTCGGTGCACTGCGGCTCCTCCGTTGTCTCCAGATCATGGAGCCAAGCAAGCTGATCAGCGTTGTACGGATATTCGGGTTTGTCGTTCATGCGGCCCGCCTTTCTGATTTCTCCCGCCCCAGAAGCCTGTCAAGCTCATCCATGACGGCTTCATTCTGGGCTTTCGGATCAAACCTGTCTCCGGGGAGAACGATAGGAATTCTCGCGTTCTCTTCAGCCCTGTAGAGCCTTGGTGAATGTCTTGCTGCCTGTAGGGACCAGTCCAGAAGGGGGCCGGTGTTATCGGGGGCGTCGGTCATTGCTTGCCTCCATTGCGCGCGTTCTGAAGCGTCTTTACGTGATGCTGAACAACGGAGCCGCGCACGACATCGATCTGAAAATCTTCGTCAGCAGCATTCTCAATTTTCTCAGCTTCTTGACGGAGACCGGCCGCATACTCACGGAACCTGGCGATCATTTCTTTCGGATCGATCTCGCCCCATTCAAGGATGCCTCGGCTTTTCTTGCCGATGACTATGCGTGTCAGCTTCTCCGTCATGCTCCTGCTCCATCTGTCTTGGTGAAAGGAACAACGGCGGCGGAGTTGACGAACTCGTCGATCCAGCCGATGGTGATCCGGTTGGCATCCGGCGTCATTTCGTTGTAGAGCGAGACCAGCCAGTGATAGCCGTCAGCGTAGAGTTCAGCGTGGTCACTCTCGCCAAACACAAGGATCTGCTCACCCCATTCGCGGCTGTTATCCGTGCCGTACAGCGACAGAAATCCGCCGGGGCCAAGCATTGGTGCAACGATCCATGTGTGGAACTTTTCAGCAGCTATGGCTTGCCGGAGATCGGGCGCAAAGCCTTCTGGCATACTGGCGATCAGGCGAATGAACGACTTCTTTACTTCGTCGCTTGGCGAATAGCCGCCGCTGCCGGTCCATTCAAGGCTTTCGTCGCGGAAAACATGGCGGCACGTGCTATCAATGTGCTGGTCCTGCTTACAGATCGAGCAGTGGATGATGTCACCATCGCAGTCTTCGCAGTGGGAATTGTCAGCATAGACCGCGCCTTCGTGACCACACCATTCGCAGACGCCAGTTTTGAATTCGTCACAGAGCGGGTGCATCACGCCACTCCCTTCGGGTTAGGAAATTCGTGAACAACGGCGGCAGGGCCTTCGTGTTTATCCGAACATGAGAGTGTCCCTGCCGCCGCGCCGTCTTTCACCACAGACAATCCACCCCGCTTGGTGAAAGAAAGAGCCTTAAAATGATCAAGTTCTTCATGTAGCTTGAGAATGCATTCGTTCTGCCCGGCGATCTTTTCCTCGCGCTCGTTCCAAAGGAGTTTTGCCTTTTTGAGAGCCGCAAGAAGTTCCGTCATCACGCTGAAGATGTAGAACAGCACCGAGGCGATGAATGAGCCGACGATCAGCGATCCCCCCCATGTCAGCGGCAACACGCTGACGAAGGTTGCGATCAGGGGAATCATCATCCCTGCGGAGACTGCAATCCAGTAGTTGCGAGTGAGCCGCTCGGTAATTCCCTTACGCGGCTCACTCGCTGTCTGCCCCCATGCAGAACGGCTTTGGTCGCCGGAGCTGGATTGGGGATGCTCGGTGCTGGGGACAGAATAGGTGTTCATTGGGAGTGCTCCGGATTATACTGCACGCATAATGATGAAGCCGCCGTCCGTGACGTTCTTGGCGTCACTCATGTCTGGCCACTCGAAATCGGTTTCGTGTTTTTCGCGGCGCACTTCGTCGCCTTCTTCGTCACGCTCACCGGCGTATTCGCCGCCAAAGCCGAAGATGCGCACCTTGCCGTGATCGAGCACATAGGCTCTGTCGGTGGTGCGGCTGTCATTCCACGGCCAAGGCCAACCTTCCGTTGGAAGACGAACGTCATCGCGATGTGAGAAATAAGCTTCGACCGCTTGCTTGAATTCATCTTCGGTCGTCGCGTTTTTGACGTTCCAGCAGGATTTGTTACGCTCAGATTCGTCTGAGTTTCCCTGCGTCATTTCTTGAACGTCGTAGCCGTCCCATGCCACACTGCCGAGCCATTCAAGCGCGGCGTCTCTCTTGATGTAAAAATCGGCTCTAGTTCCCATTGCTCAGTCCTCTGTTTAAAAAAGCCCCAGCCTTAGTTAGTTTGGCTACACGGTGGCTGGGGCTTGCAGTTGCTCTTCCTGCTTGTGGGAGGAGAGTTCGGTTAATCGTATCCCCAGCTCTTGCAGATCCTGATCCATTCGGAATAGCCTTCAGTCCCTGGTCGCGTTGAAACCTCCGAAACAGGAGTTCCGTACCGGCGAGGGGTAGGGTTGCAGCCGGGGCAGTTGGCCTTCCTTTCGGAAGCTGGCTCGCTCGCGAAAAAATAGGTGTCGCCTTCAGGGAGATCGGGACCGAGGCCGCACGCAAATTTGCGTTTGCTGTTGAGTTCCTCATCGTCGATGCGAATGTGGATCATGACGCCATGATCTCCGCAAGGTCTTCGCGGATGGCCTGAACCGGATTAGCGACTGAATGGACTTGGTGAACGCTGTCGCCAACCTGTCCGTCTACAGCGATCATGTCTTCTGCATCAGCGCGCGCATCGACGATGCTGGCTGCTGAGACTTCGAAATAGTCTCCGTAGCGAGTGAGAATTCCGTAGACGTTCATGTCCCTTGACCCTTTTGCCCTGAAGGCCCAGACCTCGCTTTATGGGCAGGGTCTGGGTTGAAGAGGCGGCAGGCGACCGGGGGGAAGCCTGCCGATAGGGACCATATTGCCAAATAGGCAAAAAACAGTCAATGAGAAATTTGCCAAATAGGCAACATTTCAGACATGACTAAAAAGCTGTGGTAATTTTGGCGCAGTTAGGAGCGACCTACCCAGCGTACTGGAATGGCGCGCTTGATCTCCACATCATAGACTGGAGGCGCATTGAATGAGGTGAGGTGGTAAAGATTTGGTCCGCTACCGCGTACGATCGTTTTAATAAAGGTAAGATCGTTAGTAAGTGTTATTACGCACTCCTTGCCGATCAAATCTTCGGGAGCGCTTTTATCTCTCAAATCGAATGTAATAACATCGCCGTCATCGTAACGGGGATACAGATGGTTGCCAACGACAAGAGCCGCCTCGACTTCGCCAAGCGCAGCCGGGACAGTTGTCGTCAACCTTTGACCATTCTTCTCGCTATTGTGTACGAGTTGAACTTCGTGGTTCTGAGATATTATACATGTAATATCAGTTTCGAGCCAAGCTTTAGCAGAGTCGATTAACTCACTCGGTTTGACTCCCAATGCAGAAGCAATCCTGGGCATTATCCGTCCATTTAATGGCTGTTTCCCCGCCTCCAATTTACTTAGATAGCCAACAGATAACTCTGTCAACTCTGCTAGTTTTTCGAGTGTCATCTTCGGAACCTTAGCTTCGCGTATTTCGCGGATTCGGTTCGGGAATTTTTTCTGCGCTTTAGCCATAGCGTCTTTTTATCCAAACCGATATGTCACACCAGACACAAATAGGAAAATTTTGCCTTGACGGAAACTTTCCAAATAGGCAAGATAGGACGCATGAATATAGGTTCTCGTAAATTGGCGGCATGGCTCGAACGTGAGGGGATTAGAATGTACGTCTTCGCGGCTCGTGTCGGCGTTGGGCCATCAACCATCACCCGGTTACTGAACGGCGACCGAAAACCGGGCTTGGAGTTGGCTGGACGCATCTTTGCTGAAACCAACGGCGATGTCACCCAGAACGATTGGATAATCCCAATCAACGAGCCATCCGAGCACGCCGCCGCCTGAGTGTCAGTCCTGCGTAACCCCCGTCTGTTTCGTAAGCGTAGGCGTCCTGTTGCGTGCGGCTCGTATCGCGTCGCCGGGAGTATCTCCTCTATGCCCAAAAGGCCGGTTTCCTCCCCCGGAGACCGGCCGCCTCTAAGACGGAATGAAGACGATGTCACTCTGGTCTGAGCAAGAAGACAAAAAGCTAAGGGATCTTTGCGCCGAGGGGCTGTCGCCACATCAGATGGTGGAGCATCTCCCGGGGCGTTCTCGCCAGGCGATTATCGGTCGGCTTAATCGAATCGGCTTGAGGACGCGGGAATCCTATCTCCTGAACAAGGCCAACGAAGTCAACGAGACGCACGAGCTTATCATCAAGCTTCGCTGCAAGCCATGGAACTGGCCAGCCGTATCAATTGCGCAGGCGCTCGGGGTCAACCATCAGGTCGTTCACAACGTCATTCATCTGAATACGGAGGCACCATGCCCGTGACCACCGACCGGCGATTGTTCAACCTGAAAAACATGTTGCGCGCCAACGAGCGGCAAGAAGCACTCCGCTTATGGAACGAAGGCAACGACACAAGGCAGATTGCCTCGCTCATGGATGCGACGGAAGCGGCTGTCTATAACGGACTGCATGAGCTTCGTGGTCCGCGCAAGAGACGCGTGAGGCGCGCGGCATGAAGAAGCTCCCCCCAGGCGCAGAGCGCGTCGACCTAGACGGCACGCCGTTTATCAAACACACAGACCCGGTTTCGGGAAGAGTTCGGTTTGAGATCGACCATGCAACGGCGCTCGCCCGTAAGCCTGTCTGCGCTCGCTACGCGAAGAATAAAACGCGGGTCGCCAAGCGCGGGGAGTTGCCCAATGTATGACGCTGCAGACAATTCGAGCAAGTCATACGACGTGGCGATTTCTTCCCTGCGGGAACGGCTGGAAAAATCGCGGACGGTCGTGGATGGATGCACCCTCTATAATGAGGACTGCCGGTTTATCCTGCCGACGCTGCACAACGTGGATTCCATCGTAACAGATCCGCCCTATCATCTTCAATCAATCCACAAGCGTTTTGCAAAGACGCCGCGCTCGGAAACCACAGAGCGTTATGCAGTCGGCGCCTATGGTCGGCATGCGCGTGGTTTCATGGGAAAAATGTGGGACGGCGGCGACATTGCTTTCGATCCTGAGCTTTGGAGTCTTTGCCTTGATGCGCTGAAGCCCGGCGGGCACCTGCTCGCGTTCGGCGGCACCCGCACATATCACCGCATGGCTTGTGCGATTGAAGACGCAGGCTTTGAAATTCGCGACTGCATCATGTGGGTGTACTCGCAAGGATTTCCGAAAAGTCACAACGTCAGCAGAAAGTTAAAAGATGCCGCGTGTTGCTGCGACATGGGTGACGATCAATTGCGCCGTTTGCGGCAAAATTCGGGAAATGCCGAGGGCGTGGCGCAAGAAGGTCAAGAGCCCGACGTGTTCACGTCAGTGCAACGGTGTCCTGCGGGGACAGGAATGGGCCACACATGGCTACAAGGGAGCCCTGGCGCGGACGCCGGAGAGCTTCGCCATGGCAGCCATGTACGGCCCGAAAAATCCAGCATGGAAGGGGGGGGTGACACTTCGCAAGCGCCGAGGAAATTACGTCAGCGTAAAATACGTGAGATGTCCACCGGAGCTTCAGGAGATGGCCCGCAAGGACGGATATGTGATGGAGCACCGTCTGGTAATGGCCAGATGGATAGGCCGTCCTCTGACGCGGACAGAGTGTGTGCATCACCGCAATCACGATCCATTGAGGAATTGCAAGACGAATTTGGAGTTGTGGCCGGACAACCGGAGTCACAAGCTGGCGGAGCATGGGCGAATTGCGATAGGTGCGGCAAACCAATTGTAAATGACGGCTGGGGAACCGCGCTGAAGCCAGCCTTTGAGCCGATCATCGTAGCCCGCAAACCTCTCTCTGAAAAGTCTGTCGCCGCGAACGTTCTGAAATACGGAACAGGCGCGCTGAACATTGGCGCGAGCCGAGTTCACACAGGGGATGATCTTAACGGCGGAGCGTATGCCAAAAGCGGGACGTTCCGGAATGATGGCTGGGGCATGCAGCGTGGCGTGGCGTCAGATGGTTATCAGCAACCATCCGGCCGCTGGCCTGCCAATTTCATCCATGACGGCAGCGAGGAAGTTGTCCGGTTGTTTCCGGAGACGGCAGTTAGCAAGGAAAGCGATCGCGGCTTGCAACACGCCGGGCGGCATGGCGGCCTAGCCGATATGGAGCCTAATCTTAAGATTGGAACCAGTGGAATTCGCGGTCACTCCGACAATGGCGGTACTGCCGCCCGCTTCTTCTATTGCGCCAAGGCAGACAAAGACGACCGCCTGAAATCCAAACACCCGACCGTCAAGCCGATTGACCTCATGGCCTACCTGATCCGGCTCGTCACGCAGCCCGGCGGAACCGTGCTCGATCCCTTCGCCGGATCCGGCAGCACCGGCATGGCGTGCATGCGCGAAGGCATGAACTGCATCCTGATCGAGCGTGAGGAGGAGTACTTCGCAGACATCCTGCACCGCGTCTCGCACGTTCGCGGCGAGGATACGCCGCTATTCGCGCAAGTGGAAACGACTGCTCCTGAAAAGCAGCTTGATCTGGAGGAAAGCCTCTCTGAAGTCGAGGAGGTCGCATGAGGCACGTTACCTGCAACGAATGTGGGACTTTTTACAGGCGTCTTCAGTATGGGAAGGTGCTTCCGTGCCCAATCTGCGCTAAGCCAGCAGGCCTTACCGAGCCGAAGAAAACAACCAATTACTCACCACTTTACCTTTGCTGGCTCGGCATAAAGCGCAGATGCCTCAATGAAGCGAACGCTTCCTATCCCGACTATGGCGGGCGCGGAATCACCGTTTGCGAACGCTGGGCGAATTCATTTGAGGCGTTCGAGCGAGATATGGGGGATCGCCCGATAGGGCACTCAATCGAACGCAAGGACAATGATGGAGACTATGAGCCAAGCAATTGCATCTGGGCAACTGCGCCAACTCAGAACCGAAACAGACGCTCTAACATTCGCATTACAATGCACGACAGAACGCAGGTGCTAACGGATTGGTGCGCAGAGTATTCCATCGATTTCAATACGGTCAGTGCGCGCCTCAAAAGAGGCTGGTCGCCAACCGAAGCGCTGACGACGCCAGTCAGTAAATACACCCTCAAGGACATACGCAAACTTCAGAGGCTAAGGAAATCCTCTCCTGCCAGAGAGGTTGAGCTTTGTGGTGCTCAAAAACCACAGACCTAATCCAATCACTTCACAAACAGGATTATACACATGAAGAGTCTCACAATCAACACAATCCCGCTTATCGCGGCAGGATTTTTGGCATTTTCCGCACCCGCAGCACGATCGTCCGATCTTCTCGATGGACTGAATGAACCGGCTCCGGCGCAGACGTCCAACCCGTTCGCCGGTTTCTACGTCGGCGCGCAGGTCGGCGGCGAGTTCGTCAATCTGGATATCGATGACCAGTTTGATGGCATCGGCGCGGATGGCCTGATCGGCGGTGCGCATGCAGGTTACAACTTCTGCATGGGCAGTTTCTGCACCGGCCCATATGTCGAGGGTAGCTGGTCAAACGTCGATACGAACCTCTTTGGAACCGATATCCTCTATCAGGAATGGTACGCCCACGGCGGCTGGATTGCGGGTCTCAATGTTTCGAACTCCAGCTTCCTCTATGGCAAGGCGGCTTACGAGCTTCAGCAGTGGTCATCCGATGCCGGAAGCCTTGACGGCGATGTGCAGGCGTTCGTCCTCGGCGGCGGTATCGACACGATGCTGACCGGCAATACCTCGCTTGGCGCGTTCATCGATTACGTCATCCCGCACAAGATCGAAGCCAACGGCACGGATATTTCCGATCTGCTCGACCAGTCGGAAGCTCTGCGCGCTGGCGTCAAGCTTTCGATCCGCCAGTAATCCCCCTAACCCAAGCCCGGCAGTTCAATACGCTGCCGGGCATACACGGAGAATGAGCAATGGCGAAATTCAGAAAAAAGCCGGTCGTGATCGAGGCGGTTCATTGGCTCGGTCTTATCGAATGCCTTCAGGAAATTGCCCGCCTCGACACCGACAAGAAAACCAAGGTCGTCGATGGTGGCGCGGCTATTGAAATCGAGACGCTCGAAGGAACGATGACCGCCATGATTGGCGACTGGATCATCCGCGACGTCAAAGGCGAACTCTACCCCTGCAAGCCTGACATCTTTGAGGCGACTTACGACGCTGAGCCTGAAACAGAATCGCAAGATGCCGAAACCGCCTGAACAGGAGAATGAGCAATGACGGAATTCCTCAAAGCCTACTGGCCCTGGATCGCGGCGCTTTTGGTTCTCGCAGCCATAATCTTCGGCGCTCTTGAATATCGTGATGCAGTGGCGAGCATCCTGCCGGGCGGTGAAGGAACCGGCTGAAAAATCGAAAGCCGGGTCATTGGCGGGCAGGCCAACCCCGGCTGTGTAGTCCCCTCTTGTGAGCGTCCCGCGTCAATTGTCCCCGCGTAAAAGCCGATCAAGTGTCTCTAATTTTTCGGGGAATGTCAAATGCTGTCGTTTTTCAAGGATTTCAATCTGGCTCTTGCCGTCAGGCGCGTTGTGTGGACCGGCGTCTATATCGCCATGTTCAGCCTGATCGTCATGATGTCACGCAGTCTGGCGGCAGATCAGCCGGTGCTGTTTACGATCATCATCCTGTCGGCATTCGTCGGGTCGATCGGTCTCGTTTATGCCCGTCAGAGTTTTCAATCCGGCGCGTGGTTGACAGGCTTTGCTGCGCTGACGCTCGGCATCGGTGGCATCCTGGTGCACACCATTCTGGAAACCTCTTACTGGTCAAGCACGATAGAGCAGATCAACGCCGATTTCCAGCAGGAGAGCGATGTCAGGGAAGCCCGCACCGTCGTATCGGATAAGCGCAAGGAGCGTTACGAGAGCCTTGCCGGCGTCAGAACGGCGGGTCAGCTTGAAGCCCTGATCAAGCGGGAGAAGCTGAACCCGCTATGGGGACGCACCGCGAGTTGCACTGATGTCACGCAACCGGACAGCCGCGCATTCTGTGACAGCTTTTTCGCGATGGAGGCAGAATACCATGCCGCCACGGAGGCGGGCAATCTTGAAGGCGTGGTCTGGGGCGCCGCCACCAACATCGAAACCAAGGTCAACCGTAACATAGCGTCGGCTGCGATCCTGGCGTCAAAGATTTTCGGCGGCACCGTTTACGACTGGATCGGCATCATCGTGGCGATGATCGTCGCCTTTACGCAGATGCTCCTGGCGCTTTCGCTTTACGTTGGATACGAGCGGGAAAAGCGCCGCGCGCCTGTGACGGCACAGAAGCCTCAGGAAGCCGCTCCCGCTGTCGTCACCCAGCCTGCACTACAGGATGACGTTGTAGTGCAAACAGCACCACAGCCGCCTGTAACGCCTCCTAATGACCCAAGGCCAACTCGCAGTCATCCGGAGAGCCTGACGACGGATGACTCCGCCCCTGACGACACCGTACAGCCGGAGAACAACGTCGTCACGCTCTACGATCCTCCCGTCAACAAGCGGGATGAGAAACGTCGGAAGAAGGAAATCATCGACCGGCAAAACCGTGCTCTCGTCAGCGCTTACGTCGATGAGCGGCTGGATACAGCAGTGCCGTCAGCGGAGATCAACCTAACGTCAAAAGGCGGCTGGAAGGCTGGCGGCACGCCGGGCGATGTCATCTACACGGACTTCCGCAGATGGTGCCGTGACAGCAATCACCACGCTGTAGGCAGATCGCATTTCGGGAGATTCATCGGTGAATTTGTAGACAGGGCGCGCAACAGCAAGGGCGTCGTGTATGGCGCTGTCATTGCGCAGCCAATCGCGAAAAGGAAAGCAGCGTAAGTGTTCGGTGCCCCTGTCGCTACACAGGGGCAAGCCGAGAAACTGTTTGTTGAGTTGAGTCTTTCAGGGCTGACCAAGCCAAAGGCTGAAGACGTGATCCGCCAGATCAGTTTTCAGCGACGCAGGAATTAACACAAACCTCAAGAAGATGAGGCCAGAACACTATGTCTACACCATATAGCGCCATTGAGCATGACGTTCAAGGCAATATTAAGACCAATCTTGACGCTGTCAACATCACTATCCTCGATGACATCACGCTCGACGCCACCATCGTGGATTCTGACGCCTACGAGCGCCGGAGCACATCAGCATGGCAGGCGAAGCTCAACGCCGCGCCGACCGCGCGCGACAACCGCCGCACCATCATCCGTGACTGGCTGGATCAAGTCTACGACGCCGACCACGCCATTTATCTCTTCCGCCTCTTCAAGCTCCAAATAGGGGCGTACAGGGGCAGTTCTTACGATCTGATGGCTCATGCCGCCGTCACCGAGTTTGGCGCTGTAGCGCTTCCTGAGCGCGTTACAGCCGCTATCCCATCTGTATCGAGCAGCAAGCCTTTCGCTCCGGTGGGAGGTGCAGCATGAAACTCACCAACATCACGCCTGAGAACTTCCGTTGCAGTATTGGCGCATGCCCTGCTGTCTACACCGATCTGACGCCTGCGGAACACAGATGTCCGACTGGAGAGTGTCCGGCCGTCCTGAACGATGACAGCGAAAATTTCGTTTTCATCGGCGTGCATATCGATCCTGTCCCTGAAGAGCTTTCCGGCAAGGTCGGAGAAATCGAGGCCGCAGTAAGGCTTCCCGCGAAGATTGTCCTGGCTTCGCTTGGGGTGACAGAGCTTGTCGAAGCGGCGGAACGATCTGAAATCCAGCTTAGCAACTTCGAAGCGATGTGCAAGGGCACTGACCGCACGGAACATGCCAACGAACTCGCTGAAGCGCTCGACGCTCTCCGCTCCGCTATCAAGCGTGCGAAAGGAGGTGAGTGATGGCTGAGATCGGGCAGGGGCATAATAGCCTTCGCAATCAGAACATTTACCGATCCAACCCGGAAACGGAATACACGAAGCTTGCGAACTCCTTCCTGCAAGACAGTCGACTTAGCTACGAAGCCCGCGGACTTCTGGCTGAACTGCTAAGCCGTCCGGATGATTGGGAGGTCACGGTTGTTGCCATCGTCAAGTCCGGTCCAGCAGGACGCGACAAAGTATACCGCATCATGCGTGAGTTGGAAAGCCACGGCTACGCCACGACGCGCAAGGAACGCCGTGAGGATGGGGCATTCCGCAAGCATGAGTATGTTGTGACGGACGATCCTGATTTACTGATCGGCCGCGCCGCTGCCGAACTCTACGCTCTTGAAAACCCACTTCCTGAAAACCCGGAAGTGGTCGTGCCATTTCCTAGAAAGCCGGAAGTGGTTGAAATTCAGGAAGTGGACTATCAGCAAGCCACTTCCGGGAAACCAGTAAGTGGTCAGCCACTTCCTGAAAACCCGGACACGGCTAAGCCACTTACGGCAAATCCGCACCATACAAATAAAAGAGATATACAAAGGAAAGATATAACAAACCCCAATGCGCGCGTGCGTGAGGGGGCCGGGACGGGTCGCAAGTTTGCCTCAGCCATCGCGGCTGGATTGGCGGCCACCACACCAGTCGCCGCTGGACCGCCACCAGAGCCGCCGGGGCATATCCACGACTTGCCTGCGGTATGCTGGCAAACGCCAAAAGCTCAGATGGATGCCGCCACGAACCCGCATGAAGCGCGAGCGCAACGGCAAGTGTGGATCACGCCGACTGGTTCGGTGTGCGTGGACAGCGATTTCAAATCCGAATTGGAATCCAGCTTCCCGCTGGTGGATCTGGGCTGCGGGCTGGCAACAGCGGCGACGAACGTAAATCCGCAGCGTGGTGCGATCGCGGCACTGCAAACCGTGCGCCGCGAGTTCGGCTACATGCAGCAGCGCGAGCAGTCGAAAATACGGAAATCCCCAGCGTTGGAAGGCCACGCGCCGCAGGCAGGGGCAAAAAGCTTTTCCGAGCAAAATCGGGAAAGGCAGCGTGAAGTCATGGCGTTATTGGAGAGTGAATAATGGGTAACTCACGGAAATTCTTTCTGAAACCGGTTCTTACCGTCAAGCTTGTACCGGATGTCCCGGACCCTGAAGGCTTCATCGCGACCTATGCGCGGAGCCTCGATGTCTACAGCGACGAGGTGCTGCAGGAGGGCGCAAATACGATCATCTCGACGCCGGCAACGCATCGCTACATTCCAGAATTGCCGGACTGCGTGAAAGCGTGCGCCGACGCTCGCCGACGGATCGAGTGGAAGCAGAATAGACCGGTTCGCAGGAAGTCCGAAAAGCGTGACGACGAGCCGGATTTTGATCTTGCGGACAAGATGTTCGTCCGGAGCGAATTTGCTCGCGAAGCCTGCGCCGGAAACTGGCAAATCACCCTGCATTCATGGATCGCAAATAACCGGCGCTTGCCGAACCGGAATGAGATCGATCGCATTCGCACCGATGGCTGCAGGGAGTTCGAAGCCTTGAAGCGGTTGGCGGAAGGCGAGGGGTTCGGCGTCCGGATCGTCAAGCGGACGCTGGAGAACAAGATCAACAGGTTGAATGGCCTGATAGGCAATGTAGATCGAGAGAATTCGGTGGAAATAAACTCAGCATGACATTTGTTTTCATGGAAACGCGACAGTTAGCCATGCTATAATCAAAATAAGAGCGCAGAATTCGCGATAACGGCAAGTACGGATGCAAAATAGACGAAAACTAAAGAACTGGGAAAGAGACCTGCTTTGGCGACGATCTGGTGGTCGTTGTGAAATATGCAATGTCAAACTTGACCCGTCTGACTGGCACGCCGACCACATTGAAGCATTCAAGGAAACTGGGCGAACTAATGTTTATGAAATGCAGGCATTGTGCCCGAGATGTAATCTAGGAAAGGGAAATAGTAGTATGTCTGATGCATTGAAGCGTTTTAGGAAGTTCGATCCGAACTGGGATGGATACACACCAGATCAAAGACGGCATCACCGTGCCGCTATGAACTGTATCAGGAAAGCAGAATGGACGGATCGGACGAAACAAGAGATTGGGCACTACCTGCATATTCGCGCAGGTAAATCGATGTTTATTAGGATGCTGACTGTGGACGCGGTCGAACAGGGCTTTGTTGCTGTTGGTCTTGCCATCAACAATCGATCCGATCTACGCATCCAAATTGTTGAAGACGCGAGGTGGGATGAAGATTTTGGTCGTCTCAATACCACTGCGCCACGCAATCCACCGCTCGGCCTCGCTCATGTCAAAGTGAGCCTCGGTGGCAAGCCTGGAGTCGGAGAATGGCCAGATGACCCTTGGCCGAATAATGAATATCTCCTGAGCACGTCGATCCAGACGCTATGCCGCAACATCGACAAGGTAATTCAGTGGGCACAATCGGTTAACCACAAGACCGGTCTGCCCATCCTCATTCACCTAGATGAGGCGCAGGACTACGGCATCAATGAGGCTGGCGGCACAGAGGATGAAAGCAAGGATTGGGACGTCGTCTTGAGGCGATTGCAGGCCGAGGCCAACGTCATCCTTAACACGCTTTCAGGTTTCCCGTTCAGATCTGATGGCAAATTGATCCCAGGCTTTGAGAGGGTCAACGAGAGTTCAAGCAGGCTTGAGACGGTCGGGCGCGGGAAGTTCATCCGCGTGGACCCTGATGGAGTGCCAGTATACGAAAAGCTGCGCATTAGGGGGAAGATGCTCTCGTTCAACATGGAGCCAATAGGAGGAGAGGATTTTATAACACCCATCCGTCGTGGATTCGACATTGGACGGCTTTGCCCGATCTCTCATGATCCGATCGCCCACAAGGTTACGCTACGGGTCAACGGGAACGTAGTTCTTGATAATGAGAGCCTCGCAGACGTTGACAAGGAGACGGCTAGGAAGGTTATGCCGGCCTATCTATTGCACTCGGAAGTGATCGATATCGCGTGCTGCAAGTTGGACTTTTGGCTGGAGGAAAAGAGGGAGGTAAACGATCATATAAAGGCGCTTGTCTACAGCATGGCTGATGGCAGCGGGCGATCCGAAGATGAGCATGCGCGCCAGATACAGGCACGTCTCAAAGTGGTTGCCCCTCATCTAAAATCACGGATCCTTACCAATAACACTGCAGATGCGTCGGCCGAATCTCTGCTTGCATTCCGTGACGACGACTATGACGTATTGATCCTGAAAAATCGTGGCCGCGTTGGGTTCGACTGTCCAGTCGTCAAGGTGGAACTGGATCTATCCACAGTGCGCGCGCCTGGCATGACGGCTCAAACGTGGCTGAGACCGACAACCCCCTTCGACGAGATTCCAGCTGTTCTCATTGCCCCGGGTGATCCGATATCCACGGATCTATTCGAGAGAATAGTGACCAATAGTGGCGGCAATCCCATGAAGGAGGGGGCAACCGAGGTCGAGGTTGCTGGTGAGATGCGCGTGCCGTCCGAGTATCGCTCACTCGATGTCGGCGACCAAGTGGATATGCCGTTTATCGAGAGTGAAGTCGATGCAATTACTGAGCAGCTGGATAAGGTTGAGCGGGTTGAGTTCGAACTCGTCAAAGCCTACCTCACTGAGGTTCCAGGGCATCGCTTCGTTTTGGAACGGTTGACGCTGAAGCGCCGGGTCGAGTTCGTAAGGACTGCTATCGACCAAGGTGGTTGGCAGCCGCCGGCGGGCTATGAGACAGCAGCCGGCCCTTCCGCAGATCCTTCTGCAAAGTCCAGAAAAAAGCCTCACAAATACCGAAACGACATTATCAGCCTTTGGAACAAGGTCGCCCACAAATTGGCGGGCACGCATCCGCCGGTTAGTGAGTTGTCACCAGAGAACAAGGAACGGTGGCAGAGTATCAGGGGAGAGGTGCTGCGGGAGGCTAAGCGAGTAGCTGGCCAGCCAGAGGATCGAAAGCTTGGCCAGATTAAAAATCTTGATGCTCTAGAGGCTATTGAGAAGCATCTGGAAGGGTACCTCAATGCTCGGGCAGCCTGACAAACATCGGGTCAAAGCAAGTACGGCACCGAGAAATTCTCGGGTGCCGGGCTCTCCGGAGTGGTGCTACCAAACCCTGAACCTGCTGCAGGATAGCTACAGGGACATAGCCTTGGATAGCAGGCGCTTCGATGAATGCTTAGCCGAGTTGCGCCAGCACCGAGCCTGGGAAAAGGTGCCGATCGGCAAGCCCTATGGCACTGAGGATCGCATGTTCGCTGCCGAGCTTGGCAAGCGGGCTGATGAGATTGAGGCGCAACTTCGGGCGACTAAACAGGCCGCGCTCGCCGCGCAAAATCGTGTTGCGGATCAGGAGGATCGGGAAAATCAGAGGCCTCCTCATATCCATATTAATCGTGACGTTTATACAAATGAAACTGATATAAACGTCAGGCCTTCAGGCACATCGTCCGAATACGCCATCCGTAAACTTCGCAAGGATCGTCCAGACATCCACGAACGCGTCTTGTCCGGTGAGCTAACCCCGCACGGCGGAATGGTCGAGGCTGGTTTCCGCAAGAAATCACCAAGCCAGAAGCTACCCGCTTTTGAGCGTATACGCAGGTTGATCGAACGGTGTGCAGATGACCTCACCGAAGCCGAGCGTCGCCAACTTCGGGAGCTTCTGTGATGGGTTCGCACAATTTCGAGCATCTGAGCAGTCACATCCTCTCGCTGAGCATATCGCCGATCTGGGAGATCGCCCGCCGGGAATGGACGCTTGTCGGCGTTTATATGTCGGAGACGGCAGAACGCTGCCATTGCACGCAATATCCGATCTACGAGATCTGCACGATCCGCAATCTGAAGAACGGCAATGAAACCGACGTCGGAAACGTCTGCGTGAAGCAATTTGTCGGTATCGACAGCGATCCGGTATTCACCTGTTTGCGCCGTATCAGGGGGGACATCTGCCGACCGCTCGGCGCTCGGGCGATAGAGTTTTTCCATGAAGACGGCACGCTCACGGATTGGGAGGCTGGCTTCCTCGCTGATACGCTCCGGAAGCGCAATCTAAGCCATAAGCAGGTGCAAATGCGTGTGAAGCTGAACCAGAAAATTTTGAGCGCCGCCAGCTAAAGGATCTCCTATGAAAGACCCCACAGAACTTCTGGAAGCTTGTCGGGCATTGCTTCCTCACCTGGAAACATCAAGCGATCCAGTGAACACAGGGACTGGGAATGCTGGTATCGATTTTTTGAAGCTTTCCGATGCGGAGCGGCTCAGGTTCAGAGCAGATGCGATCGAAGCAAGGGAAGCCACGATCTGGCGTTTTCGCAAGACCATGGAGGCTTATGAGGCCGCATGACTCCGGACTACCAGGAAAACATCCAGCCTCTCACCCGGACCGAAGAGCAGGCCATATGCCGTGTGATTGAGAAAATCCACGCGGCAATGGAGCGTAAACACGGCCCCACCTATGTCTCCGGGGCCCGGATGCGGGAAGAAGGGAAATTGAAATGAGCCTATTATTTCTCGACACGGAATTCAACGAGTTCGGCGGCGAACTGATCAGCATGGCGCTCGTCAGCGATGACGGCGAGGAATGGTATCAGGTCCGCAAGATGACCAGCCTGCCGGGCGAGTGGGTATCGGAGAACGTGATCCCGAAGCTCGACAAGCTACCGCTGGAAAACCATGAATTCCGGGCGTCGTTCCATGCTTTCATCAGCCGTTTCAACGGTGCCGGGATCATAGCAGATTGGCCAGCGGACTTCGAGCATTTCTGCGAGCTGCTGAGCGGAATCGGTGCGGATGCGGGTTTTTCGATCCCGCTGGAATGCACCATGCACCTGATCCGCGGCGGCGAGATTGAACCCGATAATCCGCACAACGCTTTGAGCGACGCTCGCGCGCTTCGGGATTGGTATTTGGCACTGAACGGCGAAACTGGCAATTCTGGCACTGAAACTTGCGCATAGATCGCCAGATAGTTGCGCATTGCGCATAGAGGGAAATGGAACATGACCGTAATAGCTTGGTCGGGAAATTTGGTAGCCGCAGACAGTCAGGAGACGAATGGCTGCTTGCGAACGTCGAAGCCAGTGCAAAAGCTCGAAGTCAGGGGGAACGCCGTCTATGGCGTAACCGGTGCCTCCAGCTTGCACAAGCCGCTGATCGACTGGGTCCACGAACACAATGCCGACCCGGACAAAAAGCCCAACGTCCACGAAGATCTTCAGGATACCTGCGTCATCGTGTGGAAGGAAGGCCGGTGCTTAAGTTATGACCTGAAATCGCCCTATCCTGTCGAGGCATTTGCGCCGGATGCTTGGGGTTGCGGCACAGCGGCTCACCACGCAATCGGCGCGATGGACAGCGGCATCGATGCCAAGACGGCTGTCGAGCGCGCCATTATCCGCACCACCTGTGTCGGCGGCCCTGTTCAGGTCATAGACCTTGAAAGCCTGAAAGCGAAGGCAGCATGAGCGAAGACGAAAAGCATTTCCTCAGCCGTATGGCGAACGAAGCGTCGCACGAAACAGACAGTGGCCACAACATGGTTGACCGCGATGATCTGCTTCGCTTGATCAAGATCGCTTCACGCTGGCCACTGGCGCAGCGCGCCTTGAACAAGATTGACGACGGCTTTGAATATCGAATTGGCGATGAAAAATCCAGAGCCTTCGTGCATCAGGTTCTCGCTGAATATACCGCCGCCATCCGCTCAAAGCCAGAGGTTCCAGCATGAGCACCTCAGAACAAAAAGCCAGAGAGATCGTCGAAGGCCACGTGCCGAAAATGGCTTATGATTCATTTCTGGCCGGTGATTACGATCAACTCGTCTCCGCCATCGCTAAAGCGATAGACGATGCCGTGAGGGAAGAACGGGAACGCTGTGCGAAGATACTTGACCGAAAGATCATCGCGTTGATGAAGGACATCGCAATTCTTATGAAGCACGGCGGTCATGAGATCATAGATCAAATTGAAAATTCGATCATGCCGAACTTGGAGGAATTAGCCGCCGCTATTCGTGCACGAGGCCAGTCATGACCGACCCCATCGAAACCACAGAGAACGTCTTCGAACGGAAAGCGCGTGAGATCATAAACTGGACGGTCTCGGAAGGAACGAGAGATTTTTCAGCGCTGCTCGCCGCCATAGCCGCCGCTCTTGAAGCTGAAAGGCTGGAGGAACGGGAGCGCTGCGCCGCAATCTCCGATCTTGAGCGGGACAGCAAGATTGAGGCAGCCCAGAAATTTGAACAGGGATCTCGCGAGAGGGCCGATATGTATATCTGTTCCGTCACCGCTAATTCAATCTCCGTTCTGATCAGAAATGGGAGCGCCTGACAATGGGCATATTTGACGGCGTTCTGGGCCTTCTCAGGTCTGGGAACGATCCTCGAACGGAGGGTTACAACGAAGCTCTCCGCGAAGTGCATCAACGTCTGAAGAACCAAGTTCCTTTAGCGTGGTGCTGGTACGACAATGTGAACGAGCGATACGAATTTGCACTGCGCGAGGAAGATGCGCCTGAAGGCGCGCAACCGCTCTATCGACGCTACACACACGTGGAGCAGATCGCCGCCTCTATTCGTAGCAGGGAGACAGACAATGAGTGACGACATAATCCACGACCTCGGCTCCGCCGAAGACGAGACCAACGAATTCTATCACAAATGGTTGGACAGGAAAGCCGAAGCTGAATCTCTTCGCTCTGAGCTGGAAGCCTCCCGGCATCGGGTGGCTCTGCTCGAAGCTGTGATAAGGAACAACGAGATCGATCTGGCAGAAAAGGAATAATCCAATGCACCTCCTCCACACCGGCGAATGGCGCTTTGAAAATAACGATCTGGTCATCACGTTGCGCAGCGAATACGGCGGCGATGACAACGACGGCGACTATTACGCAGCAGATACCGAATGGCGCATACCGCTTGCGGAACTTGCCGAGGCGCTGCGTAAGGCTGAGAAGGAGCAAGGGGAATGACCGCACTAAAAATAGCCCGCTTCAATGCGACGTTCGGTCTGGTCATGTTCTTCATCGCAGGGGTGTTTAGCATCATAGCGCGTTATGCCGGCACTGAAGCGGCTGAAGACAGTTTTGCGATAGCGGCTATCTTGGGCGGTGCAAACTGGCTGCTGTCAGGATTTCTCGCCCGCAGGTTGGCCCGTACAGACCCGCCAGTCACGGGACAACGTCGCAAGTCTGAGAGCATGTTAAGCGAGGGACAGAATGACCGACCGCAAGCCGAGAAAGACACGCAGCGTGCTGTCCGCAGAATGTTACGACTGTGGCTTATCCTACGCAAGCGCCCGCTTCGAAGATTTGCTGCTTGCCGATGACATATGGAAAGAGATTTCGCCGGATGAAAACGGCAACGGCTTGCTGTGCCCGAACTGCATAATCGGTCGATTGAATATTTCAGGACTTCACGATCCAACGGCGCGATTTGTGAGCGGTCCACTAGCGGGGAAATCTGAATGAGCAAGCGCACGACCGCAAAGCAGAACCAAACTGTCTACAAGGAATTTACCGATCTCACCGTCATGAAGCGGATCGACATGACGGCGGTGGCGATCTACGAGGTTCACCGCACTCTCGAAGCGGAGGCGGCATTCGAGCCAAAGCCAAATACGCAGCTCCACCGCATCTGGAAGCTCAAGAAGTTCGACATGACCCAGCAGCGCGGTTGGATCGCCTTCAGACGGGAGGCTCAAGAAGCCTTTGGCAAGTCCGGTCCAGTCACATCATCTTACGGAGAATTCACGGACGGTGGTGACGGTGACGGCTTCCGAGTGCCGAAAGCTTTCGTCAACGACGCGCACCGCAACATCGAATACCTCATGCGCTACTATCTGATTTACGACGAAGCTTTGCTTCTCCGAGACCTTATCAAGGACGACGTTCAAAATCACGAGAATTTCAATATAGAGTTGATCGGCTTCATGAAAGCCGGGTACAAGAAGGAAGAAACGGCGCGCGCGAATGGTATAGGCCACATTCAGTGTTTGCTGACGCGGCTCGGACGTTTTTATCGCTTCTGAAAAAAATATTTGTGTCAAGCAAAAAAGTGCTTGCGCCCGCGTTTTTTTTCTGATACGGCTTATATTTAACTGGCCCGAATTGCGCCTACTCAGCAACCGCAACATCAGTCTTTCCCTTCAAAAACCTTGAAAATCAACGACTTTGGCTTGCGCCGATGCTGAAAAAGTGATTCTTGCTCGCGAGCGGTTTCCGGCAGTGGATTGATTTCCGCCGATGCCGCTAAACTCTTGCGCATATACGTAATTAGGTTAGAATCCTTGTTCGAGCAGGAGCCTCAGCCGTGCACGGCGAAAGGTTAGCCGCTAGTGAGGACGCCAGCGCACCCTCCCTGCTCATTCTAAGACCTGCTTCGGCAGGCCAGCCGGGGATAAGCTCCCGGCTGTTGAGTTCATGAATCAGGGCAGCGTATTGCAGAGGGGAAAGCCCGCCCCCTGCATACTCAGGTGGGCGTCGGTATTAATCCGAACCAAACCCGAAAGGGCTGGCTGGGGCCTGATCTATTACGCAACTGTGGAAGAGTTTCTGGCGGCGGCGATAAGAATGCATGTTCGTCGGGGTCGTAGCTGAAGGCTCTCAGCGTGGGTGAGCCTCCTAGCGGGGATAGCGTCCCGCCCGCCAGAATTCAGCAGCAGTTATCCGAAAATATTGGATAACTGGCCTCTTCAAGGATTCCCGCCGCCTTGGCTGAGAAAAGAGCGGGGAAGTTTACGAGGGGTATCGAGCTTAGGCTCGACATGGTGACGAGCATGACTTGGAGAGTTCCCGAATACACCGACAGCGGCGTTTTCATTGAGGAACCTTGGTTCGGTGAGCCAAAGCGTGCTCGCCGTATCCGAGACAAGCTTCGCATGAAGGCAAGAGCACGGCGAATATTCAGGCACGTTGCCGAGCATATCCCGGTCGGTGAGCGTCAGGCGTTCATGAAAGCTAACGAGCGCCTCGCCGATAACCTTCAGCATTGCAAAAAACGTTGCTGCAATAAGCCAAGATTATGGGACGGCCCCCCAATGCAGGAGCGTCGAGAAGCTCTTCGCACTGGACCGGCTTCTGGCAATTAACCGAGGGAATTGAAATGCGCGGCGGTCCTGTATTCCCTGATCAGCTATGAAGGGCGGCTCAAGGAGCTTAACCGATGAATGAGTTTCTAGCCTACTGGCTCCAACGTTCAATGCTCGAACTTATCGCAACTAAAGCCGATCTTGTCATGACGCAAAAGAAACTGATCGACGTCCATTTCAAACTGATCGCAGTGCAGCAGAAATTGTTGTGCGAGCTTCGCCGCGCTTCTATCAAGGATAATGAGGAATAGATAATGGCAGCATCAGCACCGATGAAAACCTATGGCGGCGGCAAGAGCAAGCCGAAGCCTTCCAAACCCTCTGACAAGAAACCCAAAAAATGACCATCCGCAAGACCATTCTCAGATTTGACGGCGACGGTTCCGCCGCGCTGACCGACACTGGACGCGAGCCGGTATTCGGTTCGATCGATCAGGTGCGCTGGATACCCACCGCGCAGGACACCGGGCCGGCTAATATCGGCACGCTGACGTTGTTTCTCGGGAAACGCCCGATTGACACCGGACTGGCTCAGATCGTCTGGTCTGAAGGCAGCCTCGTGCTCGGGAATGATATTACCCGCGTTCCACGTCAGTTTACACACGATGTAAGCGGTGCGGAAGATGCAAGAGATACCGGCACGCCAGTCTTGCCAACGCCAGTCTACGGATGCGGAGATTCACTGACAGCCCGTTTTACCGCCGGGGACACCGGACTGATTGCCGGTGAACTGCAGGTCTATCACGGCGCTGTCGGCGGGACTTCAGGGCTTTAGTGCGGTCATTGCGTAGGATAATCGGTTGATGGAATCGACGAGCTTTTTGATTCTGCCGCCTTTCCAGAGTTCATGACGGGGCTGGATTGCATCGATGGATGATGACGCCAGCACATTATGCAGAACCGGCTCCGGCCAGACGCCAAGCGTTCTGACCTTGTGCTCCCAAACTCTGGCCATGTCGAAATCAATAGGGGCCGTGCGCTGCGTCTTCCATCCGATGAACCGTCGTGCACCCGCAGGCGTGATCAGGTAAGCCCCCATATTCATGGGGATACGCAAATAGCGGACGATCTTATAGCCGCCAGACAGTTCAGCCTGAGTGAGAATAATGCGTTTCTTGCGGATAGAGCTTATCCGCAGAATATCGAAAGGCAGATCGAGACTGAGGATTTCTTCCAGCAGACCGGGGAATTCCGGCTTGATCCGTTCGTCGTCTTCAAAGATCAGCCCCGGCTTGCCGCTCAATTCAACCTGTCTCATGACGTTGAGGTGGCTTGCGTAGCAGCCGATCTCGCCTCGGCTCAGGTCAGAGCCGGTGAAATATGGCGATAGCCAATGCGGCAGGTCTTTGCCACGTATTGCCGGGAACCGCTCATACGCAATGCCAAGTTCTTTGAACTGACTATCCATGAATTCAAGACGGTCTCTGTCAGCATCAAGATTAATTAAATAGACTGGAATGTTTTTCATCTGAAATCCCCCATCAATATGCCAAGATCAACTTTAGCTGCTCCTCTATAACGACGCAATCTCAAATCCAGCGGCGCATGAAGTGGGCCACGGAGGATATAACCCATGCCATTGAAGCGCGGAGCGAGTAAAGAAATGGTCGCGACCAACATCAGTGAGTTCCACGACGGAAAGCAGTATGCGAAAACCAAAGCAAAACACGGCAAGGCGACCGCGAACCGGCAAGCCATCGCCATCGCGCTCGGCAATACCGGAAGGTCCGGCAAGCGCCCCCGCACCATCGCAGAAGGTTACTAAATTGGCGCGTCCCAAGAAAAACCCGCTCATTCAGGCGCTCATCGCCGAACTGCCCGATGCCAATGCAGACTGGGCTGTCGAAAAGCAAATAGCTTGGCTCGACATGATGTCGATGGCTTTCGGGATCGTCTATGGCGGGGATGCAGCGCAGCAGATGACAGCACAAGCACAGGATGTGAAACCTGTAGCATCTCAAGCCAAATTCGGCGCCGTCAAAAAGCCGAAAGCTGCCAGCTACGAATTCATCATTGATGAAGGTGGCTATGTCCGCAACGGCAAGACCAGCGAACAACTGTCGCCAACTGACGTTGCAGGCAAGACGGTTTATGACATGCGCGGCATGGACGGCGACATGAGTTCTCTCATCTGGGCCGACGGCTCCAAGGGTCTGAACGGCGCGGACATCAACATCTCCAGCGTATGACGCACCGATTGGATCTGTCGCGTATCGCCGCCGAGCCCTATGAGCACCGCGGCGTCAACCATTCCGAAATGGCGCTGATCATCGAGACGTGCCTTGATCTTGGAATAGAGACGTTCATCGAATCCGGCCGCGCCCGCGCGCAATCGACTTACATGCTGGCGAAGTATCTCCCGCATGTCGAGATCCATTCGATCGAGCTGCGCGATGATCAAGACGCCCGGTTCGGAATTCAGCGTGCAGGCGTCTGGCCGAATGTCAGGCTGCATCACGGCGACGCCCGCCAGCTTTTACCAGAACTTGCGGCGAAAGCCAGCCCGAGCGCCACGGCCGTTCTCTGCGATGGTCCGAAGGGCTTTGTCGCGATCGATCTCATCAGGGAATGCTTCAGGCTCCCGCATGTGAAGGTCGGTTTCATCCACGACATGCGCAGGCTTGACCATGGCGCACCGTCGCCGGGTCGCATCGTAGCGATCGAGACATTCCCGAACCATCGTTTCTCCGACGAGCCCGAACTGCTCGAACGCTACGGATGGCTTGATCAAAAAATCATGGAAGCAGGCGGCCCGTCTGGCCCCGCCCATGAAGCAGAATTCGGCTCGCCCGGGCCGACAGTTGGCGTTTTCTACCCTCAGTAATCCAAAACCATAAGCAGAGGCTACAAACCAATGGCTAGACTTACAAAACGCCATAGCATCCACGGACAGGATGTTTATGATACGAACGAAAACGCTCTGGTGGCAAGGGGCGGCTTTGTCGCCGGCGGCCAGAAATCGATCGGCAACAAGGGCGGCAACATCGTTCTCCCCGGCAATCCGGCGCGCCCGGCGGTCTTTGACGACTTCCTCGGCGATCTCGTCGATGATAGCTGGAACTTCGCTGAGAACGACACCGGCGCGGCCGATATCAGCGGCGTAGTCGCGGCGGGCACGAACGGCATCTTCCGGCTTGCTTTCGTGGCTAACTCGGCTCCGATTCCATTAAACCACGGGCTCATCAATACCGGACTGTTCCCGCAGTGGAAGGCCAAGCAGGGCAATCTTCGCTTTGCGGCAAGGATCAAGATCGATGATCTGACCGGGGCCAATGTGTTCGCCGGCTTTGCCGACACAGGCGCGAGCCAGATGCCGATGTATGACACTGGTGACGATGCCGGCGTTCCGGTTGCATTGTCGAGCAGCGCGGTTGGGTTCCTGTACGCCGGCGGCGCTGGCTCGCCTTCGACGGCATGGCGCGGCGTGGCGGTCAACGCCGATACCGTCGCTACGCCGGTTGCTGGCGCTACGCCGACCGATAATGTCTACGAAGTTCTGGAGATCGTCTTCGGCGACACCGGCGCTGGTGAAGATGGCGATATAGCGTATTTTTACCAGGGCGGTATTCTCAAGGGCTCGCTTTCCAATCCGGTCCCGGCTGCTCGCGCAATGGTTCCCGTCGTTGCTGCGTTCAAATCCGAATCCAATGCGGTGAATGTTGATCTGGATTGGATCAATGTTTCCGCCTCGCGTGACACGGGCGATTAAGCCAAGGGATAGTAATGCTTCAAAAAGTAACCGATCTGCCGGCCGGTGACGAGACAATCGTCCCGGCCGTTTCCGTGCAGGGGATAGCCATATGCGGAAGCCATCCTGTCACTGTCAAGACAGCGCCGTTCGCAAACAAGGACTGGCGGATCTGGGCCTGCTCCCCGGACAACTCACCCTATGGCCATGCAGAGCACGCACAAGCCATCCCACGGGCTGACGGGTGGTTTGTCTGCCATACGCCCGCATTCGATAAGACCCTGCCATACGCCTATTACGACTGGCTGAAAAACATTCCCGTCGTCTACATGCGCGATCTGATCGCGATGCGGATGCGGATGGAGAACGGCACGCCGCTGTTTCCTACTGCCGTGCCGTACCCGGATGAAGAAATGCGCGGTCGCAAGGTCATCCGCAAGGACGGCAAAATCGAGTTCACGCCGGGCAAGTTCCATCGTTCGCAGTTCAAATCCTCGATCGCCTTCATGCTGGCGCTCGCGATCACGGAATGCGAGAAGCAGGGTATCCCCGAGATTGCATTATACGGCATCTTGCAAAGAGGCGACAAACACGAGTATCAGTTGCAGCGTCCATCGACGCAGTATTTTCTTGAAGAGGCGATCCGGCGCGGCATCAAGGTCAAGGTGGCGCCGGAAAGCATGCTGCTTCATGACGATCCGGAAGTGTTCTGATCGGGACTGAAAGAATGCGGCGCTTTCTGGTTGTCGGGGCTGGCTTCACTGGCGCGACGATAGCGGAGCGGATCGCGTCTCAACTCGGGCGGCGCGTTCTGGTCATCGACCGGCGGGATCACACCGGCGGCAATGCCTATGACCATCACGATGAGCATGGCGTTCTCGTCCATCGCTATGGACCGCATATCTTCCATACCAATTCGCCGAGGATCGTTGAGTATCTGAGCCAGTTCGCCGAGTGGCGGCCCTACGAGCACCGGGTGACGGGCTGGGTCGACGGCCAGTTCGTACCGCTGCCGTTCAATCTCACGTCGATGGAGATGGTGTTCGGCCAGCAGGCGCCGCATCTGAATGAATGTCTCATCGGCGAATTCGGAGCTGAAAGCAAGGTTCCGATCCTCAAGATGCGGGAGTCATCTTCGCAGGAGACCCGGCAGATTGCCGATCTCGTCTACGAAAAAGTCTTCCTGCACTATACGGTCAAACAATGGGGCGTCCGGCCGGAAGATCTTGACGCCTCGGTCTCGGCAAGGGTTCCGGTGCATCTGTCCCGAGATGACCGGTATTTTCAGGACCGGTTCCAGATCATGCCGCGCGATGGCTATGCGGCGCTCTTTGCGCGAATGCTGGATCATCCGCTCATTGAAGTCCAGACAGGCGCAAGCTTCGGCGAAATCGACGGAAGCGAAGAATTCGAGCGGATAATCTACACAGGTCCGATCGACGAATTTTTCGGCTATGAACACGGGGCGCTGCCTTATCGCAGCATCCGGTTCGAGTTCATATCCAGGCCGTCGGACAAGCCGGTCCAAGGGAGCGCAGTCGAGAACTACCCGACGCCGGCCGCAATGCATCCGTACACACGATCGACCGAATTCCGCTGGCTGACCGGCCAGGACGACGTCGACTTTACGACGCAGGTTTTTGAATACCCGGAAGACTATCGGCCTGGCGTCAACGAACCTTACTATCCGGTTCCACGGGAAGAAAACCGCGGCGTGTTCCGGAAATACGAAGTGATGGCGGCGCGGCGGTCTGATGTCATTTTTGCCGGGCGGCTCGCCGACTACAGCTATTACAACATGGATCAGGCGGTCGCCCGCGCGCTTTCCTGTTTCGAGAAGCAGATAGTTGGGCAAAATCAGCCTGAAATCTGGGAATGCGCTTGAGTTTGCTGCCGAACTTTTGCAAACAAGTGTTGTCATCATGAGCGAAGGAATCTGACGCATGTTATCCGTAGTCACTTACGCTTGGCAAGAGCCGAACGGCAAGCACAACGACAAATACATCTATGGTCTTGACGACGCACGCATCCTGCAGGCGATGTTCGAAAAGCATCTGACTGTCCCGCATGAATTCGTCTGCATCACAAACCGGACGGATTTGTTTGCCAACGAGCCGAAGATCCGCGCCGTCGAACTTGACATGACCACGCACATCCCCGGTCGCTGCTATTGCCGCCTGATGACCTTCAGCCCGCAGGCAAAGGATCTGTTCGGCGAGCGCATCCTGCAGGTGGACATCGACATGCTGATCGTCCGCAACATGGATTCCATCGTCGATCGCGACGAGGATATGGTGCTCTGGCGCAATCCCCGGCGCGTGCCCTACAATCAGCCGGGCGGCCCATGCTGGTACAATCTGTCGATGTTCCTCTACAAGACCGGGACGCTGGAGCATTTCTATACGGAATTCGATCCTGACGTGACGCCGAAACAGGCCAAGGATGACCAGTGGCTGATCTCCGACGCGCTCGGACCCGACATGCCGTACTGGGATGGCGAGCGAGACGGCGTTTATCGTCTGGCCATTCCTTACGTTCCAGGCAGCGGTGTCGACGGCGACTTGCCTGAGAACGCCAAGATCGTCTTCACGCCCGGCGACCAGCGCAAGGCATGGCAGGCTGAGATTCAACAGAGAAATCCTTGGATAAGGGAGCATTTTCCGCATACGGGTCGCGACGGCGAAAGGCTTGGCGCACCGGCATCGGAGGTAGTTTGAACATTTTTGTCCTTTGCACCGGACGGTGCGGCTCAGTGACGTTCTCGAAAGCTTGTGAGCATCTGTCGAATTATACGACCGGGCATGAGAGCAAATATCGGCATTTTGCCGACGAAAGGTTAGCTTTTCCGGATCGGCATATTGAGGTTGACTTTCGTCTCACGTGGTATCTTGGACCACTGGAGAATCTGTACGGCAAGAAAGCGTTCTATGTGCATTTGACGCGCAGTCCAGAACTGGTCGCTGGCAGCTATGTCAACAAGTTTGATCGACATGGGCAGGGCATGGGAGGATTCTGGGTCGGCATGCTTGGGAAGCCCAGAGCTGACCTGGACTTAACAATGCTGGATATGATTGGCGTGATGAATGAAAATATCAAACATTACCTGCGCGACAAAGAGCACATGTGCATTGATATCGATGCAGCCGTGCGGCAGTTCCCCGAGTTTTGCGAACGCATAGGCGCTCAAGGCGATATTAAAGCAGCATGCTCTGAGTTTAGAAAGCGTTATAATGCAGGTTTAACGGCCGATGCAGCAATTACAGCCACATCTTGACGCAAGCGACGGACCGGTTTTCTGGTTCGAAGGATCGGTTTTCTGGTTTGAGGATGGCGTCAACCGCATGGCTGTCGCCGTACCGGAGCGTGGTCAACGGTTCTTTCGCCATGGCATTCGCCACCGCCTTGTAGGGCTGACTTATCGCTACCTTCAGGGCAGGGTTTCGATAAGTCCTGACGATTGCGTCATCAACATCGGCGCTAACATCGGCGAAGTCGCGGTCTGCCTTGAATGGCGGGGGGCCAAGGTTCTCGCGATTGAGCCGGACAGTCATGTTCTCCCGGCTCTGAAGGCGAACGCTGATGGGCGCAATATTTGGGTCGAGCCAGTCGCAGCCTGGAAACAGGACGGCGAACTCGAAATGTATCTGGCGACGGCAAGCGGCGATACGTCGGTATTTCAGCCCGCTCAAAAGCGCATAGAGGGTCGCATGACTTTCCCGGCGCGCCGGATCGATACGCTCGCCCGTGAGTATGAAATTGACCATGTTCGCCTGATCGTCGGCGATGCCGAGGGCGCGGAGCCAGAAGTTCTGGAAGGCGCTGCGGAAACACTCAAGATCACCGATTATGTCAGCCTTTGCGCCAGTGCCGAACGTGATGGTGAGCGGACTATGGAAGCTTGTGAGATCATCTTGCACGCGGCTGGTTTCGACATCATTCATCGTGGCGATCAAGGGTTCTGCACCCTGATCGCCAAGTCGAGGAATAGCTGATGCAGCCATTGCTAGTGTATAAACCGGAAACCCGTCATCTGACGGTCAGCATCCTGCACGAAACGTCACCGCAGCCTTTCCGCAATGACGGCTGGTTCCCGGAGACCGGCGTCAAAGTCGTTCACCGCGTCCATTGGCGCAATGAAACGCTGGCTAAAGACGAAGGCGTATATTGCATCGGGCAAGATCCGGCAGCCGGCATCATCTGGTTCCATGACGGCAAGGACCGGATCGCTTGCGCGAACAACTGGCGCATTTGCCATTATCTTTACCGCGGCGTAGACCACCGATTCAACGTTCTTCTGCGGGACTATCTCGGCAACGGGCTGATCGAAGTTTCGGACGGCGATCGCGTCATCAATTTTGGAGCCAATATCGGTGAAGTTGCGCTCGCGCTCAATCGCAAGGGCGCAAGTGTGTTGGCGATCGAGCCTGATCCTAATGTTTTACCGGCGCTGAGTGCAAATGCACAGGGGCGCAGAATCGATATTGCTCCAGTCGTTGCGTGGCGTGAAGACGGCAACATTGATTTGTATATCGCAACCGAGAAGGGCGATACGTCGGCGATCAATGCGTCTGATGACGTAATCAGCGTTGCATCACGCCGCATCGATATGCTTGCGCCTTACGATCGAGACTCGCTGATCTCTTTGATCGTCGGCGATGCCGAAGGCGCAGAACCTGAAGTGCTCCTCGGCGCCACCGAGACCCTGAAACGCACCCGCTATGTCAGCATCCGCGTTGGTCCCGAGCGTAACGGCAAATGTCCCGGTCCTGAATGCCGAACCATCCTTGAACAGGCAGGTTTCACCATCCTTATGGATGAGAATGAAATCCTGATCGGGGAGAATCGGCAGTGAGCCTTGCGGTTATCACGTACCTGTGGAGTCCCGACGCCAACAGCAAGCTTGCTGCTCCCTATACGCCTGAAGACGTCAGGAAGCTTGCGAGAGCGGTGAAAGCCAATCTGACGGTGCCGCACAGCTTCATCTGCGTTACGGACCGTCCTGAAGCGTTTGACGGCGATACAGAGATACGGGCAATCCCGATCGACGACACGATCCCGATGGATGCCGGGCACTGCGTTTGCCGGCTGATGACGTTCCATCCGAATGGCCGTGAGATTTTCGGCGTGGACCGCGTGTTTCAGATGGATCTCGACACGCTCGTCATCCGCAATTTCGATGACGTCGTGATGCGAGATGAGCCTATCGTGCTCTGGCGCAATCCGGCGCGGGTGCCGTGGGATAATCCGTCTGTCCCGCAGAGGCCATATTACAATGGATCGTTCGTGCTGCATAGGTGCGGAAGCGCTGATTGGACATGGACCGAATATGTTGCACATGTTGCCGAGCAACCTGCTCACCCTGTATTGAAGGATGATCAGACTTGGCTGTCGAGCTATCTGGGTCCGCACATGCCTTACTTCGACGCCTCCCACGGCATCTACCGCATAGCCCGCCCAGGCGAGCCCGAGACAGGCATCTGGGGCGATCTGCCGGACAATGCCAAGCTCGTTACCACGCCTGGTAGTGAAGGCAAGCCGGAAAATCCCGTTGTACGAGAAGCCAACCCATGGCTTGAGAGGTATTACCCAAGAAAGCAATGGCAGGGGGTCTCGCTCCACAGCCATCCAGATCAGAAACGCAGATTTGGTACGTGGACTTAGCTGGAGGCGTATCTGTCATGAGTGATGCCGCAGTAGCTCCAATGTTTGTTGAATCTTTCATAGGGTTCGGCATTTCCGGTATGTGCAATAATCTTAGGGTTTCACTTGCACCACAACTGCGATCCCTTCGCGTAGCAAAATTCCGCTGGCGCGATGGCGATGACAGTCATCTCATTCATCGCTATTTGGAATTTGGGCCAGTGAAAGCGGAGCTTGTCAAAACTGATGCTAGCATCAGGCGAATTGGTGGATCCGCGTTCGTTAATTTTGTCCTTTTTAAAATTATGATATCTCTGCTTCCATTTCGTTGGAAATGGCCAAGTTTTAAACGCACGGACATATTCGTACTGACGGTTGGACCAATGGTCTTACAGTTTGGCAGACAACGCCCAGTGTATATCGGTCGTCATTGATGCCAATGAAAAACGATTTTATCACGTTCGCTGCGTTTCTGTGGCAAGATCCGGCCCGCCGCCGCAGCTACAAGTTCACAACTCAGCATCCGATCATCCTTCGGAACATGCTGAAGCGAAATACGTCACTTGATTTCGAATTCGTCGTCATCACCGACAGCCGCGAAGCTGCCGAAACGCTCGCCAAGGAAGGCATCCGCTGCGTTCCTTTGGACAAATCGAAACATGTCCCCGGAACATGTGCGGTAAAACTGATGGCGCGGCGTCCGGACATCGGCGGGATACTCGGCCGACGCATCGCCTTGCTCGATCTTGATATCGTCATCACCGGCAATGTCGATGACATATTCGGGCGCGATGAGCCGAATGTCATGTACCGCAATCCGAATTTTCAGCCGAGCGGTCGACGCGCATTCTATCAGGGCTCGATCCAGCTATTCGACGCAGGCGTACACAGCTACCTATACACCGAGTTCGACCCTGCCGTCACGCCCGGCCTCGCCAATCGCCGTTTCGGCGGCATGGAACAGGCGTGGATCAGCGAAAGGCTGGGATGGGATGAGCCGCACTGGACGGCAGAACACGGCATCTACGGTGCTGGCAGGCTGTTTGACGGCAAGCCAGACGGTGGCGTGCCATCAGAGCTTCCGGAGAATGCGAAGATCGTGGTGTTTCCGGGCGACAGAATGCCCGACCAAGGTGAAGTGCGTCAATCCCATAATTGGGTGGAAGAATTTTACAAATGAGCGGATGCCGTATCGATATAGTTGGGGATCGCTTCGGGCGGTTGCTCGTTTTGCGAGAAGTAGGCTTTAAGTATCACCCGAGCGGCCAAAGGTCGATGCAATACCTTTGCCGCTGTGATTGTGGCCAGGAAACCATCAAGACAAGTCAGCCGTTAAAGCTTGGGAAAAGCACAAGTTGTGGTTGTTATAGACGCGAATTTTCTTCGGAGCAGCATACGAAACACGGCCAAGCTTCAGTGAAGAAAGGAAGATCAAGGGCATATCGTGTTTGGGCTGCTATGCACCAACGGTGCCGGAACGAAAACAGTTCCAATTATCCAGACTATGGTGGTCGTGGGATCACAGTTTGTGAGCGCTGGAACAAATATGAGAACTTTCTTGAGGATATGGGGCATCCCCCAACTGGGCATACGATCGACCGTGAGAGCAACAACGGTAATTACGAGCCGGGCAATTGCCGCTGGGCAACGCCCAAAGAGCAAGCTTTGAATAGGCGATCCTGCAGGATCGTAACATACAGTGGACACAAGATGCCGCTGTCTGAAGCAGTCGAGCGATCTGAAACTAATGTTCCATACAAAATTGTTCGACAACGTATGGCGAACAACGGGTGGCCATTGGAGGAAGCTTTGTTTAAACCCATTCGCAGGAAAGCAGCATGATCGGCGAGATGCAGTATCTCCCTCCAGTCCAGCAGCCACAGCAAGGCGGCGGCACGGATTGGCGCACCAAATATCAGGGCAAAGTCGCTGATCTTTACGATGATAAGAGGGCCGGACAAGCCAAATGGACAGTCGAGCAACAAGTCATTGAGAACATGCTGGTCGATCTGCCGCCAGGATCGTGGGTTCTTGATGCGCCTTGCGGCTCCGGCCGGTTCCTCAAATACTGCCTCGATCATCACCTTGTCTACCGCGGACTTGACATCAGCGAAGACATGATCCGTAAGGCGTCAGCGAAAACTGACGGCAGAACGCCGGTTCTGAAATTCGATACGCATGACGGCAGGACAGAAGACGTTCCTCAGATTGCCTTCACGAAAGCCGACCTCCTGTCGTCAGGCATACCGGATAAATCGGTCGATGCTGCGCTATGCATTCGCATTACTCGCGGTCTGTCCCCGGAAGAATGCCAGCAAATGTTCAAGGAAATGCAGCGCATTGCTCGCGACCGCATCATTCTGACGGCACGTGTCTGCAACCATCAATTCGCGCGTCCCCTCGCACTATTCGAAGCCGTGATGTCACCGGAATGGCGTCTCGAACGCAGCGAGTGCGGCGCGTCCGGCCCGGCAGAAGCTCCGGTCGAGGATCCAGCCTATCGCATATTTCTCTTCAAGCGCAAGTCCGCCGAGGTGTCACAGCCTAAGTCTGACGATGCTTGGGTGATGGACCCGTATGAGGCTGCGTGACATGGACCAGAAAGTTCGTCGGAAAGTAAGTTGCACGCTGGATGCTTGGAAACACAACGGCGGCGCAGGCCCTGTTGGCTCGTTTGACGAACTTCCGTTGATGATGCGTAAGGTAATGGAAAACCTGCGGAACAAGGTCTCTCCGGACGGTAAAATCGTTTTTCTGAAATGTTACCAGGAAAGAGATGACCTCAAGCGTACTGAGGCGATGTCTGTCGAGTGGGAGTGCTAGGTGAACTGGCTTGATGTTGCCGCGCCACCGGGCACTGGTAAGTCCACACTCTGCGACCACTTCCATCATCACCGATGGCCTGATTGGGACGGCCTGCCGCCACCGGAAGAATGGAAGGACTTCCTCGCTGAAGTCAACCGGCTCGTTTCGTTGGTGAAAGATCACAAGAACTGCTTCGGACAGCCTACGCTGCAAGCCGTCATCCGTATGAACGAACGCTCACTGAAGAAAATGGCGACCGTCACGCGGATCAACGACACAAAGCCTTATATCCAGACAGGTTTTGTCCAGCGCGGCTTGGGCTTCGGCTGGCGTCTTGTAGACATGGGAGCCGATCTGAGAGAGACGAAACGTTACTACGAGCTTATGCCGGTCTCGCTCGGCGTTGCGTTCCTGAAAGCCAGCCTGACGACGATATTCGAGCGCAACGAGGCGCGGGAGAAAGTTGCGGCCACTCAGCATGAAAATCGCTGTTTTCAGATCGGCCCCATGATCCCGGCCATCGAATACGCCAAGGAAGTTCTCGCCGCTCGCGGCGTCCCGATGATTGAGATCGATGTTGAACACCAGTCGCCAAACGAATCCCGCAAGCAGCTACTTACATTTGCCGACGAGACAGCTCGTCACGCTGCGTAGAGCCGACATTGCAGTGAAGTGGCGGTTCTTTCGTCATTTGTGCACCGGGGATGATCCTGACAGCGAACGGATTTACCGCTGGCATCTATCCGCTCGCAAGGCCGCCAACGCAAAGATCAATCTGGGGATGGACAGTAAATCCGGCAGCGACCAGTATGTTGCAGACTGCCGAAATCTGCTAGTATCAATGGTGAATAAGGGATTTGATCTCGCTCATGCCATTCCGATTGATCCTGATGGAGAGCTTCTCGGAGGCGCTCACCGGCTTGCTTGCGCTCTCGCTCTTGGGATTGATGTTGTCCCGGTGACGAGACAACCACAATATGTGTGGGCTCCGTCATGGGGGCGTGACTTCATCACCAACGGCATGAACGAAGCTGACATCCACCGCCTCGAACAGGATTGGAAGCTCATCAATGGCCAATAACCGCATGTATCTAATACATCGCCCTACAGGCAAGACGATAACAATCGCAAAGCAGTACGGCATTGGCTGGTCGGTTGGACACGAACCCAGCCTGTCAGAGCGACTGGAGAAGTTCTTTCAGGATCTTGAGTCTCAAATGCATGATGGGGACTCCGATTTCGTGCTTGCGTTGGAGAGTGACATCAATAACCAAGCTCCGATGTGCGGTCTGATCTTAGGGTATTCTGGTGATCATGTGCCAAGTAAATTCATAGATCCGATTGATCGGGCGGTGGATGATTATATCATCGCGCGCTTGGCGACATCGACAGAATAAGGGAAGATTGGCGCCAGATAAAGTCTCAAAGGATCGCAGCATGAGTGGTTTAGCAAGCCTGCCAACTGGGGGAATCGCCTCGATGGTGAACAAACCTCAGGGATTGATAGGGATGGCCTCCGATCAGTTCAAATCGAAGAAGAAATCGCCTGCCGCATCAACGATTGCCGGCGGTGCATATGGCGAGAGCACGGGTGACAGCAAACTCAAGCAACTCGGAACTGGCGCATGACTGAACGCTCAAAGGACGACCAGCTTGCCGACATGTTCAAGGCAAATGACATCCTGACGAATGTCGTCCTTCGCATGTGTGAAGCCAACGAGCGCCTGCTTGACCGTCTATGGGCGGCGCAAGACGAAATCCATAGACTGCGTATGGACAAGATCGAATTCGCAGCGGCCACGGAGCAAGGGCCAAGTTTTGGCCTCGCTCGAATGGAGGAGCGCAATGCCTGATATCAAGGAAATCGCTGCCACATACGCAGCTCGCATATTCGACCGCATGGAACTCTGCCGCGGCTCCGCCATTCTGAAATCAGATATCGAGCGGGAAGTCGAGATGGCGTTGTGTGAATATGCTGGCGAAACACCGATCTTACGCGCCATGAAAGAAGTTTTTGAGCAGGAAGAAAATCAGGATTCAATGTTCTGCGTTACCTTGGCGGATGCCAAATACGATGAGCATCTCGGCCCCGTTCTGAAGCGCGTTTACCCGCACATAACGCCTGAGGGAACTATATACATCGATGACGAGGCAGCAAAGACAACCATTATCGGAAAGCCCTACAGCGTGTTGCAAGCGGAGAGGCATTTTCACGAGGCTTACGAGCGCGCCAAGCAATATCTTGCGGTAAACTCTGTCGATCCGCCAAGTCTGACGATTGCGGAGAAAACCGATCCGAGCTGTGATTTCCTAGTCGGCAGAGTGCCGGCCCCCGGCGAAAAAACCGATAAATTCGGCAACGCCATTGTTACAGTAAAGATCGATGTGCAGGCCGATAGCCAGAGCGAGCTTTTGAGCAGACTCCACCATGCAATGGCAGAACGAGAAATCAATCCTGATGAGTGTCTCGGTGCTTTCGGCTGGCCCAGCGCTACCGAAAGCATGATGTTTATGGGCATCAACTGGAAATACGATAATACGCTCATGCCGTGCATGGCTGTCATCTGGCATCGCAATGCTGTTGTAACGCCGTGCACGGTATTGCACTCTGACGCCATCATCTACGGAACTTGTGCTCGTGCCAACTCCTAAGCCCAACCTCACCATAAAGCAGGAAAAGTTCTGCCCTGACTGCGGACGCGATATGGATCTCGTCGGCAGGATGCATCGCTGCGTGCCAATGCCGGGCTTTGCAAAGCAGGTCATTTATGGTGGTTCGGTCGGCGGATGTATGACAGCGAATGTTAATAATCACCCTGAGAAGCCGCTATTATTAACACGCAACGCAACACATCAAGCCAAATGGCGCAAAGCCAATCCCGACATCAACCGTCAGCGTGCCCGTGAAGGAATGCGCAAACTGCGTGTGAGTGCAAATGCCTGAGCTTGACGACGGCAGCGGACGTGACGAGAAGACTGGCCGCTTCCTGCCGGGCAACCGCTTTTGGGAAGCCAGATCAAGCGCTGGCCCAAATCCAAAGTTCGCCGGGCCTGAAGAGTTGTGGCGTGCCTGCTGTGAGTATTTCCAGTGGGTTGAAGAACATCCGCTTTGGGAAGATCGGCTCGTAACGTTTCAGGGATCAGCGACACATGAGCCCGTCGCGAAAATGCGTGCCATGACTACAGCCGGGCTTTGCATCTTTCTTGATGTAACAGCCGTCACATGGAACGAGTGGAAGAAGAGCCGACCCGATTTATCTAGCGTCATCACGCGAACCGAAGAGATCATCTATTCGCAGAAGTTTGCCGGCGCGGCTGCCGACCTTCTGAACGCCAATATAATATCGCGCGATCTCGGCCTTGCCGACAAGAACGAACTGACAGGCAAAGACGGCGGCGCACTTGAAGTTTCTGACGTCAGTGATCGTGACTTCGCCCGCTGGCTTGCTCACAAGCTTGAAAAAGCGGCTTCGCCCGACGAATAATGTCAACAGGATTGTTGGACGAGTTACTGGAGCGGGTCAACAAGCTTCCTCCAAAGGATCTCACGCGCCTGAAGCAACAGGCAGCACGCGAACTTGCTGGTCAAGTATGGCAGCCGAACCCCGGCCCACAAACGAAGGCTTACTACAGCGAGGCTGACGAGCTATTCTACGGCGGCCAAGCAGGCGGCGGCAAGACGGATATGATCGTCGGGCTGTCGCTTACACAGCATAAGCGTTCTCTCGTGCTCAGGCGCACGAACAAAGAAGCCGGCAAGCTGGTCGAGCGCTACGAAGAGGTGATCGGCGATCGCGAGGGCTGGAACGGGCAAAAGTCGATCTGGCGATTTGCTGACGGCAAAATCATCGATATCGGCGGATGTCAGCATGAAGACGACAAGCAATCTTACAAGGGGACGCCGCACGATTTTCTAGGTTTCGATGAGATTTCGGATTTCACCGAAACACAGTACCGATTTATCATAGGTTGGAACCGGTCGAGCGACAAGAAACAACGGTGCCGCGTTGTCGCCGCCGGAAATCCGCCGACCGATCCCGAAGGCCTTTGGGTGCTCAAATACTGGGCTCCGTGGGTCGATCCGCATCATCCAAACCCCGCAAAGCCAGGCGAGTTGCGCTGGTTCACGACGATTAACGGCGAGGATGCTGAAGTTGACGGTCCGGGCCCGCACCTGATCGACGGCGAGCAGATCATGGCGCGCTCGCGCACGTTCATTCCAGCCGAGCTTGCGGACAATCCTGATCTGTCAGAGACCAATTACGCATCGGTCCTTGCAGCATTGCCTGCTGAACTGCGCGCTGCCTACAAGGATGGACGTTTCGACGCCGCGATCAAGGATAATCCGTTTCAGGTCATCCCGATGGCTTGGATACTCGCCGCGCAGGAACGCTGGAAACCCGATGGCTTTCAGAAATTCCTGATGACGGCAATGGCGTTTGATCCGGCTGGCGGCGGATCCGACGCTGAAGAGCTAATCTGGCGTCATGGCGGCTGGTTTGCCGAGCCGGTGACTGCCAAGGGCGTCGAGACAAAAGACGGCTCACGGGCCGCTGGCGTCATCGTAGCGCATCGCCGGGCTGATGCGCCGGTAATCGTCGATGTTGGCGGTGGCTACGGCGGCGCTGTGACGCTCCGTCTTGATGACAATGGTATCCGGCATCACGGCTTCAACGGCGCAAGGGAAACGCAGGCGAAGACGAAGGACGGCAAGCTCGGCTTTTATAACAAGCGCGCCGAAGTCTGGTGGCGCATGCGCGAAGAGCTTGATCCCGATCAGGAAGGCGGATCGGTGATCGCGCTGCCGCCAGGCGCTGAAGTTCGCGCTGATCTTGCCGCACCGCAGTGGAAACTGACGACGCAAGGCATTCAGATCGAGTCGAAGGACGATATTCGCAAGCGCCTCGGGCGGTCGACAGGCAAAGGCGACGTTGTCGTCATGTGCCTTGTCGAAGGCCAGTCCGTCATCACGCGCGAACTGCACAAGGCTTCCCGCGCCGCGAAGCGCGCCCCGAAAGTCATAACATCTCAAACCCGCAGGAGACACTGAATTGACATCGCTCTTTAAATCCCCGAAAGCCCCGGAGCCACCAAAACCCGTCCGCATGCCGACGGCGACCGATCCAGACGTCGAGGCAGCATCCCGCCGCACACGCGAATCCGCACTCAAACGCAAAGGCAGGCTGTCCACGATCCTGACTGACCAGACCAGCAGCGTCGTCGGCTCCAGCGGGCAGAAGCTGGGCGCTTAAATCCACATGGATCAAAGAGCAAGAGACGTCCTCCAAATTGGGGATCGTCAGTTCAACCGCGGCAATGTCAATGAGCTGTGGCAAGAGCTGGCGCTGAATTTCGATCCCGAGCGCGCTGAGTTTACCGAAAAGCGTGGCGATGGGGAAGAGTTCGCACAACACCTTTATTCGTCATATCCAGTGCTCGCACATCGCGAACTCAGCAATATGCTGGACGAGTTCCTGTTCCCGAACGAGTTCTTCTCGATCCATGTCGACGATGAAGATATGGATGAGGACGATCAGAATCGCCGCTTTCTCGAACTACTCACCGATATCCAGATGCGGGCGATGACGGACCCAGTGGCTGATCTGATCGGAGCCAGGGGAGAAACCAGCCGTGATTTCGTGACCTTCGGCAATGGCGTCATTGAATTCGGGAAGGATTCGGACGGTACGTCACTACTCTTCCAGAACCATCCATTGTGGGACAGCGCATGGTCGAGAAATGCCAACAGGAAGGTTGATTGCTTTCACCTGAACTGGAATCCCACCGCAAGGCAGCTAAAGCAGCAATTCGGGAACAAGGTTTCGAAGGAAGTCGAAAAGGCGCTTGAAAAGGAACCGGAAAAGGAATTCGCGTGCCGACGCGCTGTCCTCCCCGCGCGCCTTTATGATTATAAATCAAAGCTGGGGAGACGCTACCCCTATGTCTCGCTTTATGTAGAGCGAGACACGCAGACTGTCCTTGAGGAAGTGGGGCAAAACTATTTTCCTTTTGTAGTTCCCCGCTGGCGTCCTGCCGCTAATTCAGCGATCGGCACCTCGATGGTGACGGATATCGCGCTTCCAGACGGACGCACCATCCAGGTCGTCATGCGCACGTTGCGCGAGGCCGGCGAAAGCTACGTCAATCCGCCGCTGATCGCCATCGGCGACGCGATCCGCAATGACATTGCGCTCTATCCCGGCGGCATCACGATCGCCGACATCGAATATGACGAGCGTCTCGGCGAAGTCCTGCGTCCTATCACCCAGAACTCAACCGGGTTTCCGATCGGGATGGAGATCGCTACCGCGCTGAAGGAAGATATTCGCAACGCGTTCTTCCTCGACAAGATCCAGCTTCCTGAAATCACGCATCAGATGACGGCAACGGAAGTCCGTCGGCGCATCCAGGAGCATATCCGGGCGGCTTCGCCGATTTCCAAGCCGATCCAGAAGGAATATCTGCATCCGCTGTGTGACGGCGTGTTCAACCTGCTGATGGCGGAAGGCGCGTTCCCGATCGACATGATGCCGGAAGCTTTGCAGGAACACGACATCAAGTTCAAGTTCCGCTCGCCGCTCGATGAACTGGCCGAGCAGAACGAGGCGGATATCTATCTGGACGTCCGCGATACGATCTGGGCTCCGGCGGTACAGATGGACCCGTCTCTGGCCGAAGTTGTCGACATGGAGAAGGCCACTCGGGACGCCATGCGCTCCAAGGGGTGGAAGGCTGACTGGTTCAAGCCGAAGGAAGCCGTCATGGAGCGCCGGGCGCAGATGGAGCAGGAAGCCCAGGCCGCGAAGGTGATGGAAGAGATCGCTGCCGCCGGCGGCGTGGCCGAGCAGGCCGGACGCGGCGTTGATGCGGTGGCGACGGCCGGCGCGAATGTTCAGCAGGCTATGGCGCAATAGCTGAGGCTGGCTCTCTCGCCCACGGAAGCGCCCGCTGCCCCTGTCACACCACTTTGCATTACCTAGGCTGCTTGGCAGGTGTCGCCAACTGCGGAGATTATCAGGAATTAGATGAAAGACAAGCCCTCGCGCGCTCCAAAGCGCGAAATCTGGCAACCAGCTCTATACGACGAGAAGGACATCCGTGCGCTGCAATCGCTCGCGCTGTACGCCAAAGCCGCCGACGATCCGAAATACAAGCATCTCGTTCCCGGCCCGGAAGATGTCAAGCGCTCGCTGGACTGGATCATCTACAAGGCGGCACAGACATACGAACTGACGTTCGTGCCGAATGATCCATCAGGCCGGATTGCCGCGTTCGTCGATGGTCGGCGTTCGGTCGGCCAGCAGATCACCAAGCTTCTCACGCTCAAACCCGAACACTTCAAGGAGCATACCGATGGCGGGAGCCTACGGCAAGATGCCAGACGACAAGAAAATGATGGCCAAGGCTGATCTCCACACGCTCATCGAGGCGGAAAAGATCAAGAAGGACTCGCCCCGTTTGAAGGCGGCGATGCAGTGCAAGAAAGAGCTGATGGCGGACATGGAAGCCATTGGCGATAAGTCAAAAGGTGCTTGATGACGGATGAAGCAAGGCAGGAAATCACGGCAGACGACCTCGCGCTAGTGCCTGATGCGGACGATGGCGCTTCTGATGCGCCGGCGGAAGACGGGAAGTCCGACCCGCCTAAAGACGCCAAGCCGCAGGATACAGACGCTGACCCCAAAGGCAAAACCATCGCCACCGGAGCCGATGCCGAGGCGGAAGCCAAGGCCAAGGAAGACAAGGCGGCGGACGAGCACAAGCCGTATTGGCCGGATGATTGGCGCGAAAAGCTCGCAGAGCATATCTCGGCAGGCGACCAGAAGCTCTACAAGAAAGAACTGACCCGCCTGAAGCGCATAACCGACCCGTCCGGGGTCTACGGCATGTATCGCGAATTGGACAACCGCCTGAATACAGGCGGTCTCGTGAAAATGCCCGGCAAGGACGCCAAGGACGAGGATGTCAAAGCCTTCCAGAAGGCGCTCGGCTGGACCGAGAAGCCGGAAGAAATGCTGGAGCAGATCGCTCTGAAGGACGGCGCAGTGCTCGGCGATGATGACAAGCCGGTCCTGAACGAGTTCCTCGGCGCGGTCCACGGCGCGGCGTCGGCGCCGGATTTCGTCAGCAAGGCCGCCAACTGGTATTTCGCCAGACAGGAACAGGCGGCCGCCGAGATGGATGATTCCGACGACGAGTTCCGCCGCGAATCCGAGACGGCGATCAAGGAAGAATGGGGCCCGGCCTTCAAGCGCCGCTCCAATGCGATCGGCTCGATCTTTGCAACTGCGCCGGGCGGCGTCGATGTCAAGAACGAGGATGGGCTTTTCGCCCGTCTGATGGGCGGCCGCATGGCCGACGGCAAGAGGGTCGGCAACGATCCCGACATGCTGCGCTGGCTCGATTCCATCCGTGGCGAAATCAACCCGGCCGCCAGCGTTGTCGAGGACGGAGCCGGAACACAGTCTGTCGATGCCGAACTCGAAAAAATCCGTGGTCTCCGCAAGACCGATCCACAGAAATATCAGAGCGACGCGGTTCAGAAACGAGAACTCGAACTCATCGAAGCTCAACTCAAGATTCGGGCGCGTCAAAGCGCCTGATACGTTCGCGATCATTCATCTGGTTAACCCGGATTCCCGGCGCCGGATCGATCGCACATCCACCCACCGTTCGTGAAGCGCTCTTGGGCGCATAGACGGCGCCGGTCATTCACTTGATCGGTCAACCCTGACATGCGCCGGAAAGGGTCAACCGGAACGCAACGGCATCTTTCAAACAATCGAGAGGTGCCATTATGGCTAACTCAGCCCCGATGATTCAATATCGAGATCAGTTGATCGCGACATTTGAAGAGGGGAAAACCTGGTTGCGGCATACCACCGTAACCGAACATCAGCGTAGCGGCAATCAGGCGACGTTCCTGGTCGCCGGTTCTGGCGGGGCAGCTGCCAGTTCTCGCGGCATCGAAGGTCTCATCGAGGCTCGCCACGATGACATGACCCAGTATACCGCAACCGTCAAGGAATGGAACGATCTGGTCCGCAAGACGCGGTTCAACATCTTCCAGTCCCAGGGCAACCAGCGCAAGCTCATGCAGGATACTACCCGCATGGTGCTCAATCGCCGCCTCGATCAGGACATCATCGATATTCTGGACACGGCGACGAACAATCTCGGGTCGACCGGGGATACAATGTCCCTGAATGTCGTTGCGAGTGCGCTCACGACCCTCGGTGAAAACGAGGTTCCAGTCGAAGAAGAAGATAACATGTTCGCCGTCTGCACGCCAGCGGTGCGCGGTTATCTGATGCAGATCCCGGAGTTTGACAGCGTCGATTACGTGGACATGAAATTCCTTAACGGGCCTTCCAAGCGCGTCATGCGCTGGGCTGGCTTTAACTGGATCTTTCATCCCAACCTGACCGGCGTAGGGACTTCAGCCGAGAAATGCTATTTCTATCACAAGAATAGCATCGGGTCTGCCTTCGATATGGAAAATCTGGACGTCAAGATCGGTTATGATGAAGAGCAGGACTATTCCTGGGCCCGCGCATCTTCGTTCACTGGCACGGTCATGCTCCAGCAATCCGGCGTTGTGCAGTTCCTGCACGATGCATCAGCGATCTAAGGAGGGCTGAACAATGGGTTATGATCCCGGAAGACTTTCCCTCGTCTCACAGGGCCTCGTTTCTGCGAGACAGTTCCAGTACATCGATACTGGCGGTGAATCAGTCGGAGCCTATCAGGCGGTCGGCTATTTCACCAATGCCACGGATTACGGGGCTGTCCCAGGTGATCCGATAAGGGTTGTCGATCAGACCAATGACGTGGTGTGGAATGGCTATTTCATCACGGCGCAGGATACTGGCGACACGCAGGGCACGGTCCGGTTCGATACTGGCCAGCCGTAACAGTCGTGAACGGGCGGCAACTTGCCGCCCGTCTCCCTTTTAACAACATATAGGACATACTTAATGCCAGAGCCTCGTCGTCTAAAGGTCCCTACCAAGTCTGTGCAGGGTGAGCCGGTTAAAACCGAAGTCTTGAGAAAGAAGCGCGAGCCAACGATCAAGAAATTCACGGCCGACGCGTTGAAAAGCCTTGGGCAAAAACATGCCATTCTTACGACGATAGCGCCAGAGGGCATGTCATTTGAAGGGGCGTTAATCCCGGGAGCGTGGGCTCAGGCAGCCTTTCGCGCCACCAAACCGCAGGATTGGATTGGTTCGGACATCGTGTTGCATGGGCACAATTATCAGTGGCGCGCACATCTGCAGATCGTTGCGGTTGTCCGCGATGCATTCAAGCAGCCGTGTGGCTTGCAGGTCTCCTGCGTCGGACCGTCGGTTGATCCGAAAACCGGCAAGGCTATGCCGATCAACGTGGCGACCGGTCTGCCGTGGTCTGATCCGAAAGAAGCCGCCGAGGAGGCCGCTTAAGTGGCCGCGACCAAACTCGGCGTGATCAATGCCAGCCTTGTCGAACTCGGCAATGAGCGCATCACCGACACCGGCGAAGACATCAAGGCGGCGAGGGAAACCACTGCCGTCTGGAGCGATGTGGTGGCCGAATGCATCGCGTCCGGCCACTGGAACTTCGCCATGGAGACCATCAAGGCCGCGGCGGATACCGGCGTGACGCCGGAGTTCGGCTACACGGAGGTGTTCGCCAAGCCGTCGGATTGGGTGCGGACATCGGGGGTGAGCGAAGACGAGTATTTCGCCAATCCGCTCATCAACTATTACGATGACGCAAATTTCTGGTCCGCCGACGTGACGCCGCTCTATTTCCGCTATGTGTCGAATGATACCGGACTCGGGCTCGATCTGACAAGATGGCCGGCAAAGTTCTCCCGGTTCGTTTCGCTTGAGATTGCCGAGCGCGTCTGCCTTGCTCTGACGCAGAACAATTCGCTCAAGGAAAATATCGGCAAGCTCCGCGACAAGGCGCGGAAAGAGGCAAAGAACATTGACGCCATGGATGAATCCCAGCCGAAATTCAGGCCGACCGGCAGTTGGACGCGCGCCCGGTGGGGAAGTTCAGGCGGAAGCCGCGACCGCGGATCACGCGGAAACCTGATAGGGTAACGCACCATGGCGCGTCAGAATGTCCCTCTGCTGGCCTTCCAGCGCGGAATCATATCTCCCAAATCGCTTGCGCGCGTTGATCTCGACCGCACGCGGCTGTCCGCGGAAACCATGACGAACTGGTTGCCGAAAACCCAAGGTCCGATGACCTTGCGTCCTGGCACGAAGTTCATCGGGTCTTCTTTTAACGATTCTGGAGCAGAGTTCCTCGAATTCATCGCCTCGGCCGATGATCTTGCCCTTCTCGAACTGACCAACGACACCGGTTCCGGCCTTGGAACAATGCGCTCATGGCAGGGCTCGGATGCGCATGACCTGTCGCTGCTGGGAAGGCCAGCCGTCGATACGACGGTCGCGTTGACGGATACCGGGTGGGTGAACGGATCGACTGGCGGGGTTATATCATTTGGTGATGGCACGGATGTCATTCCCACGATGACAGGGCCGTCTACCGCTGGCGTGACGATAACGGCGTCATCGGAAGTGACGTCCTCAGTAGAGGAAGACTTCGGTCCTGCCTGGTTTGCGGCAGATGACAGCAACTCCACAGAATGGAAGGATACGGGGAATGCTGGGGGGCCCGGAGGCAATGCGCTTCCAAGTTGGTGGAATGCTGATTTTGATACTGGCGCAAATACCGTCGACAGGAAAGCCATTACATCATATTCCATCCGTGCCGTAGATTTTGCCGGGGGGCTCGACAATGCGCCAACCGCCTGGCGTCTGATCACGGGAAACTTCGATACCGGAACGTTCGCAACCGACACTGGAAAGTGGACGCTGGAAGACGAGCGCTCCGGTCAGACCGGCTGGGCGACAAGCGAAAGACGCTCATTTACCCTTCCCGGCGCAGATACCGGAACGGTTGAAGCGCGCCGACACTGGCGGCTGTTCTTCACGGCAGTCGATGGCGATACGGAACTCAACATCGCCGAAATCGAGATGTTTACCGCTGTCAGCGCAGTTCAGACTCAAATACAGGGCGGGTCCCTCGTTCTTAACGCAAGCTCGATAGGCGCTCGCGCGAAATACCAAAAGCGCGTGATCGTTTCTGATACTGGCACGGAGCATTCGCTTGCGATCCATGTGTCGCGCGGACCGGTAACGCTGCGCGTCGGATCAACAGCCGGTGATGACGACTACATCTCGGAAGCTTCGCTCGGCACTGGATACCATAATCTCGCTTTCACGCCGACAACGGATTTCCATGTAACGGTTCAAAGCGATGCCTTGATTGATCGCATCGTCAATTCCCTGTCGATCGGCGACAGCGGCACGGTGGAGGTTAGAACGCCGTGGACGGGAAACGATCTTGATAATGTCCGCTATGACCAGTCGGCCGATGTGCTCTTTGCAAACTGCAATGGCGTCAGACCGCAGAAGATCGAGCGCCGCGGCACCGGCAGGTCATGGTCAGTCGTCGATTATGCGCCGGATGATGGGCCATTTCTGTCGTCACCGTCGTCATCAGCCAAGCTTTCTGTCTCGCATTTTTACGGCAACACCAAGCTGAATTCCGATATCCCGGTGTTCCGTTCCGGTCATGTCGGTTCGCTGGTGCGGTTGTTCCACGAGGGTCAAGGCGGTGAATGGGCGCTCGGCGCGCTGGATGCTAAGACGGACCCGATTGAAGTCACGGGCATTGGTGATACGGGAACTCCCAACGCATCCAACGAACGGCGCATTACCGTCTCCGTGACTGGCGCATATGCTGGGCGCATCGCGATCGAGCGTTCTTTCGATGGTCCGGATTTTGGCTTCAAGCCAATCACCCAAAATATAGGGCAGACGCAGCTTGATACTGGTGACACAGCGGGCACCGATACGGGCACATTCAGCGCCAATCTCGACGATACGCAAGATAATATCTCGGTTCATTACCGAGCCCGGATGATGGAATACACATCCGGCGCTGCGCTTGTCGAGTTCACTTATGCCGGTGGCAGCGTCACCGGCCGCGCCCGCATCACCGGCTACAACTCCAACACCGATGTCGATATCGAAGTCCTGTCACGGTTCTCCGATACAGGCATGACGGATAATTGGCAGTTCGGACACTGGTCGGAGGCGCGCGGGTTCCCGACCGCAAACCGCCTGCATGGCGGACGGCTGGCGCATGCCCAAGGCGGCAGCATCTTCCTGTCAGCCTCGGATGATTTCGAGAACTTCGATGTCAGCGTCGAAGGCGATGCCGCGCCGATCATCAGGACGATTGGCTCCGGTCCCGTCGACAACATCCATTTCCTCATGTCGGTGCTGCGTCTGCTGGTTGGCACAGCAGGATCGGAACTGACGGTCAAATCCTCGTCGCTTGATGAACCCTTGACGCCAAGCAATTCCAGCATCGTGCCGTTCTCGACGCAAGGCTCGGCAAACGTCCGCGCCGTCGCGCTCGATACCCGCGCCATTATGGTGCAGAGATCGAAACAGCGTGTTTTCGAACTCGGCCCGGCGCAAAACACGCTCGCCGATTATGAAGCTTTCGAGCTTACGCTGCTGGTGCCGGATCTTCTCGCGGCTGGCGTCGTGTCGATCGCGGTTCAGCGCCAGCCGGATACGCGCATTCATTGTGTGCTGGGCGATGGCCGCGTTGGGATTTTAACTTACGAGCCCAACGAGGAAGTGATTGCCTGGTCGATATTCGAATCTGACACCGGTACATCTCCGCTCGTCGAGCGCGCCATGGTGCTTCCCGGCATCGAAGAAGACGCCGTTTACTATCACATCCGCCGCACCATCAACGGCTCGCATAAACGATACCTCGAAAAGTGGGCCTTGGAAAGCGAATGCCTTGGTGACACAGGGCTGTCCTATTTGATGGATTGCGCAGTTATCTTCGGAACTGGGTCCAGCCAGGCGCTGACATTCGCCGATGCGGCAGAGCATCTGGGCGGGGAATCAGTCGTTGCATGGGGCGATCTCGACAGCGGTTCGACGCCGTTCGTTGATCTGTCCCCCGGCATCGGCTCATTGCAGACGCGCTATACTCTCGACACAGGCGGCGATCTGACGCTATCAGGTCTTACCGATGGTGTCAGCCAAGGCGTGCTCGGATTGCCGTATAAGGCGACGTGGAAGTCGAGCAAATTGGCCTACGCGGCGGAAATGGGCAGCGCGTTGGGCCAGGTCAAGCGCGTTCCGCAAGCCTCGCTGATCCTCTACAAGACGCACCAGTCCGGCATTCAGTTCGGGGCAAAGGACACCGGCGAACTCGACAGCCTGTCCGGTCGGATTGACGGCAAGGTGATCGATGTCGACACGATCCATGAAACGCTGGATCAGGTCGCGGTGCCGGTGCCGGGAACGTATGAGACTGACCCGAGGCTGATCCTGCGCGCCGCATCGCCGCGTCCGGCGACCGTGTTGGCCGTGGTGCCGACCGTCGGCACCAATGAGAAGTAGCGGTGAGCCTGACTGTCCGCCCCGCAACTCGCGCTGACATCGAAGCTTACGCCGGACGCCCAAGCGCGCAAACCATCCGCGCCGTCGTCGGCGAGCTTGACGGCAGGATCATAGGCATCGGCGGCATGTATCTGCAATCTGGCCGCTGGTATGCGTTTGCTGATTTGCCGGAAGAAGCCCGGAAATACAAAGTTCACATCATGAGAGCGGCGATCCGGTTTCTCGCCGACGCCCGCCGCTCCGGCGTCCGCATCATCTATGCCTGCCGTGATGAAGGCGAAGCCGGTTCCCTGAAATGGCTGACAAGCCTTGGTTTTGAGATTGACCCCAGATCAATGATATTTTTCCGTTGGAGGGCTTAATTGGCCGATCCGATTACCACAGCCATGATGGTTGCGACAATAGCCGGTTCCGCTGTGTCTGCGGCGGGTACGATCGCGGCTGGCAATGCCGAAGCGCAACAGGCTGAATATCAGGCCGCGCAGCTCGACATCCGCGCCAAGGAAGAACAGGCGCAAGGGCAGCAGGAAGCAAAACAGCTCCGTGAGCAGAAGGAGCGGGCGCTGTCATCGCTGACTGCACGCTCCGCAGCTTCAGGCTTTTCCGCAACCGATCCGACATCGCTAGCGCTCGCCGACGAAATCGAGCGCTACGGTACACTGCAAGAGCAGATGGCGCAATATGGCGGCAAGTCGCGGCGTACCGGGACCGAAGCCCAGGCGACAGGCGCAAGGATCAGCGGCAAGGCGGCGAAGAAGGGATCCAAGCTGTCCGCGGCGGCAACCATCCTCGGGGGGATTTCATCCGGATTGTCGAAATATAACACAGGGTCTGGCGGCGGTTCTTCCTCCGGCAGTTACAGGTACAGCTGATGGCCCGTCTTCCGACAAAGCAGGATCTGGGCGGATTACCCTCAGCAAAGACCGGCCGGCCGATCGCCAGCTATGATGTCACCGCCGTCGGCAAAGGCGTGCAGGATCTTGGCCGGGCGGTGTCTGGGGTTAGCAAAGACATCGAAAGAGCCGCAAGTCATGTCGACCCCGCGCAAGAGTTCGAAGCCGAACGCCGGTTCCAGGAATTCAAGTGGAACCAGAAACTCAATCTTGACGAGACCATGCGGAGCGTTGAGCCGGGACAGGCCGACGGGTTCGCCAACCGCTGGGTCGAAGGCTACAGTGAAGGCGCAAAGGAATTCCTGTCAACCGTTCCCGCTCCGCTCAAAGGCAAATACGACAACAAGCTGTTCAGCGCTGAACGTGAATTCTACGGCTCGGCATCGACATTTGCCCGCGGCGAACAGAAGCGAGTCTCGCTTAATCAGATCGAGGATGTCAAGAACACCTATGGATCGCGCGCGCAGGCTGGCGAACCGCTTGACGGCATCCGCACGGATTTTGAAAGTCTCGTCGGCGCCAATCCGTTCCTGACGGCGATCGAGAAAGATGAGGCAATCCGCAAGGGATATTCCGGACTTGAGGAATCCCATGTACTTGGCCGCATCGAGCGTGGTGACAATCTCAGTGAAATCCTGAAGGATCTTCACGGCGGCCAGCCGGATACGGACGAAAACCCGGAGATCAGGGCAAGGCCGTTTTCGCGGCCAACCAGCGACAGGAAACCCGTATCGCAGTTTGACGCAGGCATCAATGATGCGATCAATGCCGCAGCCGAGCAAAATGATGTCGACCCCGGCATTCTTGCCACCTTTGCCCAGATCGAAAGCAGCGGCCGCGCCGGAGCAAAGACCGGTTCATACAAGGGACTGTTCCAGCTTTCCGATGCCGAGTTCCGCAAACATGGCGGCGAAGGCAGCATATACGATCCGGTAGCCAACGCCAATGCAGCGGCGCGGAAACTGAAGGTCGAAGCGGAGACGTTCGAGGCTGCCTACGGCCGCGCTCCCAGCGTGCTCGATCTCTACATGGTCCACCAGCAGGGCGAAGGCGGCTATGCCGCGCACATGGCCAATCCCGAGCGTCCTGCATGGGAGAATATGGCATCGACCGGAGAAGGCCGCGAGAAGGGCGATAAATGGGCCAAGATGGCGATCTGGGGCAATATCCCCAAGGATGTCCGCAAGCGATTCCCCGGCGGCGTTGAGAGCGTTACAAGCGCTGATTTCGTCGAGATGTGGGGCGAGAAGGTTCGCCGGATTGGCGGCGTCGATGCTGCGCCCGCATCGGATGATACGAATGTCGTTTTCCTTGGTCCGTACCGGCACTTGCCATCTGAGCGCCGCCGCACCCTGATCGAAAAGGCCAAGATCGCCAGCCGCACCAAGGCAACTCAGGATACCAAGGACAGTATCGAGGAAATCCGCAATGAAGGCGTCACCATTCTTGATGAGAATGGCGAAAATGCGCTGGAGCGTGCCGAGCGCGTCCTGACGCGGAAACAGTTCACCGACCTGAAAGCGGATTGGCAGGAAGCCGAACTCGAATACCAGGCATTCAATGATATCAACAGCCTGACGGAACCGGAACTTGATGACCGTCTCCGCGAGACCGAACCGAAAGTCGGTGAAGAGCTGTATCAAATCAAGTCGAAACTGTACGACAAGGCGCTGAAAGAGGTGGAGAAAATCCGCACGCTGCGCGAGAAAGACCCAGCCAGCGCCGTATCAGATCTGCCCGGAGTGCAGGAAGCCGAGCAAGGCATCCGCGAAAATCCCGGCGATCCGCAGTTCGTTCAGGCGCTCGCGGCAGCCCGCATCGATGCACAGGCAAAGGTCGGCATTCCCGAAGGCTTGCAGTCCCCGATCACGAAACAGGAATCCCGCGTCGTGCTTGCCCCGACAAGAGGGCTTGAAGGCGATGCGCTCTATAAATCACTGGAAGAAGTTCAGGGCAAGCTGGAAGAGCAGTATGGACCCTATGCCCGCGTCGCGGCTGCAAAGGCGTTCGAATATGACGGCCGTTCGAAAGAGACGGCAGAAGAACTTGCCGGGTTCGTCGATGGCCTGTTCAAGGGTGAGAAGATCTCCGCATCGCAGATCCGGCGGCTTGAGTTCCTGAACGAGACCGATCTTGCGACACGCGCGTTCGGCGGGGATTTCGTCGGCGATCCGGTGCGGCAGTATCAGGGGCGGCCGGAAGGTCCGGAAACCGGCATGCCGGTGCAGGTCAATCCCGCGAACGCCTACCGCATGCGCAAGCCGCCGAAAGCGGCGATCGACGCACTGCAAGCCAACCCGCAACTGCGTGACCAGTTCGACGCCCACTATGGCTCCGGTTCGGCTGACCGCGTGCTCGTCCAGTGACCATCATCATTTCAAATCGCAAAGGCTGACCTTTGGCAGAGAACTTCTTTGAGCAGTACGGCTTTGCTGACGACGAAGCCGAACCAATCGCGCGCGACGTTCCCAGCGAGGGGCCGAAAAACTTTTTCTCCGTTTACGACCGCGAGCCGGACGCCACCGAAATCGTCACGCCAGAACCGCCTGCGCCTGTCACCCCGGATCAAACATTCGAACCCGTCGCCGGCGTCAAGGTCAACTGGCTTGCCGATGAGCATTACGAACGAGTTAACCGTGAGAACCAAGAGCGCAAGCGGCGCGAGAAGGAAACGCTGGACAAGCAGCGCGGCGACAGCTTCCTTGAAGGTATAGCAGATCCGCAGCAATATGGCGAGTTCGCGAAAGGTATAATCCCCGGCGCGATCCGGTTTGCCGGGTCCACGCTCAAGGGCACGGCCGGGCTGCAGTCATCCAGCATGCTGGCGAGCCAGACGGATGCCCAGCGTCAGCTTGCGATGTTCGATAGCCTCGATCGCGGCGAGCAGCCTGCCGACTCCACCGGATTTGAAATCGAAGTTTCCGCCTATCAGGGCATGTCGCCGGAACAGCGCCAAGCTTACCGGGAGCGCCTTGAAGGCTTTGCATCGCCAGTCACACCGACGACTGAGCGCACGCTATTCGGAGCGGGTCAGAAAGTCACCGACTTTGCCGAAAGCATCCTGCCCGCAGACCCGGCCTATCGGGAAGCGGTAGGGCGTCAGCTTGGCGAAGGCATCGGGTCTTTGCTCGCCGGTCTACCGGCCGGGTTCCTTGGCCGCGCGCCTGCGCTGGCGTTCTTTGGGACGGCAGGGTCTGGCGAAGCGGTTGAGCGTGCCGTCCAGCATGACAAGCAGCTTCGCAAGGAAGGCAAGCCGGGCCTGACCGAGCAGCAGATTGCCACATCCGCTCTGTGGGGCGTCGCTCCCGGCGCGACCGACCTGCTCCCTGTGGAAGTCCTGCTTGGCAGGCTGAAAATCCCGCAGCCCTTCCGGCGTCCATTCGCGCAAGCCATCGGGCGTATCGGAGGCCAAGCGTTCATCGAGGGTCTGCAGGAGGGGGGTCAGGCGTTCCTGCAGAACCTGATCGCCCGTGAAGCCTACAATCCTGAGCAGGGATTGACCGAAGGCATTGCGCCGGAGGCTGGTCTCGGCGCGGGCGTTGGCGGTATCGCCGAAGTCGGACGCCAGTTGATTGCACGGTTTGCCGGAGGCCGCAAGGGTGGCGGCCAGGCTACGGCGACAGACGATGATCTGACCATCGAAGAAATTGCCGAAGCCATCGACAATCCTATGGACCAGGGGCAGCAGGTTGCCCGTGAAACAAAGCAGGACAAGCTTGATGTAACGGAACAGGCTGTAGAAGCACCGCAGGAGCCGCAGGTTGCGCCGCAGACGAGCGATGTCGAGCCGGAGGCTGTGGACACGCAGGCGGCTCCAAACGCCGTACAGAACGAATTAAACCGCTATTTCAACGATGCGATAGAGATAGATGATCTATCGTCGGAAAGCCAAGCAGTTCTTGAGCAACTGACGCCTGAAGAACGGCAGGCGATTTTCAATGTAAAAAGCCGCGCGTCTGGTCGGTACGGTGCGGGCGATGAACTCGGCGCGACGGATCTTCTGGATGATGAAGATCTGGCGACGTTTTCAGCTGAACCGTCTGGAGAAGAACGGGCCGCAATAGATAGGCTTGCCGAACTTGCGGGCGAGACACAAGCCGAACCCGCCGCTCTCGACCCCGAACTCCAAGCCTACGAGCAGGAGTCCATTCTCCCGGTCATCGAGGATCTGGACGCCGAAGCCGGATCTCCCGTACTCGCAGATGCTTATAGCAGACTGACGCCGGATGAGAAAACCGAGATCATCAGCCGGATCTCGGAAAACGAAGAAGACATCGCCAATCTCATCGAAGAGATGGCAATCCGCAATGAAGACGCGCCGACCATTGCCGCAATGGCGATCCGTCGCGGTCTCAACGATCAGCAGATCGCACAGGTTCGCGAACTTGTTGCAAAAGCGTCGCCAGAACTTGCGGCAGGCTTCGATGAACTGATTGCCTCACTGCCGAAGCCGAGACAGGCGAAAGCCCAGCGCCCGGCACGGCAGACAGCGCAAATCCGCGATACGCTCCCCGTAGCCTATGATACGCTGCCGTCGCTGACCGTCGCGGAACTGAAGGAAGTCGCGCGCCAGACCGGCATATCGGCAACCGGCACGAAGGCGAATATTCTCAACTCTTTCAAAGAGCGCTTCAAACCGGACGGCTCGACAAGGTCGATTTTCGAGCAAAGCCGGTATGGCGATGATTATATCGCGCCGACGGAATTCGGACAAGCATCGCCGGAGCAGATCGCACAGGCCAAGGCCACGCTGCGCGGTGAGCAGGCAGAAAAAGCGCAAGCACCCCGGCGCAAGGAAGTCGGATCAACCCTGACCGATTTTGCGCGTGCATCCAGCGGAACCGAGATTGCCGAACGCTTCAACATCTTGCGGGAAGATGCTGCTTCGCTGCTGAAGCGCAATGTTTTTACGGGCGAAGCGAAGACGCTTGTCGAACGTCTGGCCAAAAAAGCTGCCGAAGGCAACGAGCATGTTCTGAACAACGATTGGGAAGCGCTCGGGCAAGTCGTTGGTGATATGACTGGCGATGCGGCAGCGTTGGATGATCTTGACGCAAGGCCGGTAGCGAGACTTATCACCCAATGGGTTAGCTCTGCCAACCGCCTGGCTCGCGAAGGTAACATTCCTGTCCCGGAGCGTGCTGCAGCAGATCCGCAGCAGATCCGCCAGTCCTTCGCATCCATCCTGAACAGCAAGACCCCGCGTTCAAAATGGGCGTCTACCCTCGGAATATCCGAAGAACAGCTTGCTCCGCTCATTGATGAAGCGGTAAGAAAAGGCTTCCTTCGCCGGGATAGAAACGGCAATGTCCGCCGTGTGCCGCAGTCCCAGAAATCGGGAAGCTTCGCGGCGATGGTGATCCCGGAGAACTTGCCCGATACAATCCCAGGTGTTGGCAATGTCGTGCTGACGCCGAAAGCGGAAGCCGCAAAGACCGAACTCAACGCCGCCCTCGACCGCGCCGCCGCAAAGATCCTCCCCGAAGCCGTCAGCATAGACGTTCGCGATAATATCGCAATCGCGACGCTAAGGCGAGAAGATCAGATGCTGGCGATAAGGGAAGAAACTGCGTTTCGCCGGTGGTTTGGCCAGAGTAAGATAGTGGACGAAAATGGCGAGCCCCTTGTCATGTATCATGGGGGAACCTTCGACGAAACCAATGACGGCATCTTTGGCCGAAAAGCGGGATCATACGGCTATTTCTTCTCCCGAAGCCCGGACTTGGCGGCATCATATGCTCCAGCATCAGGCAGGGTAACGACTGTATATCTTAGCGCTCAGAACCCGTTTATGCCAGAAAATGAAGATCATGTTGGCGCACAATGGGTCCGCGACTGGATTGACTTCTGGAGAGAGGAAGGCGGCTGGGTAGACAGGCACTCTGGCGAAGAAATGTCAGATGATGCTGTACTTGACCTGATTAGAGAAACGCGGCTCTACTCTTATGAAGAGACTGGACTGGGGCCATCTGAGCGATGGGTCGATTTTCTCGGCACCGCTGCGGACCATCATGATGGTTTTTTCGGCATAGATCCCACAGATGGGAACGAATTAATAGGCGTCGTTTTCGAACCGACGCAGATCAAATCCGCCACCGGCAACCGTGGCACCTTCGATCCAACAGACCCTCGTATATCTTATGCTCTCCGTACAGGACGGGGGCAGACAGAATCCGATCCATCTGCTATAGTGGGCGAGGATGCAGAAGCAGCCCGCGCGGTTGAAATCAGCAACGAGCTTGACCGTATAGACAGCGAACTCCGCAGCCTGTCCGCCGGGCTCGGTCGCATCATGCGCATCCCGTCAGCAAAACGCGAAGAACGCCGCAGGGAACTTGTCAAAGAGCGTGGACGGCTGATTGAGGTTTACCGAAACCTTCCGCTTGAGGCAAGGGCGGCGAAGGATCAGATGCTTGCCGTCCGGGCGTTCCACGGTTCGCCGCATGATTTCGACAGGTTCGATATGTCGAAGAGCGGAACCGGAACCGGATATCAGGAAGAAGCATCCGGCATCTATCTGAGTTCTGAGGAGCGCATTGGAGAATCTTACCGGATTGCGCTGACCGAAGTTCGCCTGACGATGAACGGCGAGGCGATCACCGATCCCGGTATCCGCTCATATGCTGTGGCAAAGCTCGAAGGCAGACTCGATCTTCTGGAGCAATCGGATATCGCGCTGCGCGAGCGCCTCTCCAAAGTGAACGCAGAAGAATTGCGTCCCGGCCAACTTGAGGAAATCGACCAGAGGTTGGCGGATATTGCGCTGGTAAAGGCCGCCGACATTGAATCGCCCGGCGTGCTCTATGAAGTCGAGGTAAATGCCGAGCGCGAGCAATTAGCGGACTGGGACGCAAAGCTATCTGAGCAATCAGAGGATGTGCAAGCATTCTTCAATGACAAGGGCATAGCTGAGCGATACTTCGCGGACGCTTACCGCTCGCTCGCCGCAACGCTTGGCGGGGCCGACCGTGCCAGCGCTGCATTGCGCGAGATCGGCGTTTCCGGTGTTCGATTCATCGGAGATTCTGGTGCAGAGAACTATGTAATTTTCGATGATTCAATCCTGAAGATCACGAAAAAGAACGGCAAGCCTGTTAAGGCGGCTGAGCGCCAGCAAGCCGTAGACCAGATGTTCGCGCTTCGCGCGTTCCACGGCTCTCCCCATGATTTCGACAGGTTCTCAATGGACCGGATCGGAACGGGAGAAGGCGCGCAGGCGTTCGGGCACGGCTTGTATTTTGCCGAAGAGCCAAATGTTGCGAAGGCGTACCAGCTCAAACTAGGGAAGGTCGATGCCGAAAGCTTAAGATTTTTCGACACTGTCGAGCCGGAAATGCAGGCATTCGCCCGCACTCAATGGCAGGAATATGTGAACAATGTTGGTGCTGATCGCGCCACGCTCTCCGAATTCCTGGATATGACATGGAGCAATCGCAAATACTCCGACCAGCACGCGCAGCTTCATCAGCTTGTCAAAAGCGGCGAGGTCACTGTCGACCCACGTTCCGGCGGCCTCTACGAAGTCGAGATCGACGTAGAGCCAGAGCAGTTGCTGGATTGGGATCTGCCGCTAAGCGAGCAGAGCGTAAAAGTAAGAGCCGCATTAGAAAATCTTGTAAATATCAGGCTGTCTAATGGTAAATTGGCTAGCCCCATTTATAGTCGAAAAGTTGCTGAAGATTTGGTCGCCAAACGGTCAGACTGGAAGGTCGTGTCCTTGCCAGATGATATGCCCGTCAGTAAGATTGCCGATGAAACGGCATCCGATTCCGGTGTCATGGAGGTACTCCGCGAAGCGGGCATTCCCGGAATCCGCTATCTGGATCAAGGCTCCCGCGACACCGGCGACGGCACCCGCAACATCGTAATTTTCGACGACTCCCTCGTCAAGATCACGAAAAAGAACGGCGAGCCTGTCTCTGCTGAAGAACGGCAGGGCGTTGTCGATCAGATGTTTGCTTTGCGCTCCGGCTCCGCAACAGAAACGCCAGAGTTCAAGCGCTGGTTCAGTGAGAGCAAGGTCGTCGATGAAGGCGGGCGGCCGAAAGTCGTTTATCACGGCACGCAGGCAGATTTCAAGGCATTCGATCCAAAGAAGGCGCATCGCTTCTCGATGGGTGCGCTGTATTTCACAGACAGCCCTCGACTGGCTGAAGACTTCACTGACATCCCGAGCCGGGAGTTACCGCCCGGACAGATAATGCCGGTTTATCTGTCGCTGCAAAATCCTGTGGTCGTGGACTTTGAAGGCCTGGCAATCCCCAGCAACATGGGAAAAGTTCGCAATGCGCTCGTTGAAGCCGCGCGAGGTGGCCACGACGGCGTTATCCTGAACAACGCGATCGATACGGTTGAAGGGCAGCCTTCGACGATTTATCTTGCATTCGAGCCCAATCAGATCAAATCGGCCATAGGCAACAGAGGAACCTTCGACCCGACCGATCCATCTATCGTCAACGCCATGCGTCGTCAGGATCAACCCGAAGCTCTAGGCCAGACAGATCCCTACAACATGCTTATCTCCATAGGCATGAACGCAGTGGAAGCCGAGGCAAAAGCAAAAGGCGTCACCACAGTTCAGGAAGCCGTCCGGGTTCTCCGCCATGAAGCCGTTGAATTCTTCAAGGCAATGGGCATGTTCACCGAGAAGGAATGGAACACGTTCAAGACGGCGGCAAGGCGTAATGGCTGGGTGGAGACAACCGGCGTCCGGCAGGCTTACGAGGCCGTTTACAAGGGCGGCATGAGTGAGACGGAGATGAACGATCTCCTCATCAAGGAAGCCATCGCCGAACAATATAGCGAATTCCACCTCGGCAAGAAACAGTTCACCGGAACCATCGCCGCGGTATTCCAGAGGATCAAGGATTTCATCGCCCGCGTCTCCAGCTTCATGCGAGGCGATGGCTTCCAGATATCGGATGATGTTTTCACCCGGATCGATGAAGGAGAGTTCAAGGCACGGTTCAATGAGGCGTTTCCGGAGTTTGCGCCGGAGGTGGCTACCGGTACGCGCGCCATTCAGGCGACGGCTGGCCGCATTGCCGACAGTCCCGTTCGTCAGCCGAAGGCTGGGACTGAACGTCCGGATCAATCCTTGGCCGATCTCGTCGGCGCATTCAACAAGGCGCTCGGGCTCGTCGTGCGACAAGGCCGTCTCGACCCCGGATTGAAGCGCCGCGCCAGCATGGCGGGTCAGGATGTTCGCGGTCAGACCTCAATGGAGACCGGCGTCATCCGGCTCCGCGTCTCGAACGAGATCGACACGCTTGCCCATGAAGGCGGTCATGCGCTCGAAAACCGCTTCAAGGCCGACTTGGACGCCATCAAGCTGACCCATGCAGCCGAACTAACCCCGCTGGCTTCCCCCGGCCCTGACGCGCTCTCTGAGGGCTTTGCGGAATGGTTCCGCCGCTATGTCACCAATCCGGCGGCAAGCACGCGGGCGGCTCCGGGCTTCGAACAGGAATTCGAGGAGTTCCTCGATGCGCAAGATCCCGACTTACTGGCAAGCCTGCAATCCATTCGTGACGGTTATCAGCAATGGATCAATGCGCCATCCGGCGGCGCGGTCGCGTCTTCCATCGTTACCACGATCCAGCCGGGAAGCGTCAAGGAAATCGTGACCGAATTCAAGGAAGAGGGACTTCGCAACACCTTCCACAATTGGATCGATCGCGCCTACACGGCCGTCTTCGACGATCTGCACCCGATCCGCATGGCGGTTGACGGTCTGCTGGAAATCGCAAAGCAGAGTTTCCCGGCGAACGTCCGCGACAAGATTGATGTCAAGGCGACCAACAACGCCTATAAGCTGCTGCGACTTGCGCGTGATGGCTATGCGGCCGGACACATGGATTTGCTGCACGGGGTTCACGATTACAAGAGCATCACGCCGCAAGGGCCGGGGCTGCGAGAGGCTGTCGCAACAGCATTCGGCGGTCTCGATAAAACTCAGTGGAACGAAGAAGTCTCAACCGACTTCGGTGCTTATCTGACCTCCCGCCGCATGGTGCAGGAATGGGGCCGGTTCCAGAATGGCGACCTCTCCGCGCCGCCGGACAAGTTCAGCCTTGCCGATCACCAGCAGGCGATCAAGGATTTCGAAGGCAAATATCCCGGCTTTACTCAAGGCGCGCAACAGGTCTACGAATATCTGAACAACATGCTGCGCAAGAAGCGGGATGCCGGGCTGATCACCCCGGAGCTTTACGATGAACTGATCAGCCGGCAGGATTACGTGCCCGTAATGCGCGATATGAGCGATCGCGGCGGCGTCGAAGGACGGTCTGCGGCTCGGAAAGACAAATACTCGATCATCAGCCGGTTCCGCGGCTCGCAGCGCGATGTGATCAATCCGCTGGAATCAATTGCCAAGGACAGCTACGAGACGGCGATGATCATCGCGCGCAACGATGCGATCAGAGCGCTTGACGCGCTCGCCCGCGCCGCCGGGCCGGTTGGCGGCAAGTTCGCCGAACGCATTCCCTCGCACGAAATGAAGGCGTCGCAAGCCAATATTCAGGAGGCGATAAAGTCTGCATCGCGCGCTGCCGGTATCGATCCGGCCGACATGCAGATCATGTTGCAGGCTGTAGACGATCAGCTTGGCGGCAATGCGGTCGCGCAGATCTGGCGCGCCGGGGAAGTGTCGGAAAAAGGCGAAGCCATCATCTACCTGTGGGAAGGGGGCAAACGCATTCCGCTTCGCCTGGCTGACGGCAAGTTCGGCCACGATATGCTGCATGCCATCACGGGTCTGAACCGGGAGGCAACGGAGTGGTGGGTCAATCTTTTGTCCCTGCCGTCAACGGCGCTCCGGATCGGTGTGACAGCATCCGCTGATTTCATAGGCGCTAATTTCCTGAGAGACCAAATGTCGGCATGGGTGCTGACGCGAGACTTCGTTCCCTTCTATGACGGCGCCCGCGGTATCTATAACGATCTGACGCTGAGCGATGTATCGCGCATCTACTCCCGCGTCGGCGGCATCATGGGCGGTGCGAACGTTGCGGCCCAGCATGAAAGCCGGATCAAACGCGAAATCCTTCAGCTTCGCCGCAAGGGCATCAGGTTCACGCTCAATCCATTCACCCGCGATTTCTGGCGCATGACGGAATTCGCCGAAACTGGCACGCGCCTTGGTGTATTCCAGAAGGCGTTCGACAGATCCAAGACAGACGGTTTGACCGATTGGGAATCCGCCGTCGAGGCTGCTTTCATCGCTCGCGACTATATCGATTTTGGCCGGCGCGGGTCAAGAATGCTTTCTGCACGACGCCTCATCCCCTTTTTCAACGCAGCATTGCAGGGCCTGGATCGTGGCATCCGCGGGCTCACCGGCAAGGTCGATGCCGACAGGGTTTTGCGCACGGCGATCAGCCCGTACATCAAGTCCCGCACCGGTCAGCCTCTCAGCATTGTCGAGCAAGGCAACATGAAGCAGGCGGCGCAGGTCTGGGGCTATATGGTTGCACTCGGCATGATTGGCCTCGGGCTCAGTTTGCTCTACAAAGATGACGAAGAATACGAAGAAATCAGCGATTACGTCAAGGCGACGCACTGGCTGATCCGCGTTAACGGTGAATGGGTGCGCATCCCGAAGCCGTTCGAGTTGGCATTCTTCTCCAACCTTGTAGAGCGCACGTTCGATTATACCTATCGGGATGACCCCACATCGATCGAACGTTTCATCGACGGGCTTTATGAAATCACCGTTCCGCCGCATTCTGCTCCAGGCGTTGCTGTAACGACTGAGCTGATCACGGATCACAGCTTCTTTTCCGGGCGCCCGATCGTCGGCCCGTTCCTGAAAAGCCTGCCGCCGGAATTGCAGTTCAACGCCTATGCGTCGGAGTTCGGGAAATGGTTCGGCAAGCAGGCCGGAGTTTCACCGGCTTATGTCGATCATTTCATCACCGGGTTCGGTGCATCCTACGGCCGTGAATTCGTGAACGCATCCGATCAGTTCATGCCCGCGCTCGGGAAGGTAACCGACGGTGCATTCGGATTGCCGACGGGGCCGGTTGCCGATCCGGCTGTGCAGGACTATTTCTTCATCCGCCGGTTCACGACCGATCCAAAGCGCGGATCAACGTCCGTTCGCCAGTTCTGGGACATGATGTCGATGGAGAACGGCACGTTCGTTCAAGCGGCGAACGGATACAAGCATCTCGTCGACAAGGTGCGCGATGTCATGGGTGCGCAGGAATTGCTTGACCGGCTGCCGGACGAAGAACGCGCCTATGCCCTCCTCAAGGCTGGCAATAGCGGCAATCGCTCGAAATATCGCCGCCTGCATCCAATGGAGCGGGCGCAAGAGCTTGTCACCATCACCGGCGGCATGAAGAAGGAAATCAACCTCAACCGGCTCTACAAAGGCGGCAAGGGCAAGCAGATCGAACTGACGCCGCAACAGATGCGCACCGTCGCCGATCTTCTTTCCGACATCTCCATGCGCGAGGCGCGCAACGCGCTGATCGCATTGAAAGTGCGGGGCTGGGAACAGAAAAAGCCGCTCCGGGTCGATACGGTCTTTGATGAACTGGAAGCCGCGGCGCCGGACGTTCACAAGGAACTGGTGGACCGGATCAAGGGCAAGAAGCTTCCGTCTTATAATGATGTCGTGAAAGGCTGGCCCGTCGCGCGGGAGCGCATTCTTGAAGACGGTCAGAAGGCGATCATCTCCGATCTCTATCGTCGGGACTTCTCGATCGGTGAAGGCGCGCCGCTGCAATAGCTATTGCCCGGTTTTACGAAGCTGCGGCGGGCAAAGCTCTCCGGACACCCTGATCCTTGCCATCGCCAATTGACCGCGCTTTCGTGTTTCGGCGGTCAAGCGATCTCTCCGATCCTGAAGTTTTGTGCGGATCTGCGCGTAAACCAGTACCGGCATCATTGCGATGGCGAAGATGATGAACCCAGCGTATGCTATCGCAAGCATCACCGAAATGGCCTGAAACGCCAAATAAACCAGATGCAAAATCGTAGCGATGAATTCAAGAATAAATTGAAGCATGCCCGTCTCCGCGATGGTTGAATAAAATGAAAAATCCCCGCCATTTTACCGGACGGGGATCAAGTTTCAAGCGTCGATATTTTCATTTGCGGCTCGCGTGATCTTAAGGTTCGAATTACGAGCCCGCATTTTCCGTCCGTCAGGTTTCTGAAGCGCTTCCTGAAGCATCTTCTGTGTCTGGACTGGCGACCAGCGTTTTGCGCGGGTCTTCTTTTTGGCCTTGGCCGGTTTGAGGGTTTTGACCTCGGGTTTGGCTTCTGGCGTTGCGACAGGTTTCGCTGCCGCAGTATTCAAAGCCCGCATTGCTGGCACGGACAGCCAGACGAGAGCTTCGAGAAGCGCAAGGAACAGAACGGCGTTAACCGCTCCAAGACCGCGCGCTGTGCCCTCGACCTTCGTTCCTGCCGACATGGAGATCATGACGGCAAGCCCGGAGGCTTCAACGGGCTTCGCCTGAGAACGCGCATTGCGGGCGCTCTGAAGCTTCAAGGTGGCTTCGTCGGCGCGAGCCTGAAGCGCCCTGCAGTTGGGGCCGCATCCGCGGTCGGCGGCTTCAGCGGTCACGAGAGCGCCGAGATCGGCAACGCTCTTTTCCAGTTCGGAGATGCGCTTTGCCTTGTCCGCATAGACGGCTTCTCCGTGCTGTGCTTCGATCAGGTGCCGTCCGTGCCGGTCGGCGTAATAGTTGGTGGCACAGAACAACGACACGAGCACGCAGACGATTGCAGTCGATCTCATCTGCATGGACCAGCCGATAATGCCGGCAACGATCGGGATTGCGATCTTGCCAATGTCAGCTAGGCCGAAGGTGATGCCGGCAGCTAAGCCGACATTCAGTCCGTGGGAGACGTTCAGCACGAGGCTGACGATCCCCGCCGCAAGAGCGATCAGAAGCAGGACGCCGCCAATCGTCCATTGCGCCCAGCGCGGGAGTTTGCTAGGCTGTTTCATGTGATTTTCCTTTCAAGGGGTTTTTCACAATGGCCCGGTCGAGCGCGCGAACGCTTTGCCGGGCATTTTCGTGGTTTATTCGATTGTCAAAGATCAGACGCAACAATGGCGTCAAAGACAAATATAGCGAAAGGCTATATGCCTGTCAAGCGCTTTTTAGCGAAATAGTTTGATTTTTATAGCGTAACGGTGTATATCTTGCGGTTGTAGCTTAAAATCGTTATCCAGCAAGGATGGCTAGGATCATGATGCACGGTCGCGAACTGCGAGATGTTCGAAAAAAGATGCGCCTCAATCAAAAACAATTCGGTGACATAGTCGGCGTTCACTGGACGACGGTTTCTGATTGGGAGCGAGATACCGCAGATGTGCCGCATTACGCAGCATTGCTCGCTACCGTCATGGTCGATGACCCGATGCTTCGGGATAAGATCGAGAAGATGGTGGGGATATGAAAATGATAGAACCTCCCAATGATGTTCTTGATCTGGTGATTACTGAGCCGACAACGGGATGCTGGCTTTGGGGCGGTCGACTGCAGACCGATGGCTATGGTATGTTCTCAAGCGATAGCCAAAGCTATGCAGCACACCGCTACGTGTATGAATTGTTGAAAGGTAAAATTCCGTACAGTTGGGTCATTGACCATGTGTGCGAGATGAGATGCTGTGTGAATCCTGATCACTTGAAGGCGGTGACGGTCGAGGTAAATGCACGCCGAGGCAGACATTGCCGACCGTGGAGAACATGGAAAACCTTGAATGAGAACGGCCAGTATCGAAAGCCGTATCGCCCTATCGTAAGAGGCGACATATTCGAGATGCTGCCTGATGCTGGCGTGCAGTGGTTTTCCCAGCTTAGTTCTTGTCGCCATCTGCGACAGGCCGCTTAGAGCTTCGAGAAGACGGATTGAGGGTAGTATGAGCGAGACAAAGCCGACAACTTGGGATGACACGCTCGCGCGGCTTTCGCCGGAAGATCGCGAGAAAGCACAGTTGGATGTCGATATATGGGGAACAGCTTTCGTCCGCGTCTGTGGAGACGGCACCGTTGAGTATTGGCCAGCGCAAGAGGTTCGCATGTTTGTGAAGCAGGGCGTGCCGTTCCCGACGCATCTAGTCGGGCCTCCCTCCCAACCCAGCGGAGAGTAAAGAGATGAGCGAGACCATCAAGACCGAAGATGAGTACGAAGCTGCGCTGCAACGCGCCGATGCGATTTTCGACGCCGAACCGGAAACGCCGGAAGGCGATGAACTGGACCGCCTCTGCAACGAAATCGTCGCGTATGAAGACGCCAACTATCCGCTGTAACCGCCTCTAAAAATCCTCAGTTACACCAAGCCCCCCTTCTCCGGGGCTTTTTTATTGGGAAACCAACCGAGCGATAAATGCTATATTTTGGAAAACGAAATCCGGGAAGCTTAACGGCTGCCTCGCCCGGTGATAGCCTTATATTTCCCTTCGGGACGTACAACGATAGCGGCGCATCAATCGGAATTGGCGGAACCCTTGCGGTCTCTGATATTGAGGTTCTGAAAGACGGCGCGGCGACCGTCAGGGCGACCGATAGCGGGTATTCGTTGATCAGCGACACTGGTCAGGTCGGCGACCGGGTAGGTTTGCATAGGGTCAGGATACAGCTTTTCAACACGGCTGACGACCCATCTTTTTATGCCGTGGGATCGTCCTATCAGGCATTCGTCGACAGCATAACGGTTGACGGGCGAACGGTTCGATTCTGGCTTGGGACATGGGAGATCGGCGAGCCCCGCGCCAATGTCGTCGCCTTCAACGATACCGGCGTTAATGACCGCCTCACCAAAATTCAAGGCGATGTAGACACCGGATTGCGCAACGTCATTGCTGATTTGGACACCGGACTTCGCGCCACGCTCGGGGATTACGACACCGGTATCCGCGCTCTCCTGTCACTCCGTGACACAGGCGCCATCGCAGCAGCAGTCTGGGCCAAGGACGCCCGTACGCTGACAGGTTGGTCATTCGATACTGGCGTTCAGCAGGCAATTGCCCGTCTTGACACGGGTCTGAGCGAGACGATTGACCGTATTCTTGTCGATACGGACACGATAGGCACGCCAACGGACTTCGGTAGCGGCGCCACTCTCGCCGGCAATAATGTTGATTTGATCGATGACATCGGAGGTATCGGATCGTCAACCGGATCTGCGCTCAGTATCGACGCGGAAACCGACAACACTGCGGGCGGCATTTCCGGCGTTACCAGCGGCACGACACTTATCGGATCGCAAACAGGCACCTTTGCCAATACATCAGCCGAGGATCTCAGTTACCACACCATTACGCATTCCGGGAATGCGATCGATATCGTCTATCAGTTCCTCATCGGTGCAGGCACAGCGCCAGTACTGTGCGTATGGAAGGGATACCTCACCGGCAACAATGACACTGCCACCATTTCGGCATGGAACCATGTGAGCGGCGCATGGGAGTTGATGGCCACGATCGCCGGTCAGTCAGGTACGGTAAATATTACGCACAACTGCCCGCTTTTCACAAGGTTCGTTGGGACATCCGTTGCCGAACTTGGCAAGGTTTACATCAGGTTGCATTGCACAGGCCAGACATCGCCAGTGCTTAACACTGATCAGATCTATGTGTCATACGCGGTTACATCGGCTGACATCACCGCCATCAAGGCCAAGACCGACAGCCTGACATTCACGGTGGCTGGCTTCGCTGATGTAAATATACAGGCGGTCAATGATGTGACAGTCGGCGGGACTGGCGATACTGGAATCGGGACGCCGTGGGGCCCGGCATGACGACGGTCACCAAGCGTGTCAGCGGGACGGTCGCGGAAGACATCAGCAAACGCATCACCGCCGCCGTTACGATCGATGTCACCGCGCGAGTATCCGGCCTGATTGCCGACGGAAGCTCCAAGCGCGTGGATTACTTCGACGCCGTTGCCGACAATATTTCAGATCCATGGAACGGTTCATGGGGGAACAGTTGGGGCAATAGTTGGAGGACCGTGACGGCAGGTTTTGCGGCCGAACCCGCCATTGACGTCACGGAGCGAATTGGCTCCGCCCCATCAGGCGGCATTACCAAACGTGTGACGGGGGTTTAGTAATGGCGGATATCAACATCCCTCCCTTCGCACAATCGCGCTTCACGCATTCGCCGCTGATTTATGGCGGGGGGATAAGGAAAGCGGCTGCTGGACCCGCAACGCCAGCTTCACTTGCCTTTTTGCAGGCGGCAGCGGACGGCACCAATCAAACGACCTACAATTTCGCAAGTCAGAATTTCGGGGATGAAGACGCGACGCGTGAAATTGTTGTCACTGTTCACTGGTATGGTCTAACCGGCGCCAGTGCATTAAATTCTGCTTCAATAGGCGGCGTTTCCGCAACCATCCATGTCCAGAATAATGATGACCTTGGCGGCGCATTCGTTGGCTCAGCGATCATATCGGCTTCGGTGCCAACCGGCACAAGCGGGACGATCAGCGTCACCTTCTCAGCACAATGCCTTGGCGCGGCAATCGGCGCTTATCGAGTGATAAATCTTAGCTCAACCACACCTCATCACACAGCCAGCGATGATGATGATGTCATCAATATGTCCCTGAATATTCCGGAAAATGGTGTTCTTGTCGCCTGCGCTATGTTCGAAACAGCAGGTGTCGTGGCAACATCTGGAATGACTGAGGATTTTGATGCTACGCTTGAATCCGCGGTGCAATATGTCGGTGGAAGCGGGACAGGATTGTCACAAGAGACAGGACGCGCACTCAGTTTTGATGGTGCAGTCGGCCCCAATGGCGCGGCGGGTGTTGCCGCGAGCTGGGCGTGAACATGGACGCCAGCAATCTCGATACGGGCGACCTGCCGCCCTATACGGTGTGAAGGCTGCCTGAAGGCCTGTGCACAAACCCTCAGACAGCCTCTTTGCGTGCACTATGGGTTTAATGTACGCGCGACTTTTATAGCAAAGCAGGTAGCCTTTTGCAAGATTGACTTGAACCACGCAATCTCAAATCCAGCCCCTTCTCAGGGGCTTTTTCTTTGAAAGCCTTTACCGAAAGGATAGCGTATGCAATGGCTGATTGACCTTATCAAAGCGATCTTTGCCGCTATATTCGGCGGGATTTTCCCAAGAGCCCGTTATTTGCGGAGGGTTGTGAAAATGTCTGCTCAACCGACCAGCCCTTACGCAGCCTTTGTAGGGCGCAATTCTTACTAATTCCGGATAGTTCCGCAGCTTCGGCTATAGTCATCCTGCGGCCATGAACTTCAACATGCCGGTTAAAGCGCGTGTTTCTGCCTTGTTGCTTATAAGTTGCCCAAAGGCAGTTGTCCTTTGAATAGTGATCGTCGTTGTCCCGACGATCAAGCGTATATCCCGGCGGACGATCGCCCATATCTCGATAGAAATTCTCAAAGCTATCGCGCCATTCCGGACAGACCTCTATGCCGCCGCCATAGTTCTTGTATTCCTTCCGATGCGTGGCGTAGCAACGCCGCCGCATTTCGGTCCACGAGTTGAACGTTGGCGTCCCTGTCATTCCATGCGTCGTGTTTTGCTCTTTGGCAGCTCTTGGTAACGTCAAGCGTCTCTGGCAGCCGCAGCTTTTTGAACGACCACACCTTAGGTCCGAAGTATTTACCATCCTTCTAGTTCCGCATACGCACACACACTCTGAGAATTTTCCGAGGTTTGTAACCTACGTCCAAAGTCCAAATTGCATTGCAATCTCCATCTTTCTCATGGCGATGAGATTACTTGGATTTGCAACTGCTTTCAATGGAAAGTACAAATGATCTCACAGCTAAAAGCACTATTTCAGTATATCTGGCAGTTGCTCGGTTTTATTCCGGGCGTGCCAACGCCACAACGTCCAAAGGACTTGCCGCCGGAAGCTCCGTCAACAGGTGAACCTAAATGGCTCAAGATTGCGCGCGGCGAGCTTGGCGTGAAGGAAGCACCAGGTGCGGCGAACAATCCGCGCGTGCTAAAATACTATGCTGACGCGGGCTTTCCTGAAGTCAACGCGGATTCTGTCGCATGGTGCGCGGCCTTTACCGGGGCGTGTCTTGAGCGTGCCGGTTACGCCAGCTCGAAGAGCCTTGCGGCGCGATCCTATATGCAATGGGGTAAGCCGGTGGCGAAGCCATTTCCAGGATGCATAGCGGTTTTCAGCCGTGGCGACGTTCGAGGTTGGCAGGGACATGTGGGCTTTTTCATCGATGAGGACGCGAAGGGTATCCGCATTCTTGCCGGCAACCAGAGCGGCGATCAGGTTTCCATCGACCATCAAGACCCTGGCCGGCTGCTGGGCTACAGGAAGCCGTCTACGCCCATGAATTCACGGACGGTCCAGTCTGCCGCGCTCGGCATCGTCTCGGCGGGCGCGACCGGAACTGCAATCCTCGACAGCCAAACCCAGATCATGGGCATCATCGGCGTCCTGAAGGATCTCGGAACGTCGCTGCCGCAACTCATGCTGTTGACCAGCGTGCTGTCAGTAGCAGCCTTCGGGATCATCATATGGGCGCGCTACGATGACAACAAGGAAAAGGGGCGCTGATGCTTGGCTTCGGAAGCAAGTACCTGATTGCGGCGCTCGCGGGCGCGGGCGCAATCATCTCCATATGGACGCACGGGTATTCGACCGGTGCTGACGGCAAAGCCGCCGCAGTCGCCGCGCGCGATATCCATTGGCAGACCCAGATCCAAGAGGCAAATGATGAACTCGACGCCATACGCAGGCAGGCGCGTCAAGCTGCTGACCGCACTCCCCCTACTCCTGCCGCTCGCCCTGATAGGGTGCGGCTCTGCGAGCAAAGCCCCACCTGCCGTAAGGATGGTTAACACAGCATGCGATGACTTCAAGCAGCTATCCTGGCACGTTGATGACACGATCATGACTGCGGACGGGGTGAGAGCGCATAACCGGCAACACGCCTGCACCTGTAAAAAGCCGCAGCCGAGCTTTTGTAAAGACGAATGACCGACCGCCTAAAATCCCTCACCGCGCTCTATCTCGTTATTCTCGGCTGCGCTCTTGCCGTCGTCTCCATGAAGGAAGACGATTACCGCTCGCGGGCGTCACGCCTCGACTTGAAAGTCATGACGCTGGAGCTTAAAGGCCAGTCCTCCGTCATTGACCGCATGGGCGTTCTGCGCAATCAATCCCGCGCGAAAGCTGAACAATTCGAAGCCGCCATGCTCCTGCTGACGATCGGACTTGTGATCGGATCGCTCGGCGCTCTGTTCGCCGCGCCGCTGGCGTTCATTCCGCTATTTGTAAGCGGGATTGCAGTGGCCGGGGCTGGTTACTTCGTCTGGCTGGCGGTGTGAAAGAAGTATGGTTTTAAACCATACTTCACGCGACGATCATGGCCGTGGCGTCACGAAGATGTTCTATACAGCGCACATTTGAAGATGTTCTACTGAGCGCACCAGTCACCCGCGATAGGTTAACGGAAACGGGGTTCGGTTAACATGATGCTGCGCGCTGCCTGCCAATTGGACTAAGCGCGCATTCAGGTGGGGAAAAGTGACGCGATCCATTTTTCTGTCGCGAAAAGTGTCGGGAAGTTAGGCGCTACACCCGTAACAAAATCAGTCATGATCCTTCATCCAATTCTTTCCACCGATCGCAAGGGCCGGATTCTCGGTTGCAGTTGGAAGTCATGCAACGCTTGACCCCCACATCGTTGTTCCAACCACACGGGAAGCGATTTCTATGCAGGGCGCGAATATGCGCAACATATAAATCCTGCCTCTTCTCGTCCGGAAGATCAGGACGATCACCAGGAAAGCACTCGCGAGGGTCTTCTACTATTCGTCCGTCTGAGTAGTGGATTTTCATCTATCTGGCTCGGTCTGCTCATGCAGTTCCTTGCGTAGCGTGCCCCAAGCTTCGATGTACTCTTGCTGGTTGAAGCGCATGTGAAGATCATCAGCCATAGACGAGACGGTGTACCCAACTCGCGGGTCGTCGCGCGTGTGCGCCTGAACGAGAGTGCGGATTGCAGAACGGAGCTTTGATCGTTCGGCTTGCAGGATCAGATTCGTCTGTCCGATGATTTCCGTGTTGTCGCCGTGTTCGACGACGATGGGTACGGGCGTCTGTTGGGCGATTTGACGCCACCGCTCAACTTCCCTTTGAAGCTCGACGATGTCTTGTCTGAGAAGACGCTCTTCGTCGGTTTCTGCAAATCTGCTTCCGTAAACATGGCGCATCTGAGTATCTCTTAACCGATTGAATCATCTGTAGATTATACCACAGACTTAAGCAGCGGATATCGGAAACACCCTGTAATCCGTGATATCCCAGCGTTCATAAACGAAGCGTTTGCAACTCATGGCTTATCCCCCGCGATACACAAAACCCTTTGTGCATTGCTTTACACTGAATTCAAGACACTAAGCAGCGTGGCAAGCGCCGATGGTTGAGATCGACGACTGCCACTGACCACCAGACGAAGAAATAGCTTCGCCAAATGGCTGATCCAACATCCACCAAATATAAGGCAAAGCAAAGGCAATGAATACTCAGACATCGGAGCAAGCCGTCAATGGGCATGACAGAAAACATGTCGGATCATCTTGCCCTGATCAGAATTCGAGAAACTCAACTGGATATGCTCCATCGGCAGAAAGAGTTGCACCAGCGCCAAGGGATTATCTACAGGGAAATCAAGGAACTGAAAGCTTTGATTACCTCTATGCGATCGACAGAGGCGCAGCCTCCGTCGCGGAGGTTCACCGACGTTATTTTGGACCCGCTGTCAGCGCCGATAATCAAGTGGGCGACTGGTATCCTGATAATTATCTACCTCGCCAAAGGCGGAGACCCCGCCGCCGCTATTGGATGGTTGACCGGGATGCCGTGACGTACTATGCGAAGCTTGCCGGGCATGTGATATTCTGGGGCAGCATCGGTGCGATTGCCGTCGCTTTGATCGTCGGCTTGTTCTGAAATGTCCGACGATCTCACCGGCCGCGTCGACCGGCTGGAGACAGACGTTCAGAGACTTCTTGACCGCCCGCAAAATCCAGGCTTTTCTCAGGTTATCGGCACGTTGCTCGCAACGCTTGGAGCATGTGCGATTGTTTTTGCATTTGCTAAATTCCATCTCTATGAGGCGATTACGCCAGTAACGCAAAGCGTCACCATGCTTCAGCAGAAATTCGACGCCTCGGAAAGAATGGCCTTAGAGGCCCGCGTCGAGCTGGAAAAACGAACCTACGAAGTTCGTATTGAATCGGAAAAGATGGCAAACGAATCCAGAATACAAAGCGCTGTTCTTGAAGAGCGCACGAACTGGATGCGCTCGCAAGGGGGATGGAAGCCGGAATAGCCGCCCCCTATATGGAATGGTGTCTCGGGCCGCTAAGAGCGGGACGGGGCTATTCGCCGGATGATTGGGCACTGTATGCCGGAGGCGCAAAAGCTATTTCCCTGTACCGTTCCGAGCGTCTCCAGCGGGTGATGGCGTAATAAACGTCTCTCGGGCCAACCCTTTCAGGGATCAGAATGCGGTTATTTAGGGTGGTACGGAGGTTGTCCAGCTCTTCCCAGTCACCGATTGGATAATCGCGAGTATTCGAAAGGACTGGATATTCGGTATCATAAAACAGGCCATCCCTATCGCGCGTGATTAACGGTCCCATTTCCCTCTCCTATTCATCCCGGGGTTAATCCGCGTTAGGGTCTTTCCCCCAAGCTTCAGTGCTGCGTCCTCGAAACCAGGATTCGATATCGGCATTCTGCTCTCTCAAAGACTGTCCGTTCGGGCATATGCAGAAATTCAGCCGGCCCACGCGAAAACCTGCCGGCGTTATGCCAGATGCGCGTGAATCGATAATTCCCCAATTGGCGCACAGTGTGCAATGCCTATCCAGGTAGTGTTTTTGCCAATAAGCTTCTACGGCGGCGTCGCTCATCTTCCTCTCCATCAGGCTGACGCCATATCCCGCGCCCATCGCCTCGTCTGCCATCAAGGCTCATCAGTCAAATCGTCTGGATGAACGCCGTACAGTGCCGCTACGGCATCGCGCATTTTCATCTTGATGTCTTGCAGCGTTTCGCGCAAATATTGGTTGCGGGCTTCGATCTCGCTTACACCGTTTTCGTGGGCGATCTCGGCGCTTTCCAGAACTTCCCGAGATATGTAGTCCAGATCAAACGCGCCGCTGTGTGAATAGCCGATAAGCTGGGCAAACTGTTCCCAATCTTCGCGGCTGAAATCCATCACTGCGAGCTGGTTCAAGTCAAACGGCCCGGCTTCAAGAAGAAAATCGACAATCGCATTTTTCTTGAACCGAAGGACGCCGCTGTCGGTCATGACAAGAGGCTGTATCGGGTGTAGCTTTTCGCTCATTCTCTATTTCCTTTCCTCCCCCGCGTATAGAGCGTGCGCTAGATGCTCCATCCCTTTACGGGGTCATCCCATCCGGGACGGTTTTCGTTCAGCCAGTTCTCGCCCTCTTTGTGCAGCCGATCGCGTAGCTCCCAATCGCCGATATATTTGGCTTCCCCCAAGCGATGGATTTCAATGCCAGCGTCTTCCACGACAACTGGAAGAAACTCATTTTCTTCAAGACGGCGGTCCTCTTTCGGGTAAAGGCTTGTAACCCTGAATCTCGGCACCAGATGTGCGTTAGCATGACGGTCATAAAAAGCGGCCTTGTAGAAGATTGCAACACGGCGTCGGCCTTGCTCATCGAGAATATCGGAATGCATGGAGTGATCAGTCGCAGCCCGCGTCCAGCCTTCTGGAAGTTTTGCCGAGACGAATATATCGTCAACGTCATCGCCAAACTCGAATCCAAGCGCCTCGAAGGCTTCACGATTTGGGCTCATTTCCTTCGGCATGTTGGTTGACGCCACGAGCGCCTCTTGGCCGCGCTTCTCCTGCGCTTCAATGCCGCCTGGAGTCGAAGCAACCAGAAAATTTTCGAGGTCGCCCTTTGCGAGGGCTGAAATAGCTGCGGGGTTATTTCCTTTATTCATCTCAGTTTCCTTTCATTGTCATTCGCGTATAGAGCGTGCGGGGGAATGGGTGTTAGGCCATTGTCACGATCAGACGTCGTTTGAACCCGGTACCCTCGATCCTCTTCTTGACGATGCTCCGGCGCACAAGCGCATCGATCGTTCTCATCTCGACGCCAAGCGGAAGCCGCCATCCGTAGCCGATGGTCTTCGCCGGTATTTCCAATGGTCGCTTCATCAGCACCTCGACGATGCGTTCTTGAGCCGGTGTAAGCTTGTATTCGCTCATCTCATCCTCCGTGAGCTTTCTCCGAACTCCCCTCTACCCTCTTATATACGGAGAGCATGGCGCGTTCGGTTAGAACAGGTGCCGAACGTGCCGATGGTTCTGGTACCGCGACGCTTCCAACGTTCATGATATATCCCATCCATAATTGACGACATTATCGGCATACGTCGCGCGTTGGAACAACAGCGAACTCGCCGTTTCCAATGATAAAACCGTTGATTTGCAAGGTGAATTTATGGAGCGGGCGATCGGATTCGAACCGACGACCCTTACCTTGGCAAGGTGGCGGCATAGGGTTAAAAATCGTTGCTGCATAACGAAAACCTTAGTTGGGTTTTTCAAAAACCATCGCTGGAACCATCGGTCTCTTGGTTCGGAGGGGATGGTTTGACCGGCCTGCCGAAGCGCCGGGATGAGCCATCCCCTCCTAATGAAGCCTTCACGGTCAGTCACCGGCTTCATGTTTCTTTGCATGCTTCGCACCACGCTCGATAAGTCTCCGGATCATCTCCGCACGGCTTGGCAGGTCTTTCTCGTTTCGTCTCAAATCGTCCAGCACATCCAGCAAACGCTCAGAGATGCGAACGGCAATCTGCGTGTCTTGTGTCATGTCGCCAATGTATCCCAAAATAATTTCTGCGTCAAATGCATTTTCCTATTGACGCATCCCATGGGATGCATTATATATAAGTCATCGAAACACAACGGAGACAACCAATGACCCGCAACGAAGCCCTCGAAATCGCCCGTACCAATTTCAAAGCCAACACAATCGCCCGCATCGACTTCACCTTCGGCCGCACCGCCAACTACGATGAAGCTGCTTACGGATACAGGCACGGTTGGTACGCGGTCGGAGACTTTTCATTCGATGTCGATGAAATCACCGGCATCCCCTACGACCACACCCAAGGCGGTTGGGCGTTCATCTGAACCAGTAAGGCCCTTCGGGGCCTTTTCCTTTTGCCTCACTCGATCTAGTGCTGCTTTTGCAGCAGACATGATCGCCATTGAACTGCCATTTGCATGGGCGTACCTTTGGCATGCGGCTTGGAAAGCCTCGTCGCGCGTTGCTGCTTCAATTGTTTCCATCTCACTCATCAAGCCTCTATCCTCATCAATGCTGGATTCAGCAACGTAAGCCTCATAGGCTTCAGCCTGTAGCTGGAGTTCACGTGTCAGTTCTTCGCTGCTAAGCACTCTTGTTCTGCGGCAAGACAGGCAATAGGACTCGCCGGTCAGAATATCGACCTCAGCATGGGAGCAGTCACACTCTGCTGCATCGTCATAGTCGTAGTCGTATTCATCCTCTTCCTGATCGGTCACGGTCACGCCCTTATGATTCCAGTGTCATCGTGATTTCCTCTTATCCGCCAGCCTCACAACATCCGCGTCACCCCGCATTCCCTGCCACCTCGACGCGATGTTCTTCACTTCATCCTGCACTTCGGATTGCTCCAAATGCCCATAGCGCTGCATCGGCATTTTCGCCGTTTTCCAGCGCCCGGCGTTCATCAGGAATTTCAGGCTCTTGCCTTCCTGCAAAACGCGGGTTGAAAATGAATGCCGCCCGATGGCGTGCGATCCGTAGACGGGTTGTCCTGCTGCCTCGCAGGCGCGGACAATCGACTTGCGATAATTCGATGCGTGACAGGTGCCGAACAGCCATTTCTGATTTGGCCAGTTCGGGATTTCGCGGATCGCTTCGAGCACGGGTTCGGAGAGTGAGATCAGGGCAGGCTCGCCGGTCTTCGTGTCGGGTATCGACAACTCGCCGCGCGCCATATTCAGATCGGCCGGCGTCCGCTTCAGCGCTTCCGAGATGCGCAATCCATGCAGGGTGATCAGCAGCGTCGCCGCGCGCTTCGATTCCGACAGATGCGGCCAGACCGCGCGGAACCAGTCCTCACCGGGAAGCTTCAGCGCCGGGGCCTTGTCGTGGCCTTTCGGCCTGATCAGGATCGGCGGCGGGCACATCTTCAGCTTGGCCGCATGGTTCAAAACCGCCAGAATCGGTGTAAAGATTATCCGATTAATGTATGATGGCTTGCAGCCAGCCTTGGCCGCGACAAGCTCCTGAACAAGCTCCTGGGTCACGTCACCCAAAGGCGTCTTGCCGATGCGCTCAATGATCGGCGCAAGATAGGTCCGTTCACCACCGGATTGCATGTATGACAAAGCCGCCATTGCAAATGTTACCCGTTCACGGTCGTCAACCGCTTCGGCAAGCGGGAGATTGAGGCGCTCGTGATGGGCTCTCTCGATCTGCTTTCCGATGATACGGGCTTCGGCGAGCGTGCTAGCGCCAGTGCCAAGCTCACGGGGTCTGTATCCGATCGTCCCGTCCGCTTTCCTGAACGGGAGCTTGCCCCGGTAGGTGTATGTGACCGTTCCGTCTTTCTTGAGCTTTTTTCGGTAACTTGGCATTCGTCTATCTCGCTGTAGCGCTGGATGAAATCCTCTCTGACGAGGAAGAATTTACCATGCTGCTTGCCGAGCTTGTGCAGTTTCGCTTTCGATGAGATCCACCGCGCCGATGGCGGCGGATCGGTCGGGTACTGCTTCTGAAGCTCCTGGATTGTGATCATGCGAACGTCGGTCACTGGTCGCCTCCCTTCTCCGCTCCGCAAGCGAGCGCCGCGCTACGTGGCGACTTCCATCCGCAAAGCCTCATGATCTCTCGAAAACTGTAGCCGTGATCTCGAAGCGCTCTGGCCATGATCCTCTTTGCCGCCTGTTCATCGTATTGGTTTGCAGGTGGCTCAATCTGTCCGGCGCCTGCACAGATCGGGCAGCGCAGAAGCGGTGCGTCGCTCATCTGTCGCCTCCGGTCTCGGGATTAGAGGCGTCCCGCATGCGCTCGTTGCCTTCAATCGCCATCGTGGCGCAATGGTGTTTGACCATCTGATCGATGAACTTGTCCATGTCAGACATCGGTGTTCTCCAAGACTGCCTCTGTCATCTTGATGGCGATATCCATTGGGACAGTCATGGTCCCGTAAGGTTTTGGCTTGCTTGGATTCTTCAATACCGGATTTTCTGCTATGGTCTTCTCCCACCAATCCATTCGGCTTGCATCAAGCGTGCTAAAATCACGCTGCCAAAGCCAGAAAGCGCCGGGCGTATTGCACGTTTCCTTCCAACCGTGGCTGACCAGATATGAGCGCTTAGCGGAATTCAGATCAGCTTCCGCTTCCAATATTTTTTCAGATCTATCCATCGTTATTCACCGTCAGAAAAGCGCGGGCATCATCGATCGACAATTCTTCTTTCATGTCCAAAAATCGCCTTGCCCATCGCGGATTATGGTTGTTGTGTCCGGACAGATTGTTGATGACGCTGTAGTCCACGTATTCGAGATGGAAGCTTTTGATGATCTGTTCCGCCTCGTTCAGCTTTTCCTTAAGAGCGGAGATCTCGGCGGCGAAAGCGGCGACGGCTTTCAATTCAGCGACGGCATTAGGTACCTTCTCCATCAATTCCTTGATGCTTTTGCCGGTGACAAGCAGCCCCTTCATCGCCGGACTGGTGCCGTAATAAAGGCCACCGCTGCCAAGTTCTATCTCGATGGGGATTGCGTCGTCAGGCAAGTGCTCGCCTTGGCAATCGTTGCGGATGATGTCAGACATCGGTGTTCCCCTCCGTTGCAATGGCATCGCCGCTACCGTCACACTCAGGACACGGAACAGGCTTCACCAGCCCCATCTGAACGGCTATGGCGCTCTGCATCGGGAGATTTGCCCACGCCGTCCACGGCTCCGCATCATCGCTGTTGGCCACATAGCCGCAGCCTTCGCAGCGATCGCAGTCGCCAGATTTCATCTGTATGATGTTCATCTCACCCTCTCGTATTTCTCTTTCACTGCCCGGCGCTCTTCAGGAGACGGAAAGCCTCGGGACTGGATCTTCGCCTTGCGCTTGGGCTTGTTCTCGCCGCGAATGTTCCGGCCCTTCTTCGCTTCGATCGTGTCTTTGCGGAGCGTCTTGGCCTTGTGGCAATCCTTGCAAAGCGGTCGGCAATTCTCAGGCGATGCGTCTGGCTTGATCTCGTTCCGCATGATATGATCAAACTCAGTCTCGGAGAGCGTGCCGAAATGCTTCCCGCACTTGATGCCGAGTTCGAACACGCCGGGGCAGCGGGCGTAGCGCGCCATTGCCTTGAGCTTCGTCAGCGTGGTAAATTCGGCTCGCTTAGTCATTTTCTGACTACCGCTATGAGGATAGCCGCAAGCAAAACCACAACGCACAAAAGCTGTATGCTGATCATTACCCCCTGAAATTCCGTCACCGCTTCACCCTCCTCCAAACAGCCGCCACCGGCAGAATGAAAACCAGACCGAACAGATAGCCGAGAGCCATCCCTATCCCTGTCAGAAAGCCCGTGGCTATCCATGCAGCCTGCATTGCCCATCCACGGCGCTTTACTGCTTCCGGGTGCATACGGGCCTGTATCTCAGCCTCAAGATCGGGGAAGGGGATGGCGCGGCGGGTCATGCTGACGGCTCCAGCATCTCGACAGCGGCAGCGAGCACAAGCAAAGCAGCCGCGCCACGTCCTTCACGGTCAAACATGTTTGCCGTTCGCGTGGCGGCAACGAGCGGTGAAATTTCTTCCTCGTCACACAGCGTTTGCAAGGCATCCATGCCGATCTTCATCTTCTCGTGGTACTTGTCCCCGAGGAGCGTCCTTACGGTGTCTCGGGCTTCGTAGAGCTTTGCTGCGATCCGGATTTGCGTTTCTGATTTCGGTGTCATTCCCGCTCTCTCCATGCACAGATATTGACTCTCTCATTCCAGATATAGATCGCGCCTTCCCGCGCGGACTCTTCGCCGTCTTGATTGAAATGTGTCGGTCCGACCGCGCCGCAGTTCTGACACTCGCAATACGATTTCCATGTGCCGTGACGGTTCGTCGTGCAGACTTCGACTGTCAGCAGTTCAGGTTCATCGGAACCGCAAAAGGGACATGGCTTCATGCTGCGCTCTCCGTCACCTTCTCGCCTACGGGCGGCCCATGCCGCTTGTCCTCCGGCTCCGTCAGTACAAATCCCTTCTCCGTGTAGAAGTGGAAAATCTGATCGAGGAACCGCTTTTTCTGCTCTGTGGTCATGATCCGAGTGATTGGGCAGTCGAGAGGCTCCATCATAATTTCGAGCTTTTCCGCGTAGGGTCGGGGCTTGATGAGCCGGTCGTATTTCTCGCAAAAGGCTTCGTTCTCAGCCCGGAGCATCGGCACGCCGAAACGAAGCTTGATCTCGCCGCGCACTTCCTCCGGCGTCCGGTCGCCGAGCTGCTCCGCGATTTCATTAATCCACTTGCGCTGCAACCTGTTCTGTAGGTACGTGCGCTGAACGCCTTTCGCGATCGTGACTACGAAAGGGAGCTTGTGCCCATTAAGAAATTGGAGCAGTGTCTTCAGGTCTTGATGATCGCGGACGATGCGCGTGGTCATTCCATCACCTCTTCAACGCTGTCCTTCGGCACCGTGAAAAATGGATAGTCACCGTCTGACTTCATCGTTACGGAGATGTGCGGCACACCCGTCATTCTGGTGTCATCGCGGGCGAGGCCATAGTCATGTTTTGCGCACGAGAATACGATGGTGCCGGCAGTTGCTTTAGGCTCAGTGGTGGCGTCTTTCTTCATGCGGTATCGGGTCATCAGACTTTCCTCATGCTCATTCCGGGCTTCGCATCGCGAACGAGCGTTATGAACTCGTCGCGTTCCTCGTCCGAGGTGAAGTAGAGGCATAGCGGCAGCGCCTCTTCCAAGCGGCTATCGGCGGCCCGTCCTTGCTCGGAGATCACGAACTCCAGTAGCGTATCGACAGGACTGTTCTGACGAAGCATTCCGTCCATCGCCATCTTGTCCAAAACCTTCTTGCACCGCTCTCGCAGGCTCATTCTGCTTCCTCCCCTATAGCGTCATGAAAGAACGGGTGCTGATTTCCGATCTCTGCGATTTGATCCGGCCATAGCCAGCGGACAGGGAATGATCCATCATCCCGAGCGCGCATGAAGTCGCCGCCGCATTCGACGAGGCGGCCTTTCATGTCGAAGCAGACGGCGCAGTTGTACGGGTGGCCGCTTGAGTTCGTCCGCTGGCGTTCCGTTAGCCAGTAACGGCCCATGTCCACCCATTCCTCGTAGGAATCGAACTGCTGGTTTTGTGCTGCCATCACCATCCCCTATGCGCTTGCTGCTGCTTTAAGGTCGGAGACCGGTTCGATCAGCCGCGCTTCGTGCCGCTTGTAAATATCGAGCGCTGCATCCCGCTGGTTCCTGTCGAGATGGTCTTCCATCGTCGCTTCGCTGTGGGTCCAGCATTCTCCGAGCGCCTCGGTATCCTGGCAGGCGCAAAGCTCATCTTCGAGGTTCGCCATGAAGGCGGGAACGTCGAATTCTGGCGGCGTCTGGTCGATGATTGCCGGTGGCTCTGGGGGCATAGGAGGCGCAGGCGGGGCCGGTGGCTCGGGTGCGACGTGCGGAGTGATGTCACGGACTTCGCGCTCTTCCTCGACCTCCTCGCGGAGATACATGCCTCTCAGCACATCCGGCACAGCGTCGCGCGAACAGAAGCCGCGAGCGCGCATCTGCAGCATGCGCTCGTCATACTTGAACCACGGGTTATCGTTCGGTTTGTTTTCCTTTTTCTTATCGAACTTGTTCCATCGCTCGACAGTTTCGCGCGTGTCCCAGAGGCCAGCTTTCTTTGCCTGGGCGACGGAAAACGTGCGCTCGACTTCCTTGCCGTTGTCACCGCGCTTGATCTTGCAGTGCGCAACGCGGCTGTCGCCGTCGCCTTCGATCCACTCCTCGATTTCATGACCGTTTGACCAGATCATCGCCGGAACCAGATCGCCCCAGATCGTGCACCGGCCATTGATGACGGCAATCTGCTGAACGGCCTGCATGGGCGGGATGCCGCATTCGAGGCCCTGCATGATCGCCATCGTGGCTTGTGCGATGGACTTGGATTCCCCGTTTTCTTCCTTTGACGGGAACATGCCAGCCATCACGCACAGCTTGGCCATGCGCGCCACGTCATCGAATGACGTTGGCGTAATGGCTGCGAGCCTGCCGCCAGCCGGGATCGTGAGTGCACGTTGTTCAGTCATGCTGCATACTTCTCTTCTTTGAAGGTTACGCCGGGGACGGGCTTGCGCGTCCGGCTACGGGCTTCTGCACTGCAGAGACGCTCCACAGCGTTCCTGACATCCGGGTGATCTGCGAAGTGATCCAGCGCGGCGCGGTAGTCCGTAATCTCGGCAACATGCCGCGTCTTGAACCCTGTCGCCCGTCCAAGCTGGCCACCGACGCGGATCGGCTTCGGCGCTTCCGGCTCCGGGATTGGCGCGGGCGCGGGTGTCATCACAGCAAGCGCGATGTCCTGATCTTCCAGCGCGCGGCGTTCGGCTTCCTGCCGCTTGCGTTCTTCCTCGGCGGCTTTCCGCTCGGCAGCAATGCGGGCGTTCTCTTCGGCTTCCTTCCGGCGCATGAAGCGCGTGAGCGCGTCACGGACGGTATCGGCGGCATCCTTCGCAGTCTTGACGATCGCGCCGTATTTGCTGTCGATTTCCTTAACCTGCTGCGCCAGCGGTTCCTTCTCTTCCTTGCGGCGCTCATCGGCCTTCTTGTGGAGCTTGTTCAGGCTGTCGCGGTAGTTCGCGGCCTTGTCGGCGTCGCGGTCGTTGGTCAGCTCTTTCAGGTCCGCAAGCCATTTCAGGACTTGCGCCGACTGGTCTTCGATGTTCTCTTTCAGCTCGGTGAATTCGTCCGGCGTGTTGTGGCCGATCCCGGCGACTTCGCCCGGCCACAGTCCCGTCTGGCGGAACTCGTCATAAGCCTCTTTCGTGACCGGGCTCGTCCATGTATAGTTCCAGCGTCCGGCGAACTTCTCCGGCTCGACGAGCGTGTTATTGACCAGTATTTTCAGGTCTTCGCCGTCTTTCCAGATCGCTACCGCCGACCACGATTTGTCCCGGTTTTTCGTACGCCAGAAGCCGCATTCGAACTTGCCGTCCTGCATCGGATAGGGGTAATCTTCCTTGAGCGCGCCGCGCCAGAAAATGTAATTGTCAGCTTGCGTCACGACTGCTTCCTCTCTTTGATCAGTTCCCGAAGTTCCTTAAGCTCCTCCGGCGTCATGTGAAGGATCTCCATAAGGAAATCGTCACGGCCTTCAGCGTCTTCCGCGCGCTTCTCTGCTATGCGGAGACGGGCTTGAAGATCGGAGATTTCATTGGCGATCTCGTCGAGCTTGTCGGCATCGACGGACATGCCGGATACGTTGCGCATGTCAGCAGCCCAATCGCGGAGATATTTGACGCTATCGCTCATGCTCTGTTGCTCACTAATCTGTTGAAACAATTCATGAACTCCGTTAATTTGTCGGCATCCACGATCCCCCGCTTAGTGTTCCGATGCGTGATCAAGCTATCCACGCCCCATGAGATGCCGCCTGCAGGGTGCGGGTGCGCATAGATTTCGATGTTCAGATCACCGAATACCCTACGGCACCGGCCATGCTCTCTGGCGACGCGGATGACTTCGCGAACCGCGTCCTGAGCGCTCTCGCATAGGTCTTCTATGCGGTCTCCGACCGCGAGTTGCCGGTCCCGTTCTTCCCGGCTTATGATGCCTTCACGGTGGAGGGTGTAAGGGTTCATGGTTTGCGCTCCTTCAGGCAGAACGGCAGCTCATAACCTTCCGGAAGCACCCACATGTGATACATGTCAGCTCCGTCAACGAGCCGGTCATCCGCTGGCATGACCTCGACAGCTACCCGCTCGGGACCAAAGCACTCGTTCTTGATGCGCTGCTTGTCGCGCCACGGCGGTTCAAGGCTTGATGCCGTCCGCATGGCGCAGTGGATGACTTCGCCGATCTCAGTCTTGCCCGGTCGGCACAGGACGACGTACAAGAGGTTGCGCATGGTCCATCGGATATCCCGCGTCCATCCGTGCCCCGGCGCGCCGTTCGGAAGGTTGAACCGTTCCCACTTGCCCCATTCGCCGGTCTTGAACGCCTTCTTCTCCTGCTTTACGAGGACCATGCGATCACTGCGGTTCCACATTCCGATAAGGTTTGGTGCGTACTTTCCGCTCATGCTGCATCTCCCGCGCGCCTGGCACTGGCGATCTCCCGGTTCTGCCGGTTCATGCGCCGCGTCTGCTTCTGGACTTCAAGCCACTCGTTGATGATGGCTTCCAACTGCTCATCAACGAGCCAGTCGAGGCCAGCGCGGCGGAACAGGGACAGCATTATCCGTTCGTCTTCCAAGTAGGAGAACTGATGCTCGATGAATTCGATCTTGCGCTCGCGGGTGGTGCTCATATCCGTGCCCCTGCATCGACATGCGTGGACCCGGGATCACCGCCAGCAGGACGCCGACTTTCATCCGTAGCGCCGCCCTGTTCTTCCGCCCATTCGCACCAGTCGCGATCGGCAACAAGAATGAGCTTGGCTTCGTCGAACCTGTCGCCGGTGAGCGTTTCGGTAAACGTCACATGCTCAGATCCAACGCGGACGCTGAGAATTTCGAAATCTCCCGGCATCATTCCCGGCGCAACATCCGCGTACAGATCGCAGGGGAACATTCCCCCATTGCCAGAGATCGTGTAGCCGTCGCCGTCTAAACTGATGTAGGCTTCTACGGATGGTGTGGTCATTGCTCGCCTCGTGCTTTGGCCAGTGCTGCTTCAACTTTGGCGAGAGTTGTAAATTCTGGGTCACCCTTTCGGGAGCCGACAACCTCGATTGCGTTCGAGATCGCCTTCCGCGCGTCTTCCAGAGCCGCCACGAGCGGCTCAAATGCATTTACGGCGCGGACTATAAGCTCGGCGTTCGCGCGGGCTTCTGCTGTGTTCCGTTCGCCTTGAAAGCGAAGATCAGCAAACGTTTCAGCTAAGACGTTGTTAAATACGTCTGCCGTTATTCCAACATCTCCGCTCGCGTCACTAGATGCTCTGATGGTCCAAGGGCGCGGCGTTGCGTTTTCGAATTCACTCATTGCTCGCCTCCATTCGGGAAATTAAACACGGCGGCGGACTCATGCCGTTCGGAGGTCAAGCCCGCCGCCGCTACCTTCTCAACACCGCCTGACTCTTTGTTAGCCGCTTGGTCAGTGTTTCCCCGCAGGCGGAGAAGGCGAAACTTTTCGATCAAAAGATTGGTGTTCTGAATTTCGAGCTGCGATATTGTTTTCTGCTGTGTGCCGATCAATGCGGCCGCGCTATCCAGCGTCTTGCGGTAATCTTCCGCTACGCTGCCCAGAAGCGCGATGCCCAAGCCGAATACGACGGCGCCGAGACTGTTGAGATTGATCGGCAGCGCCACCACGCAGACCACCATCGAAGCAAAGCCCCAGATACGGGCAATGCGAAGGTTGCGGGCCAGCCGCTTTCTTTTATCCTGAGAGGCTGGCTGGCCCGCATTCTGCCCCCATGCAGAATGGCTTTGGTCGCCGGAGCTGGATTGGGGATGCTCGGTGCTGGGGGCGGAATAAATCATCTGTCTCAACCTTCTTTGAAAAAAGCCCCAGCCTTAGTTAGTTTGGCTACACGGTGGCTGGGGCTTGCAGTTCACGATGTCTCTGGGAGGAGAGAGATCGTGTTCGGTTAATCCGTGTACGCGATGTATTTGAACTTGCCGTTGGCGAAGTGCTCGAAGCGCCCGCCGAATGTGCCCCTAACTTTGGCCTCGACCTCCTTGCGCGTCGTTCCGTCCGGATAGACGCCGGAGCAAATCTGAGACGAGTTCGTGTGCGCTTCGATGCGATAATCGATCTTGGTCGGATCAAGCGGGCGGCGCTTGTAAGGCTGGCCGATTGCCATTCCGCCACCGAAGTGTGCGTAGCTAATGCGCTCTTCTTCCCAGCCGCATTCAGGGCAGGCGAGAAGATTGTCTGTGCAAGCAGCGCATGGAGGATTGATGTGGCAGGAGCAGTTCTCGACAGGCGGAATGTGAAGGACGCCTTCGCAGCCGTCGCGAGCGCAGATGACGCCTTCTACTGTGCCGTGCTGGAGATCGATGCTCATTCCCTTGACCCTTTATCCCTTAGTGGACCCAGACCGAGCTTTATGGGCAGGGTCTGGGTTTTGAGAGATCGGCGGCGACCGGGGGGAAGCCTGCCGATGAATTGGAATTTAATTCCATTCGAAGGGCGCGTCAAGTGGAAATTGGAATTTTAATCCAATTTATTTACATCGGATGTTTAGGTGATATTTTCGCTACAGCTTCGTGATCACGCTCATGCAGCGGCAGATGATCTGACCGGGGTGGTCAGCATCGATCAAGTCGATAGGATAATCTGCGTTGAGGGGATGTAGCTCGACCTTGGGCACGCCGTTGGCGATAACCTTGGCGACGCGGTACTTTCGAAATACCGCCTTGTGATGCCCGTTCGTCACAGCTAGCACGAAATCCCCTGGCTCTATGGGTGCGTCAGGATCACAGATCAGTGTATCGCCAATAGAAAAGTTCGGCAACATGCTGTTGTCATCCACATCGACAGTGAAGCTCGAAGCGCTATGCGCGGTATCGATAGCTGTGCTCATTTCCCCAGACCAGATATTTAAGATATCATGCCCCGACTTAAACTTTACTAGATCTACAAGTGTGACTTTTGGGACGCGCAATGTTTCTTCTTTATTGGGCAATTGGACATAATTGGATACTTTCTGCCCGCTAGCAACCCCAAAAAGTAAAAATTGTTCTGATACGCCGAGTGCTTCCGCAATTCTACGCAAATTGCTCCCGCGCGGCTGTTCTACAGCGCCACGCGCGTATTTTGTTATCAAATGATAGGGGACGCCCGAGCGCTCAGCGAGCACGGTCTGGGACCATCCCTTCTCTTCCATCAATTTTACCATGCGTTCATGCCATTTCATGATTTCCACATTAGTGGAGTTCGCTGGCAGGGCGCTGGAAAAAAAAGCTTGATCTTTGGAATTATAGTCCAATATAATGCCATTCAATGTCAAATCATATTCTCACATGTCAGCAGATTGTCCAGCGTTGCGGCGGACCAGTGGAGCTTTCCAAGCAAGTCGGGCGCACGCACTGGGCCGTCTACAAGTGGAATAAGAACGGCATACCCGATGAGTATTGGGATCTGATCATGTCGTTGGCGGGGGTGTCAGTTGATCAGATTTACAACGCCAATTTACGGGCGCGCGGCGCAGAAGGCTCCATTCGAGAGCATGAAGGCGCCGCCGCCTGACCAGTTTAGTACCCTGCGTAACCTCCCTCGTTCGTGTGGCGTCTGAGTAAGCGGGGCATGCCGCTTGCCCCGTACTTGGTAGTTCGTAGCGTACCTCCTAGGCCAGCAGGTTCCACCCAAATGACCTGCTGGCCGAACGCTAAACGGAATACGACGATGCTCGACGAAAACGGATCACAGTTGAAGGAAGGCGACGACAGGGACGCCCGTCAATTCAATATCCGCCTGCTGTATCAGGCCAGGTGGGGACAGAAATATATCGCACAGGGCCTCGGCGTCAGCATCTGGCAGGTGAACAAGGTCATCCGTGAGCAGAAAATGGCGGTGGCCGCATGATGCACGCTCACACCTCCGGCATTTATCCCCGTTTAGACGACAAAGAACTTGCCGCCGCCCTTCATCTTTGGCGAGCCGGAAAGAACACATGTCAGATAGCGAAAGACCTTCGCGGGACAAAGCATGCAGAGCCTGCTGTCGCGAATAGTCTGGCTGCCGAGCGTGAGATGCGCCGGAAGGCGGTGGCAGCATGAAGAAACTCCCCCCCAACGCCAAGCGCGTCATCCTCAACGGCAATCCCTCAATAGCCTACGAGGACGAGGCTGGAAACATCATCCGTGTCGAGCGGGATGTTGAAACCGAACTGGCGAGGATGCCGGTAAACGCACGGCTACAGGCTCTTAAATCTCCGAAACAGAAATGGCGGAAGGCGGGGGTATCCTGATGGCTGGAATGGCAAGCGGTCAGGGAAATTCTCGTGCGCCTCTTTCGGAGCGTAGGAACGATCTGTACGAAACGCCGGAAGAAGCCGTCTGGACACTATTGGCGATCGAAAATGTTCCCACGTCGGTTTGGGAACCTGCCTGCGGTCCCGGTGCCATCGTGCGCGCCCTGCGAGCTTCTGGCCGTATTGTCCACGCGACCGATCTTGTCGATTACGAATGCCCCGGAAGCCATGCTCGGCAGGACTTCCTCATGGAAACGGTCTTGCCGGTCGGCATCAAGGCTATCGTCACCAATCCCCCTTTCAAACTGGCGGAAGAATTCGTTGCTCACGCTCGGAAGCTCTGCCCGAAAGTCTACATGCTTTTGCGGCTCGCCTTTCTGGAGAGTGAACGCCGCCGCGCCATTCTCGAAAGCGGCGATCTCGCCCGCGTTCATGTTTTCCGCAAGCGCCTGCCGATGATGCATCGCGCCGGATGGGAAGGCCGCAAGGCAAATTCCGGCATGGCGTTCGCGTGGTTCGTTTGGGACGCAGAACACAAAGGACCGACGACTCTCAACAGGATTTCCTGGGAAGAACAGGAAAGACCCACCTCGGCAAAGGTGGCTTAACCGTGTCTCTAGGGACACATCGCAAGCAGAAAGAGACTATCATGAAACCTTCTTTTCACGCAATCAAAATCGCCGCAATTGCGACACTATTTTCGGTCTCGGCGGCTTCCGCGTCCGACTTGCTGGACGGACTGAATGAACCGGCTCCAGAGCAGGCACAGGTGAACTGGACCGGGCTATGGGTCGGGGCAGTTGGGGGTTACAACTTCTTCAACTCCGAACTCGACTATTTCGCGGGTGATGAAGATCAGGTTCACGGCAATGTCGATGGCCTTGGAGCCGAAGGCTTCTTTGGCGAAGCGCAACTTGGCTACGACCACCAGATCAACAATCAGTTCGTGGTCGGTATTTTCGGCGGCGTAAATCTGAGCGATGCCGAGTTCAATGCTAGCATCCGTTATGGCGATGAGACAGACTCCATTGCCACCGATTACGAGTGGGGTAGCGTCCTCGGTGCTCGTCTTGGCCTCCTGAAATCTCCTGACACGATGTTCTATGTCGGCGGCGGCTGGGCACATGCTCAGATCGGCGACACGGTTGTATCTGAGCATGATGAAGATCCTGTCAACATCGCCGGTCCTGAAGTCGATGGTTGGTTCGGCGAGGTCGGCATGGAGACCCGCATCTCCAACAACATCTTCATGACCGTTGCGGGCCGTTACACAGACTACGGCGCGCAGACGCTGTGGCAGAGCGATCCCGAAGATTGCCCGGAGCGGATCGAGATCGACACGGATTCCCTCGCTGTCATGGTCGGCATCAAAGCCAAGCTCGGCGGCTTCTAATCCCCCTAACCCAAGCCCGGTGGCAATACGCTGCCGGGCAGCAATGGAGACTCCCCAATGACAGAATTCCTAAAAGCTTACCGATTCTGGATCGCGCTCGCGCTCGCCTTGATCGTGGCTGCCATAATCTTCGGCGCTCTTGAATATCGTGACGCTGTGGCGAGCATCCTGCCGGGTGTCGAAGGAACCGGCGGCTGAAAATCGAAAGCCGGTCATTGGCGGGCAGGCCAATCCCGGCTGTGTAGTCCCCTCTTGTGAGCGTCCCGCGTCAATTGTCCCCGCGTAAAAGCCGATCAAGTGTCTCTGAAATTTAGGGGAAAGTCAAATGCTGTCGTTTTTCAAGGAACTCAACTTGGCGCTTCTGTGCCGTCGTGTCGTTTGGACCGGCGTCTATATCGCCATGTTCAGCCTCATCGTCATGATGTCACGCAGTCTGGCGGCAGATCAGCCGGTGCTGTTTACGATCATCATCCTGTCGGCATTCGTCGGGTCGATCGGTCTCGTCTATGCCCGTCAGAGTTTTCAATCCGGCGCGTGGTTGACAGGCTTTGCTGCGCTGACGCTCGGCATCGGTGGCATCCTGGTGCACACCATTCTGGAAACCTCTTACTGGTCAAGCACGATAGAGCAG